CTGCTGATTGTCCAATCTTTTACCTTTTTTAAACCATCACACTTATATTTTCATATTATGTTGTGGTAGGAAAAGCTTAAGGAGTTTCCAGCAATTAACCAGATTCCGCCATGGCTTTAATAAGCCATAACGAGTGGGCTACCACAGGAAGCAGAACTTTTACCTCCGCAATCAAAAATTAGCACATTCTTTTCACCTTCACTCTTCTTATCAAGACCGTAGGCAATTGCCGCTGCAGTTGGTTCATTAATAATACGGATAACATTAAGACCAGCAATTGTCCCAGCGTCTTTAGTAGCTTGTCTCTGGGAATCATTAAAATATGCAGGGACAGTAACAACCGCATCAGTCACCTCGAAACCCAAATATGCTTCAGCAATCTCCTTCATCTTACCGAGAACCATAGAACTAATCTCTTCGGGAGCAAATACCTTAGTTTCGCCCTTAAATTCAACCTCAATAAATGGCTTATTATCACGATTAATGACATTATAAGAAAAATGCTTCATGTCGGATTGAACCTTCTCATCATTAAAACTGTTTCCAATAAGACGCTTGGCGTCAAATACAGTATTCTTAGCATTATTAGCAGCTAACGATTTAGCTGCCTCACCAATCAAACGCTCTTCTTGCGTGAAAGAGACGTAAGAAGGCATTGTGCGGTTTCCTTGGTCGTTAGCAATAATTTCAACGTGGTCATTTTGCCATACACCAACGCAAGAATAAGTAGTCCCCAAGTCAATACCAATAGCAACTCTAGATGAAGACATTCTAGTATACAATATAAAAAAGTTATTTTTATATTGTTTTTTATAGTTGTTTAAAAGTTTCCTTCCTGCGGGATTACGATCGAAGGCCATGTGGCCCTTACATGTTGAAGCTTTGCAACATCAGTGCCAGGTCTAATAATCACAACGAAATATAGAGACGTTGGATCATTAATGTCTTTATAACAAGGATAATATGTTCGGTATGCTGCAGCTCCACCACCATAAGCTGTTGGTACCTTATCAATAGCTTGTATTAAAGAAGCTTTAAGTTTAGGACCGTTAAGCGTTGTTTCACGGAATCCTGTATTTGGTCCTTCAGTTGAAACCGAAGTTGCTCTGTAATAATAATCAAGATATCTACATACATTTTTAACATCGTCTTCGTTATTATAAACAAGAAATGTATTAATATCAGTACGGTGGTTTACTCTAACAATCGGAGTCGCGTCTTCGGCATGTCTAACTGCTTGCAAAACTGAACATCCAAAGCTATTATTACTTTCGTCTACGATCGTATTGTGTCTTCGAATAAGGTTTTCTGTACTTTCATCGGTCCAATAATGACTAGTTCCACTATATTGAGGAGAATTTCCAATAATGCCTGCTAAGCGTCCGGCTTTTTGAGCAGCTGTGTTCTTATCTTCTATCTTTCCCAATATAATGTCTGTCCAAATAAGACCCTCTTTGTTTTTTGTAATAAGCACTCCTAACTCCCCATCAATTTTAATCTCTTCATTAGTTCTTGGAGAATAATGAAATCCCAATCCTCGATCAACCTTGCGTCTTCCGATAATAACAATTGGTTTATCGCAAAGCTTATACTTCTTATAGATATAGAATAATGTTTCGTTAAACTTTTTACCCCTTGTTTTATGAGTTCCAATAAGATGTCCATCTTTAAATACTTTAACACTTGCGCCTCCATAACCATTAAATACACATGAATACATACCCTTTGTATTAGCCCACTTAGCAAATTCTTTCATTTCTTCAGTTCTAGAATTGGAATTAATTATAATCTTCCTGTAATAGATTTCTCCAGATTGAAGAACAGTTGGCTTTGTAAAGTGGTCAAGATGGTTATCAATTACTTCTTTTGCATAAGAATTATTAGTATGTCTTGATTTAAAGGGAACCCTATGTGTTACAGATTCAGTATGGTGCAAAGCTCGATAATGTTGATGATCATCAGCGTTTATTTCAACTGGATATAGATATGCATTTGCACATTCCGGATAATCTTCGTCTAGCAAGTCACCGTCAGTAGCCGTAACAAATCCAAGACGATAGAGAGCAGTAGTATTATCTGTAAAATACGTTAAGCATGACACAGAATCGCCATTAATAGTGATTCTTTTGTTTCTCAAAGATTTGTATGTTTTATCTGCCTCGTCCCAAACAACGCCATATCTAAGTTTTGAATTATAATTTACAACCTTGTTATTTATATGTGATAATAATCTTAGCATTTTCTCGTATTGTTTTACATTAGATAGTAGAACTATTATTGGCATATGATATTCGCCAGTTTCGTCATGGGAATAAGCATCAATATAAGTTTTAATAAATTCAAATTTTGTATTGCTAGAACTTGATAGTAGAAACATTTTGTATCTTTGATCGCCAAATACTTTTGTAATACCATCGCATGATTGGTCTGCTAGGGTTTGGTCGTTATCGACTATTATAAAAGAAACAGGTTTAACGCTAATGTCTTGAGCCCATTTTTTTACTTCTAGAGAAACAATCCTCATTTTTCCTTTTTGTGTATTCTGTAAAACAAAGAATGTAGTAGGATTTTCAACAAGATTAAGTAGAATAGATTTTTTTATACTGTCGTCGATATGAACAAAATCAGCCCATCTCAAATTTTGTCTAGCTGAATAAATATTAATATCATCCATGACATGGACTTCAATAAAACCAATAGTGCGTAAATCATTAACTTTATTTTCAAATTCATTCTCATCTATAAAATCTTCTTTATCACCTCTTACTCTATCATATAAATTACTAACTGTATGACATATTCTAGAAATAGACGCCATTTGGTCGTGTTGTTTTAAATTAATATTATGTGTTAATATTAATTTCAATTTTTTATACTGATTTCGCATTTTTAATGTGCAATTGTCTAAAATTCAAAAGCACATTCTTTATCAATCAATAGTTTTGTTTCATTAAACCCGCCTACAAATTCCCCGCAACGAAAAATCATAGGAAATGTTCTATATTCTTTTCCGGCTTTATCCTTAATGAATTTCAAAAACCCTTCTTTATCTTCTAACAAATACTCATCGCAGTCAATAAGATCGAATGCATAATTTTTCTCTAGCAAGAGTTGTTTAACTTTTATACAGTAAGTGCAACCACTTTTACTATAGATAGTGTATACTGTTTTAGAGGGCTCTTCGAACTCCATGATATATATTTGGTATAAATTTTTTATATTATTTGTTACCAAAATTGTTGTATCTTGAGTTAGGGAAATATCCTCCTATTTTTCCTTTGAATCCTGGTTGCATATAAGGATGTGTTCCTGGACTAGGAACAAATGTATAGCTAGGACTAGCAGCTTTTTTAGGAGGAGGAACTGATCCACTACCGCGAACACGTCGAAGAGTATGGTTTATTAAGTTTTTATCGTTGCCATTAGTAAAAGAGAAAAGTGTATTAGTAGAGCTAGTCGCGTTATTAGAATTATAAGGTTGTTCTCCGTTCCATTCCATCTTTAAGAAAAGGGCGGGACTTGCTTCTGAATTTATTTCCCAATTTATTCCATCATTTGAATAAAGAAGTGTTAGCTCAAAAAAACTATTATAAAACCCGCTTGATATCCATAATTCACCATTCCAAACTATACTTAATGGAAAGAAATTTTCAAACATCGGATGTAATACCCAATCTTTTCCATTATCTGATACAAATACGTATCCATTAGTAATTTCTATATGAAAATCAACACATATTGTTACCCACTTGGAACCGTTAAACGCAACATCTGTAGACATAAAATGTGGAATATCAACTGTATCTATGACAGTATTGTCCGGATTCTTTAGATTAGCGGGTGTCCAATTTACTCCATTTTCTGACCATGCAATTAATTTAGATGGTAATATTTCAATGGTTTCGCCTTCTGAACCAATAAGAACTTGGCCTGAAATAGAAAATCCAACAGAAACACAAAGGGTTTCACTGTTCGCTATTCCTGTTCCTACTTGAAAGATAGTAGAACTAGTATCTCGTACGGTACTTACTGTTGAAACTGCTGCTTGCCATATGCTTCCATTAAGTTCCGAAGAATAACCTATAGAGTTTGGTCCAGAGCCAGTTCCAACCCACACATTGCCAAAAGATACTAGCCCGCCCTTTAACTTAACTCCCGCAAACGATCTCGTGTTTGTAAATATATCAGTACTATCTTCTACGGCGGCCCAAGTCGCACCTGAATCTTCGGAATATATTATTGTATCAGTTAATCCAGAAGGACTAGGAGTTAGGGTACCTTCAGGAGGATTTTCTCCCAAAACAACAATATTATTATTTTTAGTTGCTACTGCTAGACCGACGTCAAAAAAACCGCCGCTATTTTCATTAAATGTCCAATCTATACCATCTGTTGAAGTTGATATAACTCCTTGACCAGAATTTACGCCTGTTGATAACCAATTTGAACCTGTCCAAATAGTATCAAGCGAACCAGTTTCTGTATTAGCTTGGTTCCATGTTAATCCATCTGTTGACCAATAATTTGATCCATTAATCAAACTACAACCTACTAATGTGGCAGATACGTTTGATTGTTGTGTCGTGGGTAGATTTAAAGTACCTTTGCCAACTGCATTATTTTTGCGATTAGATATTACTTGAGAAGAATCGCGGTTAGTGGAACCCATCCATTTTTTTTGGTTAGGTGTATGTGTCCCATCGAATACAGTAGGAAGAATACGGGATTTTCCACTAGGGCCGTATCGAGGAGGGTTTAAAAGCTCAGCAGCGGCAGCATTCGTTAACGCCGGTTGATATGTTTTAATGTAAGTTTTACGTCCTAATTCAAAATCGCTTGTAACATCAGACGTTCTATCTTTTAAAGGCATAGCTTTTGTAAAAGCTAGTTGATTGTTATTCATAATTTGCTTAATAAAAATTGGATTGCTCATATTATATACTTTACTTTTATATAATATAAATACAAAAAAGGGGAACCTAGGTTCCCCTTAAACCCCTCCTCTACTACTGAGTTGATTATAAATGTGTGATTAGATGGGAATCGTAGATTTCTCTTAAACCTCATCTCTATTATTGAGTTGATTATAAATGTGTGGTTAGATGGGAATCGTAGATTTCTCTTAAACATCATCTCTACTACTGAGTTGATTATAAATGTGTGATTAGATGGGAATCGTAGATTTCTCTTAAACCCATCCTTTACTACTGAGTTAATTATAAATTATATTTTAAAGGGAGGGTTTAAAAGGAAACCGTAGGTTTCCTTTAGATGGCCCGGATACCACGACGAACCGCCATTCTAGCAACAAACGAAGCATTATGGATGTCTCCACCAAATCCTAAATCATTGTAGTTTTTGTTAATAGCGCTTTGTTTCTTAAATTTAATATAGTCAGATGAATCTGGAACAAAACGGTTATTGCATACTGAAGCAGCAACACCAGTATTATCGCATTTGGATATTATGCTACCTAATCTACCTTGCAATCCAGGGCGTGATTTATTAATTTGATTAGAACCACCGCAAACATAATTTTGGCGCCCTAAAAAATCTCCTAAATTGTTAATCGCTCGAAAAGGAGTAACGACGCGTTTATATTGATTATTAACACCATCAGTTCCAACTGCGCCTCTGCCGTTCCAAGATTTTGTAAGGACTCTACGAGTCATTACATTCTCACTGTCTTTGTAATTAGTAATCGATTGTTGAGGTGAATAACCATTAAATGGGCCACCTAAATTGTTGCTTGTATTAAATTTTGGTGTATATCCTCCACCGATAGGCGTTCCGAAACTATTAGACATATCTTAAGTATAACATAACGATATATTTTTTATGGCTAAAATAGTTTTTTAATTTACGCACATCGATAGAGATTACTAAATCTGTAAAATAATTCATTTTTCGTTTATAACAAAGTATTTATATAACAATAATAAATAGTATGTCAGAAGAGAATGATGAACCAAAACCACTAGTGAATGAATTCATAGACAAAGTAACGCTAGAATTGCTTATGAATAAAAATCATTATAATCGGTATATTTCTCAAAACGATCCTAAAAAACATCAGGAATATTTAGAACACTTAAAAAAAATAAACAAATACAGAGACAGAATTGTAAGTGTGACAAAAAATTTCTTAGACAATGAAAATCACCAAGTAACTACAGAAGTAAATGAAGCATTCGATTATTATGTCCGCGCATTGATACGCCATTTCGAATGTAAAGAATTGGAAGCGCCTGAAGAATTTAATTCAGAAAAAGATGAGGATATGTTGTTTGGTAATATTACAGAAGATGTTTCTCCATCAAGGTCATTCTGGGGAAAAAATAAAGTGGTTAAGAAAGGTCTAGACATGGGATTCCCTATGAATTTTATTCCCCGAATTAAGGAGACAGATTGATAATGTAATCGAGTGTGCAATCCATTGCAAAATAGGTATTTATTATATGGTGATTGTTTTAAGATGATATTTTGGTGAACACGATTGATGCAGTAGATTCTGATGGTTTATTTCCATTAGGCAATATCCCTTTTAAAAACGAGGGATCTCCAATACGAGAACCTATATCTCCAGACCAAAACAATAAGGAAATATTATCGTTTAAAGAAAGATCCACCAATACAGTATTTGATATCGTATATATATGATTTGTTTCTGGCGCTTCAACCAATGTTGATGAGCCATTAACTTCGTTTCCATTTCTCGTTAATACTGTTGCGCAATTTGTATTGCTTCCAGGAAGAAGATTTCCACCAGAACGTACGTCGATTTTATAAGTTAATAAATAAAACCCTGACGATGGAACTACAAATGCTGTTGGATAAATAAAACTTGGGTCAGTAACTGTTGTCCAACCAAATCCAGCTGGTCCTATCGGGCTGTTTTCAAAAAATACATATTGAAAGTTCGTTATGCTACTATGATTTTGTGATAGATCACTCCATACAAAAATGGATGATATACCTGCATTTTGCCCTACTGGACCCTGCGGGCCAGTGTAACCTATAATACCTTGTTCACCTGTAGATCCATGAGAACCGGTAAGGCCTTGTTCACCAGTAGGTCCTGTAGATCCATGAGAACCGGTAAGGCCTTGTTCACCAGTAGGGCCTGTAGATCCATGAGAACCGGTAAGGCCTTGTTCACCAGTAGGCCCTTGTTGACCAGTCAGGCCTTGCTCCCCAGTAGGACCTTGAGAACCTGTAAGGCCACGTTCACCAGTAGAACCAGAAGGCCCTTGCTCCCCAGTAGGACCTTGTTCACCAGGAGGACCCTCTACACCTTCTTCTCCATGACACCCCTCCTCACCTTTATCCCCTTTCTCACCTTTCTCACCTCTTTCTCCCTTATCACCTTTTTCACCACGATAACCTTTTTCACCTTGTTCACCTTTTTCCCCACGGTAACCTTTGTCTCCTTTTTCACCTTGACAACCTTTTTCACCATGATATCCTCTAGGTCCCGTTGGGCCAACACACCCATCTCTACCATCGTCTCCGTCCTCACCATCGCATCCGTCTTTACCGTCTTCTCCATCTTTTCCATCTTCCCCATCACATCCATCTTTGCCGTCTTTTCCATTTCTGCCATCGCGGCCATCCTCCCCATCTTTACCATTCTCTCCATCCTTTCCATCTTTTCCATCCTTACCATCGCGTCCATCTCGTCCATCCTCTCCTTCTTTTCCATCTTTGCCGTCTTCGCCATCACGACCATCCTTTCCATCCCGGCCGCATTTACCATCCTTTCCGTTTTCGCCGTTTTTGCCATCAACACCATCTCTCCCATGTTTTCCATCTTTTCCATCACGGCATTTTTCGCTGCTGGATCTATTGCATTTAGTTTTTTTGCATTTAGATTCGCGTTTATTTTCACAGTTTCGTGAATTTTTGCGAGAACATGAATCATCGTCTGAGCGATAGCATTCGTTTTTAGGCATATATAATTGATATTATATATATAGTATAATTAATACTAAATATATTGCGAATAAAATAATTTTGCTGCTTTAACACAGTCATGTAACCACAAGCTCTACCTATAATTTCACTGATGTAATTTAGAAGTTTTATTTCGAGTACAATTAAAATTTACATCTCTAGCGTATCCAGGTTTGCATTTTTTCACGCAACGTCTTGTCTTAGGGTTACGTTCTTTTCCTTCAGGACAAGGAGATTTGGTTTTGTCTACTACTCTAGCAACCTTAACTTTTACGCATTTAAAATTTTCATCTCTAGTATATCCAGGTTTGCATATTTTTACACATCTACGTGTTTTAGGGTTGCGCTCTTTTCCTTCGGGACAAGCACCAGGGTCTCCATGCACTATTCCACTTATCGGAGAAGATTCCTTTTTAAAGATATTTTTTTCTATCTTCAAAACAGGTTGTCTAGGTGTTATTGGTCTGTCTACTGATAAATGATCTACTATTTTCTTATTATATTTTTCAAGAATACCGTTCTTACTAAGAATGGTTTCCATTTCATTTAAAGCAGGTTTGATAGTTATTCTTAATTTCAATTCAGGTTCAATCATTTTACTATATAAACTATTCAAATCATCGAACAGATTTTTATCTATAAATCTTTTGGCACTGTTAAGCCAATGCATTAGAGCTATTCCTAGTCCATACACATCAATCGTTTTTAAAGACATATTTACAAAATCTCGGTACTGCATGTTTTTTATATTCTCTTTTAATGTTCGGGAGTAACCATTTATATAGTATACACATTCTTCTTGATATTCTTCTAATGAAATACTTGGATCAACTACATAATAAAAAAAGGAACGACAATGTTCATAGTATTTTCCATTCTTTTCTCTTATTTGATCTTTTATTTCGTTTAGTATTTTATCTTGCTGAACAATAGAGCCATGTACTTTATCGTAATCTTCTTTGTTCAGTATTTCCATTTCCCAAGGATAGGACCAATGATAAATTCCCAATTCGTAGACAGATTGTTCAGCTGCACTTCTAACTTTATCTCTAGAAATCATTAACCCAAAGTCAATAAAATTAACGCGATTTGTTTTTTCATTATAAACTATATTTTGTGGTTTTAAATCATGATGTATTAGACCGTGTTTCTCAAAAAGAACTAATCCCTTAAAGAGTCGTAACGTTTCTAATAAAAATTTGTCACATAGCTCTGTGCTCATCTCGGAATTTGACCATTTTTCCATAACCTTGCAATAGTTTTCTAAATCCATTCCACCGTTTTTCATAACGAGCATTTTATATTCGTCACCACTTAACTTTTTTATCACCGATGTGCCTATTTTGCATTTCTGAATAGATTTAAGATTATATATGTTCTTATTATCAATCGAACAAGCGTCTGGAACTCCTAAATAGAAATCGAGATTTTTATCAACTTCACTAACTTTCTTATACTCTCCTAATTCTTGTTCGGCATCTTTTGTTTTGAGCACTTTAGATATTTTGTTTTCGTATGATATTGCAGGAGCATTCTTACATTTTAAGCTAGGATCATGTACACATCCATATGTTCCTTCTCCAATTACTGTGGATATTTTACTTTCCATATTATATGCGTTAAAATATATAATATACAGTTATTTTTTTTAATTAATCGATATTAATATAACTTTTCCGTCTTGCCCCATTTTCTTTAAATATTCAATGTCTTCGCACGACGTGGTAATTTTTTTACTAGAATGTCTTTCGCATTTATTACACCATTTTTCCTTTTTTCTATGGCAGTGTTTTGTTTTTCGTTTCTCTGAACACCTTGAGCATGTATTGCAAGTATGTTTGCGTTCGCAGCATGAAGAATCTTCGTCTGAACTATAGTCACTAGAATAGCATCTATTATTAGGCATTATATATAATGCACTTACTTTCTAAAGCTGTAAAATTATAGTTATCCTTCAGAAATGTATTTAAGTGTAAATAAAAAAACAGGATTGTATTATTTCTAATTTCATTGAATAATTTCGTATCATAATATATATGCAAAAAAGAAACAATACTAAGAGAAAGACAATCAAATATAGAAAAAAGAAAGGAGGAACAACATTTAAACAGATGAACTGCAGTCCACTTGTTAAAAAAAAGACACCAGTCAAAGGTAGTTGTTTTACAGCAGAAGCATTACAAATATTAAAAAAAAGCTATAATAAACACCATTCGGACAACGCTATTTCTTCAAGCAATCCTGTTAATATATGGAAAGAATTAAAAGAAAAGTTGAAAACCTGCAGCAAAGAAGATTGTTGGTTAAGCGAAATAGAAGATGATAGCATTCGTAAAAAAATAGACCAACAAATGTTTGCGCCAGATCATCCAGAAGAATGGAAGAAGAACCCCGATGAATGGTTATCAAATTTCGATATCATGGATGTTCTTAAACAATATATGGAAAAATATCCTAATTTTTATGCTCCTCCGCCATCACCAATTGATTTTGATAATAAACCGAAAAGTATGAATGGCGGGTGTGTATCCAATGAATTGTGCACATTTGATTTAGAGAAACATATTAAAGAAGGGAAAACCAAATTCGGGATAGTGTTTAATCTTTCACCTCACACTAGTGGCGGAAGTCACTGGGTGTCTCTATATATAGATATTGATGATAAGTTTATATTTTACATGGATAGTGCAGGGAATAGAACACCGAAAGAAATAAAAAGATTTATTGAAATAGTAAAAGGACAAAGCAATAAACTTAGCCCTTCTATTGAATTAGAGTATTACGAGAATTATCCATTAGAACATCAGATGACGAATACAGAATGCGGCATGTTCACGCTGTTTTTTTTAATAACAATGTTATCGAACGAAACTGACGAGAAAGTATTCAATAATTATATGGAAAAAATTAAATTCTTTAAAGATAAACGTATTCCTGACAAATATGTATTTAGGTTTCGAAAAGTATATTTTAATGAAAAATAATTTATAATGATATTATAGTATGGTTAGACAAGAAGATGGCGATCCCTTTGATATACATGCTGAAATATACGGTATTCCTTATATTAACAGCAAGGGTTATAGAATAGGTAATTACTTAATACGAGTAGATAAAGATAAATTGCCTTTCTCAGATACTGATCAAGTTGACCTGTATTTATATGAACTATTTAAATATGTGAAAGAAGTTCCAAATAAAGATGTAGATGAGAATGGCGAATATAGGTATAAATCACCTACTGACTTTATTAAAGATTTTTATAAACGTTATTCATACGACGCTCATACGATCACACCTATTAAATATGTAGAAGGCGGTAAAAAATCTAAACGTAGGTTAAAAAAGAGAAAGATTAGAAAGAGTAAAAAGAATCGCACCAGAAAAAATCGCCTCTTGTAAATAATATAAAAATATAATATTTTATATTATTAATATGTCTCTTTACGTAACTCAAGAAAATCAAATACTGTTATGGAATATTATAAGTAAAAATACTCTTGTTAGTGATCATTTTAATAGCAATCCGACTAAAAAACAAGATTGGTTTAGATCAATTATACAGTTTTTTTATGAACAAAATAGGAATAGAGCGATTGATACACAAACTTTGTTACTATTGAACAAAGAAACAATTTCGTATATGGTACAAACAATTCGGGATTATAATAAAACAAATACACCGCAGAATTTTTTGAAACCATACTCAATAACCGAAAATAAAGTAGAAAAGATAGGAAATCAATATGCTGAGAAACAAACAGAATATAATTCATTATTTGAGAAAAAGAAACCAGAAACTATTGATTTTGGCGAAAAACAAGACGCGCCTCTTTCAAATATGGATGAATTAATTAAACAACATATGAGAGAAAGGGAAGAAGAATTGCGTAAATATGCTCCTCAGCCATTAATTCCTAGTCAGAATAATTCTGTGCAGAAGAAATTAAAAATAGATGATGCGCCAGATAATATTAACATACAAATAGAGGAATTATCTGATCAAGAATCGACAAGGTCAAAGAAATCCGTATCGTGGTCAGATGACTCAAACAAAGAAAAAATAGAAGCACAACAACTAGAGATAGATAGTTTGAAAGCAAAAGTTATTGAATTATTCGATAAGATTAGCGAATTAGAGGGTAAAATTAAAGTATAATAATACTTTATATGAGTACTAGAAAATCAATATTAAAAAAAGGAGTTAACAATAAGGGAACGAAGAAAGTAACAATAAATTTAGAAAAGAACGAAGGATTCAATGACAATCCACATCCTATTACACCAAGAAGTAAGTCAGCTCGTTGGGCCACAAACGACGACGCAAATTATAACAGAGAACAAGAGAGGAATAAACAAACAAGGTTTTTAATGGCGCGTAGAAGTGTGCCTTATATGGCAGCAACAGCAGCCCGTAATAAGAAACGAAAGCTAGACAAAACTGGACGTTTTGTAGAAGACCGAAGTGCTCGACTTAGTAGATCAGCAATAATTTCACGCAACAGAGAAGAAGATTTAACATGGAGAGATGTTGAAGGAGAAACTAAAAAACAGGGTCCAATACCCTATGTTGTTGATTCAGTATTTAGATTATTTGGTAAAAAAGGAGGTAGAAAAACACGCAAAAACTTTAGGAAGAAATAATATTTGTATATTATATAAATGAGCGCTAAAAGACCTGCGTTAAAAAAAAATACTAAAAGTGGCACTAAAAAAAGAGTAATAATAGACACTAACAAAAATACTGTATCTGATTTTGTTCCAGATTATGATGCTAGAAGCCCTAGAACCAAAAGCGAACATTGGGAAGATCCCAATTTGTACGAACATAACCATAAAGATCCCCAAGTAAAAAAAGAGAGGCGCGAAGAAAAGGAAAGAATTAAAAAAAGTATAGAAAATGAACATAAATTCATGAAAGCGCGTAAATCAGCACCTGTTCTAGCAGCTACTATTGCTCGTGGTAGATTTAAAACAGGATCACCTCGATCTCCAAGACCTAGTAAAAGTACTTCTTCAGACGTAATATCTGCATTGAGAACGAAAAACGGAATTCCTAAGCTAGAAACTCGAAGTGCTGAAAGAAAAAAAGGAATAGTGCAATCACTTAGAGAATCATTTTCTAGTTTATTTGGAAAGAAAAAAGGTGGTAGAAAAACGTATAAGAATAAACGTAACTAAAATAAATGATATAAAATCAAATATTTATATCATAGTAATGGAATTGTTAAAAAATACAGTATATATTAATCTAGAGCATCGCACGGACCGTTTAGAGCACGTAAAGAGTGAACTATCTAAGTTAGGAATTCAAGGTGAAAGGGTAAATGCTGTAAAAGCAAAAGTTGGCGCAATAGGGTGTACATTAAGTCATGTTCGCTGCATAGAACTAGCCAAACAGAGAAATTATGAATATGTTTTCATTTGTGAAGATGATATTACGTTTACGAATCCGGAATTGTTATTAACACAGTTAAAGAAGTTTCAAGATGATGATAAAATAGTTTGGGATATGATTATAATAGGAGGGAATAATGTTCCACCTTATCAAAAGGTAAACGATTATTGTGTTCGTGTTTTTTATTGTCAAACCACAACGGGTTATATAGTAAAGAATACGTATTATGATACACTATTAAAGAATTTTAAAGAAAGCGCGAGTTTATTAATGAGAAATCCCACAGAAGAAGGTAAAAAGAAATTTGCGTTAGATATTTTTTGGAAGCGTTTACAGATTCAGGATTTCTGGTTTATGATTACTCCTCCTACTGTTACTCAGTACGAAAATTATAGTGATATAGAAGAACGCAAAACAAATTATGATCATTTGATGTTAGACATGGAAAAAGAATGGTATTTTGCACAGTTTCGTAAATAAGCCATCAATCTATAGAGTTAGTTGCTTGTACCAATAAGGTTTCTCTCTTTTTTTCCACGAAGCAATCTTTTGCTTATCCGGAGTTTGATAGTATAAACGGTACGATTCTACGGGATCTTCTTGTTTACATTCTATAGGCATAGCAAGGGCAAATTTGGTTAGTCCCTTTGAAGGGAATTTGTCAGCCGATGGACAATATTCTCTCAAAAACTTTGCAACTATGTATGATTGGTGCATTTTTTCTGGAGGATGATCGTAGCGGAATTTCCATTCGTTATGCATTTCTTCTACTAAATCTAGAGTCCATAAGTAATTTTCTAATGACGTTCGCATCCAAATTGTGACCGGATGGTTTTTGTGTGCGATTTTGTATAGTTTAATCTTATTTTTTATTTCGTTATCAGGATCGATGATCTGGATGTTAGTGCATAACATTTGCACAGCTTCCAATAACATTTTACTTACGTGTTTATCAAACATAAATTTGGCGCACTCTTCGAACGATAAAGATAATATGAATAAATTCATTTTCGATTGATTAATGGTTTAATGTTGGTCGAAATCGTTGGATTTAAAGTCAATTTTTTACTTCTTAATGTTATGTTATACGAATCAACGTAAATAATATTTATGTAATAAATATTATGTATAATTATTATATAAAATGAGTAAACGTATAAAGATTGATATAAATATTTATAAAAAATATTCATCTGATTCTGATTCTGAAAATGATTCTTATTTAGAAAAGGAGTGTGAATCATCAGAATCACATCATAATGACTGTTGTTCAGATATTACTAGCTGTTCGGTTGATGATGATGAAGAATCATATTGCTCGGATTCAAATAAGGATTATGATGATGAAGAGTCGCGTAGTGACGAATCATCGTGCTCGGATTCAAACAAGCATGATGATGATGATGATGATGATGATGATGATGATGAGTCGCGTAGTGACGAATCAGAATCTTCTGATTCAAATGAGGATTATGATGAAGAAGAGGATTGTAGTGAAGAATCACTATGCTCGGATTTAAAAAATGATTATGATGATGAAGAAGAGGAAGAGGAAGATGCGTGTAGTGAAGAATCTGCATCCTCGGATTCAACTAAGGATGATTATGATGAAGAGTCATCTTGCTCACGTCGTCAGGAATCACTCTGCTCTGAATCAAATAATGATGAAGAATCTGAAGAGGTGTGTCCTGAATCACCTAAACAATACTGTAAACATAATTACAGTGAATCTGATAATGATAGTTGCGATGATTAATTTCTTAATTGTAGAAAACTGGATAAAACTGCCTTGTTTTTCTGTTCGTATTCCATAGTTTTCAATGTAGATTGATATTCTTTTTGCATGATGCGTTGCTTAAACGAATTCTCTTGCGTTGTTAATAGCTTCTCGGCTTCGTTTTTCTCCAATGGAGTTAAATTTTGTGTTCCACGAACTCTGGCGTACTGATCAGTTGATGCGTAACGAGGCATATTTTGATAATCTTTTTCGCTCACAGTTAGCACAGTTTGGTCTTTATGAACTTTTCGTAAATCATCATATTTTAATTTACTAAAAGGATCGCATTGTACATAATCATCGTTATTTTCTTCATCGTATAAGTTTGCTCCTGACGTGCTATTCATATTTTCAACACCACGGTATCTAGATAAAATATTCGTATTTTGTTTATCCTTTACTTCTTCGAACATCTGCCCCATATTTTGTTTGTTTACGTTTTTATTTGTATCATAAATAGAATCTACTTTGGTAAACCATTCGTTTTTAGAAGAATCCTGCTTAATTAACATATTATCATTAAACAATTTATTGAATTTATCGTTAAATTCTGTAGCGGACATTTCATTGATAACCGACGTTATTTTCTTAGTAGTAGATTTATTAACGTCGTTTATGTTAATTGGTTCATATTTCTTTTCTTCTTTGGGAACAACCTGATTTTGTTTCTGTTGATTCTCGTAGAATTTGATAACAATATCGAATGCTTTCTTATAAAATAAAAAGTATTCAGAAGAAAGTCCCGATTTATCTGGATGAGTCATAAGAACTATCTTTTTTGCTTGTTTTAGATCATCAATAGATAGTTTATGCGACAGATTAAATAATTCGAATATCTCAGAAAGGGTATATTTGTTAATATCTAAATAATGAGTATTTGACATTCTTATAATTTTACTATAGTAATTATTTTTTATTATCAAACAAAAGTAAATAAAAAAATTATAATGTTATTATTTATATGAGTTTACCAATAATAACAGAGATAAATGATCGTGATCATTTTTTAGAACTGCTAAAAGCAAACCCAGGACTATTCTTTATAAAGTTTGGTGCTGAATGGTGCGGGCCTTGTAAATTGATTAATGATGGCGTAAAATCATATTTTGAAAGGTTACCAGATACTATGCAGACAGCGATAATTGATATAGATAAATGCGCAAAAGTATATTCCTTTTTAAAATCTAGAAGAGTTATAAACGGTGTTCCGGTTATATTATGCTATAAAAAGGATAACATTACTCATGTTCCTGACGATATAGTTATAGGAGCAGATAAAAAACAAATAAATGAGTTTTTTGTTCGGTGTGTAGATAAATCAATCTAATTTTTATTACGTCTTCTCCGGGTGTGCTTCTTATTGTTTATTTTTTTTCCTCCTCTAATTTCACCACTTTCTCCTTCTTCATCTTCTCTCATTCTGTCTAATTCATCTCCGGGAGCAGGTGGTATTAAAGGAGCTATAGGTGCCATAGGAACATTTCCTAGGTTTTCGTCTTCAGGTAGAGGAGGTGGCTCAACTTCATCATTAGATGTTTCTGGTGAACTAGGTTGCGTTATAGGAGGGAGTAGTGATGTTGCAGAATCGGATGCACTAATATCATCTTCTTTATCTACATCCATAAGAGTTGCGTAAGCTAGAACTAATGTAGTAATTCCTATCATTCCGTATGCGACAAAGGGAATTGAATCAATATTATTATTATCAGTTAATTGTGAATGAGGATAGAAACCCATTATCTATAATACTATTATATTATAGATAAACATTTTATATAACACGAACTAGTAAATAATCTCCTCCTAAATCATTTTTTTTGTTTTTTTGGATAACTAGAGCTATTTACTATTCTAATCCCAGTTCCAATCTTTAAAAAGGCCGCCGGAATGAATGTTTGGTAAAATTGGCGAAGGAATTTCATTTATATTATACTCTTCAATCAACTTTACTTTACTATCTTTCGATATATTTTTATTTTCTAACGTTTTTAATAGATTCATTTTTCTATTAAAATGTGTTATGTTAACTAACAATTCATCGTCGTTATAGGTGCCGTTATAACGCCCGTCATAACCATCGTTTATGTTGAAATTAAATTCGTTGGAATAGCTTCGTCCTAACTTTATTGGTAATTCTGACGTGAATGAATCTAATAGATTTCGGTTACGTCTTCTGTTATTCTTTAATACAAAACTTAAAAAAAATATTCTCCACAACATTATACTATAATAATAAAAAATGTTTGTATATCTTTTATTATTATTTATGTAGACGCTCTGTTTCTTGCTCTAATTTCTGCGCACTTGTTTGTCCATTTCTCCTTAATTTGATGGTTAACCTCACTTTTAAAATGCCTTTCAAATTGTTCGGGACTATCAAAGTACAATGATCCAGCATCGGGCATTTCCCCAGTAGCGATTTTTACTTTAAAGTATAGGTGTTCATTAAGTGTTCCCACCCTATGCTCGCTGTTTTTATATCCAGTTACTGCATCTCTTATCATAGCGCCAGGAGTCATGACACTGGAATAAACTTCGATAGAGAACTTCTTAAAACCGTCGCGACGTTCTAGCTTATGATAGCCCTTGTCGACCTTTTTTAAATCCTCGAACAACTTCCTCCTCTTCTTTCTGCTTGTGCTTACTGTAGAAAAACTAGAATCATCATCAACATGGTCACCTTTGGGGTTGTAAACCATGAGGCCTTCATCTAGAAGGTCGTCATCCATATTTTCAACATAGCTATACTCTTCCTTGTAAGACATTGGTCGACACCTAAAACAATAAAAATGTTTTCTGTTATACGTTAATATGCTTTATAATCTTTATATTATTTTTAATATAATATTAACCGAAACATTTTACATATTTGGATATTCCTTTAAATATGTTATTTGAAGTTGAGTTATTGTGATTGAATTCCATATACGAAGCTTCATCAATAATATATACCTTATAAAGATTGTGCATCTGAGGAATTTGAGAATGGTCACAGAAGTATTGAGAATTGGATTCTATGAAGTCAACGATATTATATCTAGAAGATTCAGGAATGCTAAGCACGGTTTTATCTTTATCATTTATAACCATAATCTTATGTATAACTTTATGATTTAACGGCAAATAGCTTTCAGGAACCATTAGTGATTCTACTTTTCTATATAAGTCGTTTAAGTTGCTTACTTTTGGAATGGATACACAGAAAGTTGGTTTAATACTAGAATGGACTTGTAATAGAATAATATTTATATTCTTCTTCTGAATTTTGGTAGTCATTTTCACAACGTGTTGTTTTTTAGGATATCAATAAATAGAAATCAATTTTTTATTTTAGATTGAATCTATATATGTCATTTCTAAATAGCGAATTAAAAAAATCTGTTAGTGAATACTTAAGCAATAGTTCTCCGCCAGTAATTGTTGAAGAAATCGATAATGTAGAACAGTATGTAGACATTCCATTAGAAGAAGAATCTATTCCTTCTATTATTAAGAATTATAACTATTTAGATAAAGAAGATCTAACGATGCAGTTTGGATTTGATAGAGATCTAACAAAAACTTATAATTTAAATATTTGTTTGTATCAGATTAATAAAGACCTTGAAAAACCGTTTTTAGAATTTTACCTTGAAAATAGAAATGGTACGTATGGGTTTATGCAGAAAGATATAGATTCGAGCATTTTTAAAGATTTTATTGTAGTTCCTATACCTATGGCCCAAGAGGAAGGCGAACCAGAACCAGAACCTGAACCTGAGCCAGAACCTGAACCTCAACCTGAACCTCAACCCGAACCTCAATCTGAACCAGAACCTGAACCAGAACCAGAACCAGAACCTGAACCTGAACCTGAACCAGAACCTGAACCTGAAGAGAAAGATGAGCAAGAACTTGAACAGGAAGAGGAAGAGGAGCAAGAACTTGAACAGGAAGAGGAAGAGGAGCAAGAACTTGAACAGGAAGAGGAACATGAAAAGGAAGAGGAACTTGAACAAGAAGTACAGCAAGAAGCAGAGAAAGAACCTGGACAAGAAGAGGAACTTGAACAAGAAGTAGAGCAAGAACCTGAGCAAGAAGAGGAACAGGAAAAGGAAGAGGAAGTTGAACAAGAAGTACAGCAAGAACCTCAGCAAGAAGAGGAACAGGAGCAAGAACCTGTGCAAGAAGAGGACCAGGAGCAAGAACCTGAGGAAGAACCTCAGCAAGAACTTGAACAGGAACCTGAGAAAGAAGAGGAACAGGAACAGGGAACTCAGCAAGAACCTGAGAAAGAAGAGGAACCGGAGCAAGAACAAGAACCTCAGCAAGAAGATGAATCTCAGCAAGAAGAAGAACCTGAGCAAGAACAGAAATCTGAACCTGAACTTCAACAAGAACCTCAACAAGAACCTCAACAAGAACCTCAACAAGAACCTCAACAAGAACCTCAACAAGAACCTCAACAAGTTTTAGCGCAAGAACCAACACAACAACCTCCTCAAAAACCTGCTATAAACATTGGAGGAGAATCTCCAGACGTCGAAGAATTATTTTTAAAACAATGCGAAGATTTACTCAAATTAACATTTAATGATTTAAAAACAGATTACAAAGGATTTGTAGAATCAAATGACAAAATATACGTATTTTATGAAAATGTGGACGAGAATATAAAATCAAGCGCTGGTTCTACATTGACTATAATAGATGAAATTATAAATACGAGAAAGACACTAAATGTTCCAGTAAACGAAGAAGTAACAAAATTGTTTCAAACCAATTCTGAACTATTAAATATGCGTGACGAAGAAGGTAATAATTTAGATAATCCTATAATTGCGTATCTTTGCAGAAAGAATGGAAATACTTATGAGAACGTAATAATAGAGACAAATACAGAAGAAATTGACGCAAAAGTATCGCATGAAGTTTTTGGAGATGTTTATTTGTTTTCAAAGGAACCTATTTCTGCAGTGGGAGGATTTTTTAGTTTTTTTACAGGAGCTAAATCTAGTAAGCGCTATGCTTTATTTTTAGAAAATGAAGTTACAATAGATAATGGAAACAATCGAATTATTGATTATATGCAAGAGAAACAGGAAACCGCGTCAACTTATGACGGATATGATTGCATATCTTTTAATGAATATGGTAATCAATTTTGGGTAGTTAAGCAAAAGACACTATTTACTGAGATTCTATAAGGATCCAAATAAAATTGAAAATAATTTAAAGTTATTTTCATTAAACTAACTTAATAATGGAAACAAAAACTGTGTTTAAAAATGCAGGAGAACCATGGTCTATAGAAGAAGATTTACAATTAAGTAAATTGTATAACGATGATATGCTTGATGTTATGGAAATATCTAAGATACATAATAGAGCACCTGGTGGAATAATTAGCAGATTAAGTAAACATAATCATATCGCGAATCGCACATTAGCTAGAGGGTATATGAAATATAAAGATAGCGATATGTATAAAGAAATTGTCTCCAACAATAAAGATAAAAAGAAACCCGAAGTTGCAATTAAACCTAAAAAGAATAAAATTGCGCAGATAGATAACGTTTTTATTAGTATTAATAAAAACGATTATGTAGAGTTAAAAGATTCTGTAAAAACAATGAATAACGAAATCAAGGAATTAAAAACTACTATAAAAGAATTAGTTGAAATGATGAAAGCTGTTTATGAATTTGAAGATAAGTAAAACAAAATCTTTATTAAGCAATCACACAGAATCATCGGTGTTGTATGTTTCTAAAAACTTATCTAATATATTGACATCGATCTGGTCGTTAAGGTTAGTTAAAATATCTTCTTTTAATGGCTTTCTACTATACATTTCTTCGAATGTTGATATGTAGATTTTAATTTGATTTACTTCAGATTCATATTTTAAACGTTGATCCTCGGATTGTTTTCTTATAGATTCTAATTCATCAAATAATTTCTTTGATTTTTCAATATCTTCTTTATGTTTACGCTTTAATTCATCGTCTTTATCCTTTATAATTTGTTGTTGCATTTCAAGTAAAGTATTTTTAGCATTTATATTCTCTTCTAAATCAATGCTATCGTCATCGTCGTCCGATTCTTCTTTTCCTTGTAAATACCATTTATTACGAACCTCGCTAACGCTTACTATTGTATCGCATATATCTGGCTTCTTTAATTTCTTAAAGTTACGGATACTGACATCATCTATACCTTTAAATTTATTATTAAATTCTTTAGTTATTTTCTCAGGTATCATTGGGCTAGTTTCCATCAAACGGTCAAATTCTTGACGACATAGTTTTATGAATGGACCAGCTTCCATACGTTCATTTGGTATCTTTGCTAATTCAATACGAATATTTCTAGCAAATTTATCCCACGCTATAGAAGATACTCTATGCGCTTCATTTAATTCCGATATTTTTAGATACTGCTGCACTGTTGTAAGTATACCAATAAAAATATTGATTCCTCCAATTACCATGGGAGAATATACTTGATAAGCAATTGGGAGATTTGTTTGGGCAAAAGATGCAGTTCCACTTATAGTAGATAATACAATAGCTGGTATAGTAAACCATGCATTCATGTAAGCCAATCTGGCATGCGCGCGCGCATTCAACCATTTATAACATTGTGCTACATCGCACCATTCTACTAAAATCTTTTCATTCTCGTCAGACCAGTGTACTTTTGTAAGGTTAGCGTCAGGAGAGCTTCCACTATTACTAGCTGCTTCATTAGAACGCGTGCTTTTATCTTTAGGGTGGCTCGCCACAGAATTATTATCACTTACTGATTTAGACATTCTACATTATAATTAGAAAAATCAAAATACAAAATAAAATTTAATTTGTATTTTTATAAACGCATTATTTTACGTGTTTTTAAGTTTATTTTTTTGTTAATATATTCTTAAATGCTTACATTTATCTTTCCTGTATACAAATCTATTGCATTGTTCTTCCATTCTGTGTCGTTTTGACCTATATGTTTGTTAAATATAATACCCAACTCATTCCATACGGAAACATGGTTTAGCATTTCTGGTGATCTGTACGCACAATCATCTACAAACTTCCTTAAATCTTTCTTAAACTCGGTTACTTCTTCAGGGACTAACGTAATTAGTTGCAATGCAACTACTACGACGTGGCGTGGTTCTTGGATCGATTCGCTCATTTTTTAATTATCGGGATTATTAACGTTATTTTCTGAATCAATTTTTTCTTCTTCTTTTGACTCCACAATAAAGGCAATTTCTGGTACTTGCGATTCCGCTACAAAAACGTTTTCTTCTGTTTTTGATTCCTCATTAGTTTCAACCTTAACTTGCAAATTAGGTTGCGGAATAAGTTCTAAATCTTCGAGAAGATACCCTATTTCAATCTCTTCGCCGATAATAAAAAACTTGGTTAATTTATCTTGCTCACCAATGTCTTCTATTGAGAATGTCCGGTTTATATTAATATTCTCATCTATTTCTCTATAAAAATCTTGCATTCTTATAAATAATCTATTAAGTTGTCTTTTTTGTGAAATGTGAAAAAACGAAACATAGTTTATATATAGGTTTATTTGTTCCAGTAATAAGCGATTTTCGTATCCTAAAGTATTTAAAAAATTAGATATTGAGAAACCAATTTTATGAGTTTCGTTATATTTGTCTATAACCTCATTTTTCCCATTTGATTGTATATATAATTTATTTAATAATAATAAGATATTAGAATGGATGTCTCGAATATCTTCTAACTTGTACTCATTAAATGGCTCTAAATCTTTGTATACGGGATACGATTTCACTTCTAATTCTCCAATATCAAGATCAGAACGGTTATCTTTAATATAAGAAATAATAATGTTATATAATTTGTAATAGTCACAGTACATCCTATTGTTTACCAGAGACCTAAATCTATCAATATGTTCCATTTCAATGGCAAACGTTTTATATTGAAAATAAAAAGAATCCAGACAGAATAGAAAAAGTTTTTTTCCATTGGATTTGATTAATTCATTATATTGCTGTTTTAATTGTCCTAGTTTTTCAACTACTACATTTTTAACTTTTGATATCTCCTTTTTCAATGTAATGATGTTATCAAAGTCAGTTTTAAGTTTATCGATATCAAACGCATGATTATGTGACATTTTTCTTACTATATGGATAGAAATAATTATATTATAAATATATTACAAATAAAATAAAATTAATGTATAATTATATTTTAATCTTACATATTGATGTTAGAAGATGAGGTTATAGCTAGCCCTATTCATAACGACAATGCTATTTATATTTATGATGCTGTATCTATAGAAGGAGATTCAATAGAAGAATTCATATCAGGATACGAAAATGTAGAAAACCAATTAGAAGACGTAGTGGAAAATACTCCAGAAGAACTTATTGTAGCAGAGGAAATACTATTAGCAGAAGAAATAGTATTAACAGAAGAAGTTGTACCGGAAATGGTTAAAAAGAGATATTGTTGTAAAGATTGTTTTGATATAAGTTGTTTCTGTTTTTGTATAGTTGTCATTATATTAATTATTTACTTTTTTTCCGGGGTTATATATCTTTAACTGTAGATTGCGGAGACGACACGACCTGATCTAGCATAATCGCTCTTAGAATAATCAAATGTAGAAAAACACCTTATTAGAAAGCGGTCATACCCATCAAACTTAGGAAAAAAAGGAGATCGTCCATGCACTGCTCTAAGGTTATCGATAAGTATTATTTCTCCTGGTTTTAGATTATGTGATAACCTTTGTTTATAGTAAATATCAACTACTTTTTGAATCATTTGCTCAGATTCTACAGTAGTTCCTTTCATAAGATCTTGGTCAAATATTAATAATGGATCTTCGTCTTCACCATTAATGATAGACATTGGTCCTCGTATATTTCCTTCAATAAAATCATGCCCATTTAATTTAAAAGATAGGTCTATACCAGTATTCCATAATGGTTTCCTTAACATTTCTAATTCTTCTGTAGTAATATTGCTTATTATTCTTTTTACAGGTAGTATATGAGTCAGTGCATTTTTATCTCCGCGTAAACATGCTAAGCTTATTATATCGGGGCGTAATTTTGAAAATGCCTGCTCTGTATGTATTTCTAGCTCAGTATTGCTTCCTAAACTAGTTTGATTCATCGCCATACTTTGTGTTGGAACAACATCTTGAAAAATTCTTCCATAACATTCTGCTTCGTAAGCTATTATTTCACTAAAAACATGCATTATTATGCTTTGTATTCTAGCCATAGCAGTTTGTTCCCCTATTTTACAGTTATTTCCTGGAGGAGTATTTTGTAAAGAAGATTCACGAATAGGTATGTTCTTTATTAAAAAGAATCCTGTTTCTGAACCATATCGGGCAAAGTGTTTTAATTTTCTAATGATGCGACTAGGAAGACATTTTGCTAACGATTTAGATTGTTTACAGAAGAGTTCGGGGTTTTCTGATGGACTAATATCAATAATATTCGACATATTAATAAACGTTTCTACTTCATTACTATCTAATTCTAAAATATGATTATCGCTAACTACTGATTCCATTATAAAAATAAAAAGAAATTATTTATATAAAATTAATTTATTATTATATATTAGAAAGATGTTTGACGTTATTATTATTGGCGGAGGAATAGCTGGTTTATATTCAGCTTATAAAATAAAATCATTAGATCCAAGTGTAAATCTACTATTAGTGGAGGCAGAAGATCACTTGGGTGGTAGAGCAGGAAATTATAATTTTCATGGACAATCAGTTACTATAGGCGCAGGTGTTGGTCGTAAAAAAAAAGATAAGTTACTAATAAAACTATTAGACAAACTTAAAATAAAATATCGAAATTTTACGGCGTCTTCGCAATACGCAAATTCAATAATCCCTGTTTGCAATTTAAAAGAAATGTTCTTATATTTAAAAAATGAATATAGTAATGATAAAGATAGAAAAAAAACTTTTAAACAGTATGCGAAACCGAAATTAGAAGAAAAATATGGCGTAGATTCGTATAAGTATTTCACTACTTGTTCTGGTTATACAGATTATGAGAAAGAGTCAGCATATGATACTATTTATGATTATGGTTTTGATGATAATTATTCTGATTGGCCTGCTATGGCATTTTCATGGAACGAGCTCGTAGAATTATTAGCTTCAAATGTAGGTCATCGAAATATTAAAAAGTCATGTTATGTCAAAAAACTTATTAAGAATGCGGATGGTAACTATAGCATCTTATGCAATAAAGAAAGTTTTTCATGTAAGAATATTATAGTAGCAACAACAATTGATAGTGTATTAGATTTATTACCAACCAACAGCATATACAACCAAATTAAGGGGCAAGAGTTTTTACGGATTTACGGTAAGTTTTCAAAGGAATCTATGCAGGTTATGAACGAATACTGTCCTAAGACAACGATTGTTTCTGGTCCATTGCATAAAATAATACCAATGAATGCTGAAAAAGGGATTTACATGATAGCTTATACAGATAATCAAGGAGCTAAAGATTTGGAAAAGTATAAAAAGAATACTAAAAAGAACAGAGATATTTTATGTAGATTATTAGAAATTGCTTTGGAAATAACACCCAATACCCTAGAACTAGAAGATATGGTAGATTTCTATTGGGAAATAGGGACACATTATTATACTCCATTAAAAGGCAACTTCAAAAATAGAAAGGAATATTGCGATATTGCACAGTGCCCAGAAGAAAACATTCGCGTTGTCGGCGAGCTTATTAGCATGAATCAAGGGTGGACAGAAGGCGCATTAGAGAGCGTTGATAATGTTATTGATATAAATTGGTGTAAAAAGCTTAAACATAATTAGATATATTATTTATCAAAAATGAAATTTTTTCGTTATGTATTTTTATTTATAAATCTATTATCCGTAGCAGGTTTAAGTTTATCTAAAAACATACGATATGATTCTATAATAAATAATATTCAAAAAAAAACTAAAGGAATTACGGAATTAATCCGACCTAGTAATATATTACCGACTCTTGCATTAACAAGTGCAAGCGGATGGATTATGAATTCAAATATATTGAGATTATTAAGCTCGCGGCAATTTATAGCATCGAATTTTATTGTGCTCTCTATAATGTCAAACAGCATGATAATAAATGATTTGTTTGATACAAAAATAGATATGGTTAATAATCCAGATCGACCATTAATTAATGGAGAAATTAAGAAGCACGAAGCTCTATCTATGAGCGCTGCACTTTTAATAATTAGTGAAGCGTTAAATTATAAATACATACCACAATATTTACAAAATATACCTCGTATTGCAAATGTAATTATTGTGGTTTATACACCAATATTGAAACGAATTTTATTAATTAAAAATTTATCATGTTCTTTGCTAATTTCTTTATCAGTATTGTTTACCGGGTTATCTTCCTTGAATAATACATATTTTATATATAATAGAAGTTTTATTCTATTGTCTTTAGTAGCGCAAATAATATTCACGGGTTCATTTTATTGCGAAGTTCTATTGGATATATCAGATATAGAAGGCGATAGAAATAATAAAATATACACGGTTCCTGGTTTACTTGGCGAAAAAGAAGCGGTGACTATGATAGGTAATGTAACTATTTTAAATATTTTTTGGTGCGCAGTTAATATGTCGTGTATGTTTAACTTTGGCTACGGGATTCTATTATTTTATATATGTTTTCCTCTTATTAAAAACCTCATGTTGGTTACTGACAACAATTATTCAAAAGAATCTATAAAACAAGCGACTAGTGCAACTATAAAACCTATGGTTTTTACACTTATATATTTGTGTATAATGTCTCGCAGATTGTAAATTGATAATGTATTTTTAGAATAATAAAAATAAATTAATTATATATATATCGTATGAATATTGTAGAATATCTATTAAGTGATTTTTTTTATAATGAACAGTTTAACGCAATTATAATGATATCTACTAGTTTTGCAATAAATCTCTTACAAACTAATGGAATATCATATATAACAGCCAACATTATTAATTACATACACCAGAATAATAAAACAAGTGCATTTCTATATTTTCAATATTTTGTAGGAGTTTCGATCACATTTCTGATATTGTATTCCATTTACAAGTATTTTCAAAATAAGTTAATGACCAAATTAAGACAATGGATTCGACAACAGTTAGTAAATATATTGTTAAAAGTAAATAATGAAAATTTTTCTGAGATTAATTTCACTAAGTTGTATTCTCCTATTGATCGTATATCTTCAATATCCTTTATGATTTTTAATGATATTATTACGTTTGTTATACCTAATTTAACATTTTTGTTAATGATAACTATGTATTTCTTTTATAAAAACAAAATATTAGGAACAGGGTTTGTTATTGGCAATGCTGCAATTATATTTTATTTGTTGTCTTCTGTTAATGATATGATGTATCATAATGATAATTATGAAAAATATGTTACAGAAACAGAGACCTATTTACTGGAGATATTAAATAATATAGATAAAATTATTTTTAGAGGTAAAATTAATACTGAGATAAATATTTTTGAAGAGAAAATAAATAAGAGCATTGACCATTCATTTAAATTTTATTTTAATTCTAGTTCACATGGAATTGTTATGTTATGCATGGTGTATTCAATAATATTTTTAACGATTGGATATTTAATATTTCTTCATTCAAATAAATATATCGACTCTACTATTTTTATAACGTTTTTCACGATTATGCTGCTTTACAGAGATAAAATGATGGCGATTATTACTCAAGTTCCTGACTTTGTTGAATTCCTAGGCCGTTCAGATTCTGTATTGAAACATTTTAAAGACATGGAAGAATATTATCATATTAAAGATAAAAAATATGGATTGGTTAATCTTCCTTTTAGACAAATACGTTTTGAAAATGTTTCGTTTAAGTATAAAAATAGTGACGTACCGGTTTTTGATAATTTAAATATATCTTTGCATACAGAAAACAAAATTATTGGCATAATCGGACTATCAGGAAATGGAAAATCTACTTTCGTAAAACTTATGTTGAAACTACACAACTGTACTAGCGGAACTATTTACATTGATGATAAAAAAATAGAAGATATAGATCCTAGTTATATCCGTAAAAATATGGTTTATGTAAATCAATCTTCTAAATTATTTGATAAAAAGGTCGTCGAAAATATGTTGTACGGTTGTGATGACCCTGATATATGCAATGAATATCTTAAAGAAATTATGAAATATGATAAAATAAAAGAGCTATATCGAAATATCGATATACATAATAAAGATTCAGGGGCTTTGGGTGAAAATCTATCGGGAGGACAGCGGCAAATTGTTAATATTATAAGTGGTCTAGTTAGCCCTTCCAAAATACTAATTTTAGATGAACCTACAAATGCATTAGATATAGATTTAAAATTAGAACTTCTTCAAATGATACGCGATTTCCGTAAATACAAGCAATGTATTATTATTATTACTCACGACAAAGAAGTTTATAAATTATTCGATGAGACAATAAAAATATGAGGTGATTAAATATATTTTTTTATTAAATTTATAATTTTTTTTATAGTTCAACTATTTCAGGAATAGGAGGAGAACCAGTTGAACGCGTTGGTCCTGTTGCCGTACGCATTAGCTGCAATCTTCCTGGCGTAGAATAAGCTGATTCGATATGTGTTTGTTGATTCCCATAGACATAATAATCAAGGTCATCTGGATCTTCATTAATAACTTCCTCTTTATTCTCTTCTTCTGGTTCATTCCAATTATAAATATCTGTTTCTTGCGAAAATAAGGATCTGGATGGCGTTCTTGTAGCGCGAGGAGGAGTATTTAAATCATCGAACTCAGTTGGTGTATAAAGTGCGTTCTGACGTTGCATTCTAGGGTGTCTTTGTGGGGCTGGAGGCGCTTCGTATCTCATTGGAGCTTCGTATCTAGGAGTAAATGTATCCTGTCGACCTTGAGATGTTTGTCTAGCGCCACTATACATTCGTCCACTTTCCGTTCCCAAGTTACGGTACGAAGTAGATATATCTTCACACAGAACCAGCATGAAACTATCAGTGTTTAGATTCTTCGTTCTAATGTAAACCCGCATCTCTCGGAAAAGATGCTTCATTTTGGTCTTTAAGTTATCATACTCAGAACCATAGTTTGCTGATAGCTTGCGGCAAGAGTAGAGTAGCGATTGCGTTCGTTGACGAAATATGTATTTGGTAAGGTCAACAGGAAAGATTTCACCTGTTTCAACATCTTCTAAATCAGGTAGAGATTCTACATTATCGAGCAATTCAACAGAACCATCTTGGGTTAGCTTCCCTTGGATATTAACAGTCATTGATGACGGTTGTATCGATCGAATATGGTAAATCTTTTCAATTCCGCTATCAAATACATCCTCTACAATAGAAGTTTTCCAAGAATCTGTCTTCCAATCGTATATCTCACCATGGTTTGCTGACAAGGTAATATCATCGATTGCATTGTAAAGAAGTCGGTGCATAATTTCGCCATACACCAGACCAGTTTTCTCGCCAGAGTCAATAAATCGATATTCTCCCTTTAATTTCTCGCTAAAGAGCTGTAGCATCGTAGCATTGTGATTTGAACCCATTCCAACAAAGATGTTTGCGTATTGATCGTTAATCAAGTTCGCCAGAGCAGAATTTATTTTCATTCCAACTGTTGCATCCCCATCCGTCATGAAGATATGTGTAACTTTCACTCCAGGATTTTCAACACGATACTTGCCGATTGTCTCCACTGCCCTATTGAGAGCAAGTTCAATGTTTGTCTGGCCTCTGTGATTTATCTTGTTTATGGTTTCTATCAGTTCAGACACGTTCTCTGGTGATACGCATACAGCAGGTATTACAGTTTCTCCTTTGTCGTCAAACACATCTACTTGAATGTAAACATTTTTCTCCTCGATTGTTCCAAAGTACTGAATCATATTCTTCAGAGTTTCGCGACAATGATGCAACTTGCTATTCCCGTCACTGCAAGGGTCGTCCATAGAACCAGAAATATCAACTGAAAACGAAATGAGTTGTTTTTCTTTTCGAATTGGGATGGTAGAGACCTTTACGTTAAGTAATCCGAACCTATGTTGTTCTGGGAAATTCAGCAAAGTGACGAGGTCGTCGTTGCCGTTGTGAAACTGGATAGTTGCTTGATCGATGTTGTTAGACATTTTCAAATACAATGAGTAAATTTATCAACGAATAGTAATCGTAATAACAAATCAATTTTTTGCTCCATTCTAAAAACACAGAGAATTTAGAATGAATTTGGATCTCCCTTTATATATTTAGTTTTAAATGAAATAAAAAAATAACTTTCAATATTATATTTCAATGGAACAATCAGTGCCTTCTAATTTCCGTACAGTTATAGCAGATTTTGCTAACGATTTATCTATTACATTCTCAGATTATTCTTACTTATGGTCTAGATACGCAGACCCCGAACTTACAGATTTAGAATTAAAGAATGTCTTTGATTATTGCTTAAAAGTTTATCCAGAAAGGTTTTTTGATATTCTTTATCAAAATGATGATATATTTAAAGAAGACAACGATACAAATACTGAATTTTTACCTAAGGTAAGCTTTCGATTTTTATTTAATTGTGAAGATGTTACAGAAAATACTAAGAAGACCATGTGGAAATATCTTCAATTAGTGCTATTTACTATTGTTGGAGGAATTAAAGATAAGGCAAATTTTGGTGACACAATGGATATGTTTCAAGGAATAGATGAAAGTGAATTGCAAGACAAGTTGAAAGATACTATGAGCGGAATAACAGATTTCTTCAGCAATATGGAAAAAAATATGAATTCAGAGAGAAGCGAGAATAACGAGGAGACACCTGAAGAGAATTCTACAAAAGAGCATTTTAGAAATATGTTTGAAAATATGTCAGGAAGTGGATTGCCAAACATGGAAAACATTCACGATCATCTTAAGAATTTATTTGACGGTAAAATAGGTAAATTAGCTCAAGAAATGGCCGAAGAATTAACCGGCGAGTTTAATGACCTTGTTGGAGAAGACATGAAAGATGCTCGTAACACACAAGATGTTATTAAGCAACTAATGAAAAACCCTAAAAAGATTATGGATCTTGTTAAGAGAGTGGGTGGAAAACTAGATTCTAAGATGAAGAGTGGAGAAATATCACGCGAGGAATTAATGAAAGAGGCAGGAGATTTGTTAGGAAAAATGAAAGAGATGGGTGGGCAAGATCAATTTAATGAAATGTTTAAAAATATGACTAAAAGTATGGGTGGTCTAGGAAAGAATATGAAGTTGGACACCAATGCTTTAACTAGAATGACGCAACAAGCTTCTACTAGAGAGAGAATGAAGAGTAAGTTGGAACAAAAGAAAATGCAACAAGCAGAAGAGCTTGAGAAGCAAAAAGAGGAGTTACGAAAGCGTCTAGTTGAACAACAACAAATGGCCGCAAAGTATTCAGTAAACCCAACTAATGTTCCTAATAATTTTGTGTTTCGTTTAGATGGTGAGGAACTGCAAGAGAAATCTTCAGCGAACTCATTTGTTCATCCCGATTTATTGAAAGAAATGGAAGCGCCATCAACAGGTGAGAAGAAAAAGAAAAATAAGAAGAAGAAATAATTATACAACCTTGAAGATTCAAAGGTGTAAATGTTAATCGGTGTAAAGCATTTATCAGAAAAAATTGAAATCTTTTTTCCGATTACTAGGATTTGTAAAAATCAAGCAAGATGTCATCAAATCATTCGATCGAGATTAACTCCACTATCAGGCAGATGTCTGCCAAACAAGACCATATCTGCGCAGGCAAAGGTGTGGACGAGGACAGCAACGAACCCTTTGATTGGGTAATGCTTAACGATGGGCATGGTTCGAATGCTTGTATAACAGAAATTCGGGGAATATCCGATGAGAAAATGTCAGTGTACATGGGAAAGAGCGATCCAGTGGCTGCCTTGGTCGGTCACATCGAAGGTTCAAGGTGCGTTAGACAAGCTTCTGTGTTTAAGGCAAGAGAATCTTCTGGAGCAACTGCTGTCATTTTGAAGTGCTATAGAGACAGGGCAAGGTGTATTACAATTGGAGATTCGCAGGCATTAATCTTTAAAGACGGGATGTTGGTCCACGTTACAGAAGAGCATAACTGCTCGAACAAATCTGAGAGAACCCGCGTTCAAGCATTGGGATACACTTTCTTTGAATCGTCGAATATAAAGGTTGTTTCTGAGACAAGAATGGAATCAACGTTTTCAGAGTATATGGACTTGCGCGACGGTACTAGATTGGCGACGACGCAAGCTCTTGGTCATAATGGGCGAACAGGATACGCTCCGTTGGTCTATAACTTTGCTTTTGAAGAAGGGTCTTCCTACAAGGTAGTTCTTGCTAGTGACGGCTTGTTTGACATGATTATGTGGGACAATGAAAACGACATCGATATTTTGAAGTCAAAGTCGAGCAGCGAGATTTGCGACTGGATTGTATCCAGGTGGCTACAAAAATGGGAAGCAATACTTCCATCAGGACAAGAAATATCGTTTAACTACACACCCGAACAATGCGATGATGTTTCAGTCGCGACTGTTGAAATAATAGCTGTAAAAAATGAGTAGTTATACGTATAAACATAAAATAGAAAAAGGTATCATGTAAATTTATAATGAATTGTTTTTTTTGTTTTATTCTTTTACCTATTTTAGTAATATGTTATAATGTAGAACAATCTCAAATTACTGTATGGTTAAGCGCTGCCGCATATTGTGATAAAGATATATATCCGACTATGAAAATAGGTGGTCCAGCAAACAATTTTATATTAACTAATACTATCTATTCTAAGAAAACAGATATATTAGGTTTTGTCGGAGTATTACATAGTTTAAAAACAATATATGTAGTTTTTCGTGGTTCATCTTCAATAATGAACTGGTTAGATGATTTTGAAATTAAAAAGGTGAAATATACTACGTATTTACCAGAATGTGCGGAATGCAAAATACATTATGGTTTTTATAATACAGCATTAAGTATAAAAAATGATACTATAGATGCAGTAGCTAATCTAAATAAACTTTACCCATCTTATTCAATAATATGTACTGGACATTCTTTAGGAGCAGCAATTAGTCAAGTTATTTCTATGGAGCTAGAAAAAGTTGACATTCATTGCAATGTATACAACTTTGGTCAGCCGCGCGTCGGAGATATTAATTATTCTAGGTTCGTTAATAAAAAAATATACGAGTTTTGGAGATTTACACATAATAAAGATATGGTTGTTCATGTACCTCCTAGAAAAGATTTAGAGTACTATCATTCATGCGTTGAAGTTTTTGAAGAAGAAAACGGCAAGGTGACAATATGTAGTAATTTGAATTGCGAAGATAGTAATTGTGCGGATAAATATAAACTATATCAAACAAATACAAAAGACCATGAAATATATTTAGGGCATGAAATGAATTGTTTATACAATTCATAATAAAACAAAATATTTTACTAATATATAGAATGTCTGAACCAGTTGCTTCACAACCTCCTACTACCAATTCAACTCCTGCGCTTGTAACAAATCCTGACCCAATGGCTGCACAAGCCATGCCTGCGCAACCAGCTATGCCTGCGCAACCAACGATGCCTGCACAAGCGGGTGGCAAAAGAAAGAGCAAGAAACTTGGTGGAAAATCAAGAAAGAGTCGCAAGATGAGCGCCGGAGCTAAGTCATGGATTTCACTTGTATCACATGTATTTAAACAAGGAAAATCTAAAAACCCCAGCTACAAATTTAAACAAGCGTTAAAAGATGCTTCTAAAATGAAGAAGAAGAATAAAAGCGCTAAGGCATAATTAATTTCTATTTATTATACAAATGGGGTTATTTAAGTATGTTAATTTTAAGGTATTCCTAATAAGTTTAGCATTTGGTTTATTTGCGGTTTATATGACAGCTCCTGATACTCGTAAAATTTACGTATACCCCACGCCAGAAAATGTAGACGCTCTTCAATACAAAGATAAGACAGATAGTTGTTTCTCATTTAATCAATCAGAAGTAACATGTCCAAGCAATGAAAGCAAAATATCTAAAATACCAATGCAAACATAGATTTTATATTATGATAATGTATAATATAGAATGAATATTAAACGTCTGTTAGATACAGAACTCGGACGATATTGTATATCCGCAATATTAGGATTAGGTTTAGCGAGTTTATTTAACAAGGTATGTAAAGATAAAAATTGTATTGTATTTAATGGTCCGGTATTAAGCGAGTTTGAAGGTAAGGTTTATAAGCATGGAGAGAAGTGTTACAAGTATTCTTTAACTCCTAGTACATGCAATAAGACAAAACGCATTATTGATGTTTCAGATCCAAATGAAAATCCTGTTCCCTTTTAATCCTTTCTTTAGACAATTCAATCCAAATTATTTTTTCTATATTGGAATTATATATAAAATGGAAAACGGACGAATGATGATATTACATTCAGTAATAATAGGTGTTTTATTATATCTATTTATGGTATTTATACTTGGTCAAAAACAAACGGTTGCTGAGAATCGAAGCATTCTGTTGGCTGCTCTGGTATTAGTATATATGATTTTATTTGGTCATGGATTACCGACTTCAATAAACAAAGATTTATTCTGAGTATATTATTAGAAATATTTTAATAATATAGGTATTTCTTTTACTGGTTAAACTAAGCATATAGGAAGGTTTAAAAGCAGATATTCATTAGTAAGGTTTAAAAGGAAACCTAGGTTTCCTTAAACTATACATATAGGAAGGTTTAAAAGCAGTTATTCATTAGAAAGGTTTAAAAGGAAACCTATGTTTCCTTTATTCGTTAAACTATGCAATCTTTAGTTACTTTATATTGTATAGTTTTCAATGGAAAATATTACACGCATTTCTGATTTACCAGACAACTCCAATGGTATGACAAATTCATTCAATCCTAATGTGCAACAAGGAGGGCCTTCTACAAATTATATTCCTATTAATGTTCACGCAAACCCTTATGGAATATCAGCACAAAATCCCATGCCTCCACCGCAACAACAACAGATTCCTCAACAATATATTCAAGATAGTCATAAATTGCAATTACAAAATCTACAACAACAGCGATTGCCTTCTAGAGATATACCAATAGATGCAGCTGGTCATATTCAAGATGAACAAGTCACACCAAATTATATACCCCCTGTTAAACAGATGAATGATTATGTAAGAGATCATGAGGACATGACAGAAAGAAATTTAAAGGAATATGAGGAAAAAAAGAGAAAAGAGCGTAAGTTAGATATATTATTAACTGAGTTTCAGACACCTATTTTTGTTGCCATATTATTTTTCTTTTTTCAGTTACCATTAGTAAATACAATGATATTTAAGAGGTTTTCGTTTTTGTCCATATATAATGCGGATGGCAATTTTAATTTTACAGGATTAATCTTAAAAAGCATTTCATTTGGACTTTTTTATTACAGCTGTTTAAAGGTAACTGTTTTTTTATCAGAAATATAAAAGCATTTACACATTTGGACATTTAAATCGCCGGATTTCCGGCAATTTATCAGTCACAAATGCAACGTTACCTCGGACATTTTCAATGTCCGAAGGTGTACTCTAGTTGTTTTTACGGGTATTTTTCTGTAGAATTCGTAATAGTGGATGTGTATTGACTGTTTTTTTATTTGTTTTATTATGATGATGTTTTTTATGTCTTTTTTTCTCTGTTTTTTTACTGTGTTTATTTTTTTGACCAGGTTCGTATTTTAAAAACCACATCTCGTATTCTTTACTACCATGTTTATCAGATAATTCTTTATGTTTCTCTGCTTTTTCCGATCTCATATCTTCTAATGTAAGCTGTTTTCCATAACAATTAATAGTAAATCGTTTTAATAACCCTTTCTGTGCTAATCTGTTTCTGCTTTGAACATCAAATAGAAAGTTTGCCATACATAAAAGGCGATCCTTATTATAATACTTATTGTCGATATATAGAAAACTTAAATAGAATGTTAAAATAGTGTCAATAGTCGCTACATTAATTTCTCTATCCTCTATTTTAATTTTGTTAAAGCTGTGACATGCTATAGGTTTATAAATATATGCGATTGTTTCCGAGCCAACTTTCACCTCAAAGTGTTCAGGAATAAGTTCTCCAATAGGATCATGCTTTACAAGTTTTACTTTTTTAAATCCTTCTCTATTCAATGCCTCTTTTATTATATACGCACTCTTAGGTGGATCCTCAGATAAGACATCAAAATCAGGTGTTTCATTAACTATATGTTTTTCTTCGTCTGGCATATATTTTGAATATAAACTAGTAGCATAACCACCAAAAAACACTACACCTTGATCTATGAATGAATTGCGTGCGGTTATATACAGTTTCTCAGATAAATCTGAATTTGAGTGCATTTTTCTCTGAAAGTCGATTTTATCGCAGTTTTTGCTTTTCATTGGATAATATTTATTTAATAATTGTAGACGTTGGAAAACCTTTTCCCATCTAGATACATCACCTAATGGTCTAGATAATTCTAAATAAACCGCCATTCTTAAATAATTTGGAGGAGCATAATGGATTCCAGACACAATAATAGATTCTTTAAGTATAGATTTATATACATTAATGTTTAGCAATGTAATATCAGCAATAGGAATAAAATTAACGAACACTTTGAATGTTCCCATATGAACTCCAGCTTTGGCTTCAACATCGTTATATCCAGCTTTGTGGTAAATATCGGCTAATTCCTTAGCATCTTCTAAAGCATTCGCTGAGAAAAAATCGTAATCTGGCACTTCAATATCTCGATTATAAAATTGCGCGAACTTTGGTAAAATATTATTTATTGCTGTTCCACCATAGCAAACCAATTTTTTTCGAACAATAAAGTTTTCGACTATCACTAATAGGTTTTTAACCTCTTCGCTATTAACGATTTTTTCTCCGCGTAACTTTTCACTTTCATAAATTGAATTTCTTAATATCTCTAATTCGCAATCATGAAACGTCATAGTATCTTCGCATAGTTCTGAGTTAAATTTTTTATATATCTTATTTATTGGTAATTGCGAGTTTATTTTTTTGTATTTAGTTTTTACCATATTTACTTATATAAAATAGAGATATTTTTTAAAGATATTTTAGATATTAAATACTTTTGTTAAATCTTATTACTGAAATAGACAATATTTACTATATAATAACTATTGTCTATATTTATTGACTGATTTTTTTTAAATAGGGTATAGCAATAGCTAAAGGAACAAAAGCTGTTTGATTATCATTAAAGAATTCTTCATATTCCTTTAATCCCGCATCTCTTTTATAAAAACGATACGCTGGTATTTGCACTGATTGTTTTAATACAAAATCACTAATACTAGGGTTTTTAGAATTGTCAATTTTAGTATTCGGAATAACATATTTCATAGTTTTAACATTAGTATCGATGTTGTTATCTTTGATATCAATTGGAATAGTACATTGATTCATAACTTCAGAATAACTTAGTAAATTTAAATCCTCGCTTCCTGTTTCAATATTAATATAATCTTTTAAATCGTAGCAGGCACCGTCAGATGGATCGCAATTAGTAAAATCTTTATAATAACGGTTAATAGTTTTATCAAAGCATATTATAATTTTACCCATAATATCTGAAAGTAATGTATTGCGTTTTACACGACGGGCAGGGTAAGGAGTTTGCGAACTAGTTGTGTCTACATAAAGTTTTTGTCGAATAGTGTTATCAATAGAACTAGCTACTGCCTTATAAACGTCCTTATTATTAGATTTTACTCGAAGATTTATAAAAACGGGATCTTTAATATTTGGCGTTGGAGAAGAGAAAGCAGAATTTATAACAGTGGTTAATACATTATCTAACAAAATACTATTTTCTGAATTTATTGTTGTATGTGTATAATCTGTTGAATATGCAACTCTGGGAGTATATTTTGTTGTTTTAACATTTTTCATATCAGTTGTAGTTTCTCCAATATAAAATATTTCAAAGTCCAAGAATCTACAACCTCTAATTAATACATATGTAATCATATCTAAGTTCATATATTTTCCTGTCAAAGCAGAATTGTATGATGCTTTTATACAATATTCTCTTAATTGTAAACGAGAAAATTCATCTCTACATGATTGTATCTTTACTGTTTCATTATTTTTCAAACTATCTATTTCATTAGTAGAACTATCAGAGAACAATGAAAAATTTTCGTTCGTGTTTTTAATTTCTACTCTATTTTTAATTAGTCGCCATATAACGTAAATGAATATTATGATGACTATAGAGATTAATACCTTTTTTATTAATTTCATCAATCTATATATTCTATATACAAACTAATATAATAAAAAATATCTAATATATATAAATAAATAATGGCTGGTGGATTACTAAATATAATTTCTGTAGGAAACAATAATGTATTCTTAACGGGAAATCCTAGCAAAACTTTCTTTAAAGCATCTTATGCGAAATATACAAATTTTGGTCTTCAAAAGTTTCGCATAGATTATGATGGTTTAAGAGATCTTCGATTAACTGACTCTTCAATATTTACGTTTAAAATACCTAGATATGCAGATTTATTAATGGATACGTACTTAGTAGTAAATATACCTGATGTATGGAGTCCTGTTTATAACCCTACGTATGATACTAATTTACAATGGGTTCCTTATGAGTTTAAATGGATTAAAGACCTTGGAACACAAATGATACAGCAAATAGATATAACATGTGGTTCATTAGTGTTACAGTCATATACCGGAGAATATTTGGCCGCTATGGTTGAAAGAGATTTTAACGCTGAAAAAAAAAAATTGTTTAATGCAATGAGTGGAAATGTACCGGAACTTAATAATCCAGCTAATTCTTATGGAAGAATCGAGACGTATCCAAACGCATTTTATACAGCAAGAACTGGCGGAGCGGAACCATCTATTCGAGGACGCCAGTTATTTATTCCTATTAATACATGGTTTACATTAAATTCTGGGTGTGCTTTTCCACTTATAGCTCTTCAATATAATGAATTGAGTATTACAGTAACATTAAGACCTATACAAGAACTATTTATAGTTAGAGATGTATTCGATAACCAAAATCAATATCCATATGTTCAACCAGATTTTACACAGAATCGATTTCAAACATTTCGTTTTTTACAAACACCGCCTAGTGTTTTACTAGATCCTTCTAATAATCCAACATATAATATTCAAAATTATTCAAGTACATGGAACGCTGATGTACATTTATTGTCCACCTATTGTTTTTTATCAAAAGAAGAAGCAACACATTTTGCATCAGAAGACCAAATATATTTAGTTAAAGATGTAAAAAGATATAATTTTGAAAATATTACAGGAACTAAACGTATTCAACTATATTCTAGCGGAATGGTTGCTAATTGGATGTGGTTTTTTCAGAGAAATGACGTATATTTAAGAAACGAATGGTCGAATTATACAAATTGGCCATATGACGCATTACCGTCAAACATTACATTAGGACAACAAGGATCATCTACTTCCGAAGTAGTATATTTTTTAAAATTTTTAGGAGGTAAACCGGTTGATATATCTTATGGAATAGATGTTCATCCAAACGGTGAAGTAACCACTGGTATTAATACTACCGGAATTTATCACGCAGAAAATCAAAAAGAAATATTAAACACTATGGGTATATTACTTAATGGAGAGTATAGAGAGAACATTCTGACCAACGGAATATACAATTATGTTGAGAAATATACACGCACCCCAGGGTTTGCAAAAGAAGGATTATACTGTTATAATTTTTGTTTAAACACAACTCACAGCGATATTCAACCATCCGGTGCATTAAATCTAAGCAATTTTAAGACAATAGAATTAGAGGTAACTACTATTAGTCCACCAATTGATTTAGTGAATTCTAATTACGACGTAATATGTGATTCTAGTGGTAACCCAATAGGTGTTCGAAAGTCGAGTTGGAAACTTTACGATTACAATTTTAATATTACTCTATACGAAGAACGATATAACATTTTATCATTTATATCTGGAAACTGTGGAATGTTGTATGCGAGGTAAAGTTATAATATTTATTTTTATTTTGTATACAAAATAAGAAAAAGATAGGTTTATATATTATATTCAATACCTATATAATATATAATGTCAGATATAAACAATGTTTCAGAAGATAGAGTATTTAGTAAAAAAACTGGTAATTTTGAAACAATGAACATGATCTATAAAATTAAAAAGATTAAGAAAAAAAGAAATAAAGAAAATATGAAAAAAATCGAATTCCCCGAAATATTGCAGAACATCAAGAGTAGCGACGAAGAGGTTCCTGCGAAAATAGTTGAGGGATTTACTTTTGATGATGACGAATGGGAAGGTAGTGATAATGTTAAAGAAGGCGGGGATGACTTAGAATCAGATAGTCCGAGTGATGTTCTTATTAGAATTATTAACTATATGTATAACTCGGCTGTTTCAGGTAATAAAAAATTAGCAAAAGCTATAACTAAAACATTGTCCAACACTGATACTAATAGCGAAGAACTAGATAAAGAACTAAATAAAAACAAAAAACCGCTTGGTAAAAAGGATCCAGAGAACGATGAAAAATTAGTTTACAGATATATATGTTTAATAGAAGCTATTATATTCAGTAGTTTTGTTGTTAATAATTGGTATTATTTAATGTTTTTTAATAGATCTCTACTCGAGAAAGAAGAAGAGGAAAAAATAGAATCAGAATTAAAAGAATCAGAAACAAAAGCAGAAACAGAAACAGAAACCCCTACTCAAGAAGAAGATGTCAATTCTAAAGGTTTTGAAGATGAAAAAGGTAGTGAGAAAAAAATAACTGGAGGAGACGACGGTGAACCTGTAAAAGGAGTAAAAATGTTTAGATTTTCAGTGAGTTATATAAAAAAGTTATCCAATAAGCATATAACTAACAAATTCCTTAAATATATTGTACTTTATTTTATAGAGTATGCTTTATACTTTCCTCAACTATTAGAATCGTTTGTTATAAATATTTTTCCAGGGTTTGTATCAAAATTTATGAACCAAACATTATGTTATCTGGTTTTGTTCTTGATTATACTAAATATAAGTTACAATTTCGCGTCTGGGTTTAAAAATTTTTTAATAGACACAATAAAGGGTAATTATGAGAACATTGTAGTGGGAATAATGTATGCTATGGTTTTTTTTATGTATTTTATAGATTTTATTATGTCTTTTATGCCTCCTGAAGAATCAGAAAACTCTGAAGAATCAGAAGAAGAAGAAAGCAAATCTAAAAAAAAAGGAGGTACACTAGGCGTTGTTTTTTTTGCTCTTAAAATAATACATGGTTTATTCATTAGATTAATTTTAGTTATGGGAATAAGTGTTCCATTGGGAGGAATATTATGTTTATTTTACTTTGTGTTTTATTCCATATTTGCTATGCTGTTTTATAGTAACTGGGATATTTTAAGATTAAAGGTTGTTTATAAAGAAATGTTAAAGTTTATAGATAATACAAAAATAAATATTCCTAAGAAAATAAACCCGAAAACTGGAGAAGAAGAACATACTTTTTTTGAAACGCTGATATTAAAAGTTAACGAATACGTTGAGTATATATCAGATAATTTTTTACTTATTACTTTTTTAATTACTTTCATTTATGGAGCCACAGATGTTGCTAACAATGTTAATAATAGCAATTTGCGAACCATACTCTTATTCTTGTTTGTTTCTTTTATATTTATTGTTGTAACGTTTTTCTTTTATCTTATTAAGTCAAAATATAATATTTCTTCGCTGTCTGATGCATCTGGACTTTTAGACAAGATGACCACAAATACTACTCTTGAAGAAAAAGATTATGATTCTTCTATAACCAACTACTTTTATATAAACTTGGCAATTTATGTTAGTTCTTTAGGACTTGTTAGTTATGCGACTGTTCAGTTTTTAAGAAGCTTGTAAATATAATTACTATGTAAACATATTTAGAAGCTTTATCTTTATAATAGAATATCAACATAATTATTTTAATATAATGAATAATAAGATTATTAAATCAAATGAATTACCATTTGTTAGTGTCTGCACACCAACATTTAACCGCCGCCCTTTTATACCAAATATGTTTAACTGTTTTCGTAATCAAACATACCCAAAACATCGAATAGAATGGATTATAGTTGATGACGGTACTGATAAGATCAAGGATTTAATAGAATCGTCGAACATTCATCAGATTCGATATTTTGAAGTTGACAAGAAGATGACTTTAGGAGCAAAACGAAACTATATGCATAGTTTTGCACGTGGATCAATAATAGTATATATGGACGACGATGACTATTACCCTCCAGAGAGAATAGAAGATGCAGTAGAAAAGTTAGAAGCAAACCCTCAAGCATTATGTGCAGGGTCAAGTGAGATTTATATATTTTTTAAGCATATTCAGAAGATGTACAAGTGTGGACCATATGGTCCAAACCATGCTACTGCCGGGACATTTGCCTTTCGAAAAGAATTGCTTTTACAAACTAAATACGAAGAACATGCATCACTCGCAGAAGAACGAGCATTTTTAAAAGAATATACGATTCCTTTTGTTCAGTTAGATCCTATGAAGTCAATTCTAGTATTTTCTCATGAACATAATACTTATGACAAGCGCAAAATGTTGGATAACCAACATCCTAATTATTTTAGGGAATGTGATCTAACAGTAGATATGTTTATTCGTAAACCATTAGAGCAACCTATTAAGGATTTCTTTTTAAGAGACATCGATGGACTATTGGAAAACTATGAACCTGGTCTTCCAAAAATGAAGCCCGATGTATTGAAACAGATTAAGGAGATTGAGGCAGAGCGTGAAAAGATGTTGAAAGAGGAAATGGAGAAAATGAAAAATAATGCTCCTATTATGCTGCAGCGTCAAGGCGAAGAACCAGTTCAATTATCAAATCAAGAGGTAGTAAATATGATTCAAGAGCAGCAAAAACAGTTAGCTCAACTCGCACAGAAATCTGGCGAGTATGAGAATATGATTATGATTTTACAAAAGCAGTTGATTGAGAAAACAAAAACAGTTCAAGAATTATCTAAGAATAAGGGGATAACTGTTTCTGAGTTACTGCCTTCTTCTAATAAAAAAACAGAAGAATTAGAAAATATGGTAACTATGTTACAGAAACAGTTAATTGAAAAAACGAAAACCATAAGAGAACTTAATAATACAAAATCTGTGACAACTGATCTAGTGAAAGAGAATGGTGAACTTCATAAAATGGTAGGTATGTTACAAAAGGAATTGGTTGAAAAAACAATTGAGTTAAAAGAATACAAAAACACTCCTGAAATAATGACCAGAATACCTATTCAAGTTGAAGATTCTGCGCCAACAACATATAGAAGTAAGAGCGATCCCGAAATCATAATAGACCTTAATGCTGTATACTGTTAATTATACTCTATGAATATATTCGTTATATGAATATATTCGTTTAAAATTCAATATAAATAAATGCGTCCATATTAGTATAGTATATTATTAATATGAACTCTATAAACATAAACTCGATATTTGAAAGAGAATCTATTGCCAATGAAATAAAACAGATATTGTTATCATTTGATGAGAATTATAAAAACGTAAACTACAAGAAAGGTATTTATATTTATGGGTCACCTGGTTGTGGTAAAACTCATTTTGTTATGAATATTTTAAAAGAATTGGATTATGACGTAGTAAAGTACGACGCAGGCGATGTTCGAAACAAAGGGCTCATTGATACGATTACTAGCAATAATGTATCTAATAGGAACGTATTACATATGATGACGAAAAAAGTTAAAAAAATAGCTATTGTTATGGATGAAATAGATGGGATGAATAATGGAGATAAAGGTGGAATTACAGCATTAATAAAAATAATAAGACAAAAAAAGACAAAGAAACAGCGCCTGGAAAACGTTACAACGAACCCCATTATTTGTATAGGCAACTATTACATAGATAAAAAAATAAAGGAACTAATTAAAGTATGTAATACTTTTGAGTTAAAAAATCCAACAACGAATCAAATGAAAAGCATTTTGAATATTACGGTTCCAACTCTCCAATTATCTAAAAAGAGCTACATTGATAGTATACTTACATACATACAAGGTGATATGCGAAAGCTACTATTCGTAAATGAAGTATTAACTAAGAAACCTGAATTAATAACAGAGAATATAATAGAAAATATATTTCATGCGAAATCGTATAATGAAGATTCAAAGAAAATTACAGAGATGCTTATAAATAATAGTGTTAAAATGGAGGATCATAATTTATTTATGAACGAAACCGATAGAACTATCGTGGCCTTATTATGGCATGAAAACATAGTTGATGTTCTTCAAAACAAGGAAATACACAAATCATTCCCATTTTACTTGAAAATATTGGATAATATGTGCTACGCAGATTATATTGACAGAATTACTTTTCAAAGTCAAATATGGCAGTTTAACGAAATGAGCTCTCTTATGAAAACATTTTATAATAATAAATTATATCACGACTATTTCCCAGAAAATAAAAATAAATTTAAACCGGTTGATGTAAGGTTTACAAAGGTACTAACGAAATATTCTACTGAATATAATAATATTTTATTTATTTATAATTTATGTCAACAGTTAGATTTAGATAAAAAGGATTTAATTTCATTTTTTCATGAATTACGGTTATTTAAAGGTGGTGACTTCTGTAATCAAAATGATCAATTGAATGAAGTTGAAAAAATGTTTGAGAATTACGACATTACCAAACTAGATATAAAACGTATCTATAGATATTTAGATAAGAATGTTAAGAAAGAGGATATTATTGAAGAGGGAATAGATGAAGAATAATATTCGTTGCTTTCTCAATGTAAAAAATTGATTTAAACATCATCGAATTAACAATGTTTAAATCATAAGAAATGCAGTTTCCAGACGACACTATTTGGTCTCTAAGATCCAATAATAATGATGAGGAGGATATTTGTCCTACAGAGGAACCTTTCCATTATGGAAATGTATATCTCTACGATTATCAGTGGTATCACGAGAAGTTTCCTAAGGAATGGGCAATGTCCCATCTTCCCGAAACTGGACCTAGACAGTGCAATAATTGTGCTGAATATGGATCAGTAAACGGCGTATTTATTGGTTACTGTGCCAATTGCGCTGTTTATTGCTACGAAGGATCTCGATGCCGTGGATTTATGGGAGACGGTGTGGAGCTGGATAATGAACATCTAAGTGCGTTTGATACATACTTGGAAGGTGTCGATATAACTAGTATTCAACCTATCGAGTATGAGATTAATGACAGTAATGAGAACAATGTTTTCAATCAAAAAAATATTATTGAGTACAATGAAAACGACTATTTTAATGCGGATCCTTACGAAGATGTTGAACCTGGCAGAGATCTAAGCGTAATGGACTCTCATTTCGAGGGAGGTTATAATGATTTCTAATAGACCGATGAACATTGACTACGGAGTCAGTTCGCAAATAAAGTATGCGTCTTAATTGATTTTTGAAATATGTAAAAATTATAATGATTTGGTTTTCCTACTATTTCTTCTAGTAGATTTTTTTTTGAATGATAAAGACGTGGTCTTTCGACTGCGACTAGTAGATCTAGTTGTTTTTAATTGAATAGTATTCATTTCTCGAATCAAATCAGGATGAATTGATGGATCACCTATTCTTCTAGGAAGCTCGCTAGGTTTTAAATTACTAGGATTAATAGTATCACAGATAAATTTGTTGGTTGTCTTGTTACTTGTGTCGCATAAATCTACTCCTTTAAATAATTTCATAAATATACGTAAACAAACCGCCACGTCAACTAAAGCATTATGCAATTGTCCATTTGATTTTTGATGAAACATAACTTGATGTGCTGTCTCTAATCTTGGATTACGCATTTTTCTGTTACCATATTGATCTAAAGAATAATCTATTACTTCGCGTCCGGTTTCATCTAGTAAAAGTTTGTCCATTTCATAAACATGTTTGGGTAATTTGCATACAGATCTAGAATTATGAAGTGTGCAATATCTCATGCTTTTATCCCACATTAATTTCTGTATTACACTTCTCATCTCTGCTTTGTCCTGTTGTGTTGTTTCAGGATTGCGTATTAATAATGTTAGTTCGGCACATATAACATTTATGTCGTATTGTACATTATGTCCTACTACGAAATCTGCTTTATTAAAAAAATTTATAAACATTTTAATAGCAGTGCGAATAGGTATACCCTTTTCTTCTAAATCTGTATCAGTAATACCATGCACTGCAGTGGAATCTGGCGGCACTTGTTGTCCCTCTGGTAATTTAACTAATTTATCATAAAATCCTAATTGTTTCTTTTTTTCAGTATCGTACAATATAAACGCTAATTGTATTACTCTCGGCCATTCTTCTGCTTTTGCTCCTTTGTTTTCATTAAAAAATCGTTCGTTATTTGGGGGTTTTCCTGTTGTTTCTGTATCAAAGCATAAAACTATAGGATTCTTTGACATTTATAGTTATATATAATAAATATAAATAATTATCGTTAACGACTAAAAGTTAACGATTAAAAGTTAACGACTAAAAGTTAACGATTAAAAGTTAACGATTAAAAGTTAACAGACAAAAGTTAACGGACAAGAGTTAACGGACAAAAGTTAACGGCCAAAAGCGCTAAAGTCAGCTGTTACGGGAATATAATTACTATCTCCTTTACTGGGTAATGCGCCGTAATAAGAATATTGGTCTCCTGATTGTGTTCCAGTTGTTGTACCGTAAGGTGATTTGAAAGATCCTTCAGTTCTATTTATTGCAACGGGTTTTCTAACATCAGTGGGACGTAGTGTTAATATGTCTTTTATTCCAGAACCAGCACCTTTTGCTAATCCAGTAACATCATCTACAATTTCTTCTGCGAGGTCTCCTGCCGCACCTATAGCTGTTCCAGCAGTATTTATAGCAGCTGCGCCTACTAAACCAGCTCCTAATAATCCTGCACCAACAACTCCCCCTGCTGTGTCTACTGTATTATTAACTACTCCACCAATTGAATTGGGTCTTCCTTGATAGCTCATACCATCTCCCCTTACTATACTATTTCCTCCGTTAGTTAATGTTCCAGATCCACCTTTTCCACCACAGTTTGTGCATGCACTTCCATGACAGGAAGGGCACATAGGGCACGAAGGACATACAGGAGGAACTATTTGGGTTTTTAATAAATATTTGTCCGAATCTTGATCTGTTATACCACCACTCTTACTTTTCCAATACCAGTACCATTTAAAGTACTCTGACATAGGACTATCTTCTTTGTTAAAAGTCGGTGTAGTGCTTGTGCTAACTCCAGTCGATGGAAATCTACGGACATTATTTAAAGTATAACCATTTTTTTGGTCGTTGCTATAACCTATTAGCGCTATAATAGTATTTGCGCCATTTGCTAAATACACTATTATATTTTGTCCGAGAGTATCGATTTGTAAAAATGATCTGAAAGTGCTATCTGCGGATGAGATAGCTCCAAGTGAGGCCGATGTATTAACTTGTGTTACGGCAGCACCATTTCTACTGATTACATTAATAGTTTTTGTATTTCCGGTCTCACCTGTTTGTATTATCAAATTACCATTTACATCATCATATTTGACGTATTGTCCTATATTATAGACAAGTTTAGTAGGACTGTATAGAGGTTCAATGGAAGTAAGAACGGTTGGTTTAACAAAGTTAATATAGCCATTTAAAGAAACACTGGATCCTGTGTATGAATTTATGTTTATTGTTTTATTATTTCCTAACAAATAACTAGCTATATGAGTGTGAGGGTTAGGCGTATTATTCATAATATGAAGATAAGTATCTTTATTCCATGGAATATAGAACACAGTGTATTTGTCTGTATTAGTTGATTTTGTTTCATACATAAATATATTTTCAGATTCAACCAAAGATATTTGACTAGGAGCGGAATCTGTTGGCATTACAGTTGCGCCTTCTCTTTGTGTTGGCAATGTAATTATTTGACTATCACCTCTTTTAACAACATAAGTGTTGATAATACTTTCTCCAGTTTCATCAATATTTGTTCCTGTTGAATCAACTTCAATTAAATTTCCGTTATTCGGATCTATAAACAAATTATCGTATAATTTATAGGGTCTTGCTGTTTTTGAATAAGTTGGTATATTTACACCATCTAATGGATTAGTTGATTGTTTAAAAGATATAAATGCTTCTTTGAACAAAAATGTATTACTGAACAACACAGATATTACTAAAACTACTAATAATAGTAAAAATAAAACTAACGGTGTAATTTTTATAGATAACATTTGATATAAAGTATACCTCGAAAAAAGATATGCGATAAATGAAAAATTGAATTACTATTTTAAAGTATTGTTATTTTAAAATAGCTAGCATGGAATCAGAAAAGAAGAGAAAACCTAGATCGCCTCCTACAATATTAGATCGCTTTTATAATGAGAAAAATCAATACGAATTCTCCTTAGATGAAGCAGGGAGAGGATGTCTATTCGGTCGAGTGTATATAGCGTGCGTGGTTTTACCTAAAGACCCTACGAAGTTTGATGGAAAAAATATCAAAGATAGCAAAAAATTCACTTCAAAGAAAAAGATAAATGAAGTTGCTGAGTATATAAAGAACAATGCTCTAGCATGGCATGTTGCATGGGTTCCTGAAAACGTTATTGATGACATAAATATTTTAAAGGCGACTATGAATGGTATGCATGAATGTATTCGAGAAACTATAAATAAATTGGGTGATATAGAGATGGATAAATGCATGGCCGTTGTTGATGGTAATTATTTCACACCATATCGTGCGTTTGATCCGAATCGTGACTGCATTGCTGAATTGTCTCATGTTATGATTGAAAAAGGAGATGCAAAATACATGGGTATTGCTGCAGCGAGTATATTGGCGAAAACTGGGCGTGATACGTACATCGAAGAATTGTGTAAAGAACATCCTACTTTGGTCAATAGGTATGGATTAGATTCAAATGTCGGGTATGGAACAAAGAAACATTTGGATGGAATTCGAGAACATGGCATTTGTCAATGGCACCGTAAAACTTTTGGTGAAAATTGTAAGAGTGCTACAATGAATGAAATTTAACGATGCTTTCTAGTTCTACGATGTTTACGAGATTTTCTTTTATTTTTTTGGGATATATAGAACTTTTTACTTTTGAAATTCCTATTTTTTATTAAGCGACCACCAATAGAAGAACTTAAATGCGTAGTGTTTGTATCACCAGGCATAGTCATAGCAGGTATAGTCGTAGCAGGTATAGTCGTACTAATTAGTGTATTAAACTCTTCTGTAAGTTCATCTAATCTTGTTATATATTCGGTAACTGCTGAATTATTTATAGAATGGTCTTCTTGAGCCGGTTCATCCCAATCGATGCAGAATTTGCTATATCTTTCATATATATTATTAAAAAAATAGTAAAGTCCTCGTCTCCCATTAACAACCCTAGAAGTTTTTAATTTGTATATAAACCTTTCAGTTTTATTTACACTTAAACTATTAAATCTAGTTAATAAATCTATAAAGCTTGTTGTTGTTGGATACATTCTTTTATAATTATTTAGAATTTCGTAAATTAAAAGTAAATATGCTGCTGTGTCAATGGTGTTATATATAATTCTTTTATGAAAATTACTAAACCTAAATAATGATTTATTATTGTCTCCAAAATAACTTACTAAATTATGTTTAATACTTTTAATTAAACGAAACGTTTCTAACGATAATTGTGTCGGGATTTCGTAAAACTCATTACAGTTTTCTTGTATAGCGTCAGTTGTTTGATTTATTTTATCTTTTAATTTTTTTCCCAACGAACCGTCATTTCCTATTTTCAAGGTACTACGTAACTCGTTAATACGTTTTATTATTTTGCGAAAATCACCTTCGGAAGGTTTTCCTGTTTCTTTATTTCCAATTTTTATAAGCATTTTATCTATATCATACTCTTTCCCAGAGTTATTATTTATCCTTTTAGGTGGTTTTGATTCATTAATAACTCTCGGTACGTTTATTTTTTCTTTTTCAAATATATCTTCTTCTTTTAACCTCCATATTTTAACATGTAATTTTTCCTCTAATTCATCAAACAGTTTTTCAACTGCCATTCTTGGTGTTTCATAATCACCATTGTCTTCTAACGTCCTTAACGCATTAAAGCATTCTTTTCCACGGTTTGGATTGCCAGATTCGTCGCTTAATAATTGTGGATAATTATAACCTTTAACATTAGACAATAACCCAGGAAAATCACGTTTAATTTTATCCACTTCGTCATTGGGTACTAGTAAAAAAGATTCTCGGCTATATTTATGCGGTTGTAGGGTAGCATAATCAAAACTCTTGCCCATGTATAGTTCTCCTATAAATTCTTTCATAGGTGCTACAAAGACATATTTATAACAGTCCCATATATCATTATCTGAAAATGGCAAGACAAGACCATTTATAAAATGGTGTAATTCAATTTTACTAGGAACGGATGTATTTCCCCTTATGAACATTTCTGTAAAATCAAAATACGATTCCGTACCATATTTAGATAAGGATTCTATCGGGACAGATTGTCCAGTACCATTAAATTGGTATAGTGAATCGATTGAATGCACAAACCATAGGTTTTTATTTTCTATAGCTTCCTTAATTGAAATTGACATTTAATAAAAAATGATACTGTGTTATATATATTAAAGAGAAAATAACTCCTCTACCTTATTGATAGGAACATTCATATATTTTGTTTCTCTATCCATCAAACTGTACCCAATTAATAATTCTTTTTTGTCTTCTAAATGTACAAATCCTAGTGTATACTCTACTTTCTCTTTCTCAAACGTAAAGATTCTACTGTATCTTTTTATTTCCATTGTTTTAAAATCCAGAGCAACAAATATATGATAGTAAAACCTGCGATCTTCGTAACTAACAATATGGCAAATAAACCATATTTCATTTCCAACTCGTTGGCCGTTTGTAGAACCTCTTAGCCATCTAAAAAAATTTGGTGTTTTAAATTCTTGTGTTACCATCATTTTTTTAATAGGATTATTTTTATTATCTATTTTACTAGCTGGGTGATCAACAACATTTCCAATGCGCAGAGGAGACCAGCCATAGATAACCTTAAGTTCTCTATCACTGTTCTCAAACATCACCCAATTTTTCTCTATCTTGTGTTGATTATCTATTTCTAATAAATTCGACATCGTTGATCTAGATTTCAAATTAATTGTACCGTGTTCTACAGACATATTCCCTTGTTCTATTCCACGATTCGCATTAAAAAAAAGCTTTCCATTATGTGCCATTATACGGACATCCTCTAATCCGACGTATAATCCATCATAACATTCATTGTATTTTAATTCAGTTTGGCTCTCAATTTTCCATTCTGTTTTGCTCATGTCTACATAAGCAATAATATTTTTTGTAACAATATTAGTTTGGTTAATGTATTCTCCTTTATTTCCAATCTTATAATTTACATACCGTTTGTTAACTATTAATCTACTTTTAACGAAAGGGTCAATGCATATAGAAGGAGTGCTAGACATAAATTGTCCATCCATATTTATTGCATTACCTACTTGATAAAGAATCTGCGAAGCATTATCGTTTGATTGCCCAATCATATCTTTTAATCTTGGAGAATAAAATTTATAATTATATAAAACGTTATTAGTAATAGGTTCTGGTGCGCAAGGATGTCCCAGAACTTTCATACTAGAAGCTACAACGTCTAAATTTTTTGGATTGCGATAATAAGCAATAACCGTAAATTCATAATCTAATTTGAAGTCATAAATCTCCTTTTCTAAAAATAAATGGTCATTCGAATTGCTTTTCATAAGTTCGTCTCTAGCTATTTCATAAAAGCAATATGCTAGAATGTACTCACTTTTGCAACGATAATAATTAATGATCTTATATAGATTTTCAATACGAGTTGGATAAAATTGATACGCATCCAACCAAGCACTTACTGCGTTTGGAAAATCACTCATATGTTCATAACATTTACCTATGGAGTAATATGAATGCCAAACTTCTTCATTCCAACCACCAAGTTTAATGCGCTCCTTATACCGCGTAATAGCGTTTTCGAATTGTCCAGCATCACGGTAGCTATTTGCTAAGTAAAACGTGTACCGATCATTACCTGGATTTTCTTCTAATCCTTTTAAAAGCAAACGAACATCTCTTTCGAATTTATCTGCTTTAGCGCCACCATCACCAATATCATCAATAAATAATTGAGATTTTTCTATTTGTATGTATACTGAACCAGGGGTAGTTTTTACGAATTCATGTGTAACTCCCCAATAAGAATATCTGGGATCATTTCTTAAAATTCGAACATTTTTATAAAAAAATAAATCAGAACCTTGGAATATATGATAAGCATCTTTGGTCAGAGATTTCTTAAATTCTTCTATGTTTAATTTTGGATCGATACGTAGTTTCATATCAGCATCCAATAGTAGCAAATAATCGGCATTTGGTAAGCCAATGCACGCATTTAGTGCAAATGTGCGATTATATCCGAAATCTTGGAAGGGTTCCTTTACGATTCTTCCTTGTATATTGTTTTTCTCAAAGAATGTTTCGATAAGTTCAACAGTATTATCTGTACTACCTGTATCACAAATACAGTAACTATCAATAAGTGGTAGAACTGAAAGCATTAAACGTTCTATAATTTTACTTTCGTTCTTAACAATCATGTTTAGACATATTTTAGTCATCTTTAATAGTTAATACTAATATGTTTATTTTATATATTATTTTACTCAAAGTATTTTTTCCACACATAATATAGTTATGGCATTTACTAGATTTTATGACGATCCTTCGCGAATTAGAAAACAGACACAAATAAGCAGTTATTCATCTAGATATTTTTTGGATACACCTGGGCAAGGAATTGATCTGCCTTTCATGGAAGACCCTAATATTCGTATGCAGGGTTGGGGAGCAAACCTAAGAAACAATACTATAAATTTAGAAAGTGATTTATTAGGATTAACCCGAAAAATAAACCGGGATTATGTTGATGTCAATGACTATAAACAACATGCTGTCTATGCATCATCTAATACTTACAGAAACGAGGAAAGTTTTGTTGAAGAAAGTAGGGCAACACACCCTGCATGGATGTATAAAGATTTAGAACAACCTCGCTGGGAGTTTCCATTTTTAAATCCATTGAATGGTTTAGAGAAAGCATTCACAGAAAATGTCCAAACACGTATTTTAGAGAAAGATTATTTTGTTCCAACTATTCCTGTTGTTCGAGGAACTGAAGATATGCAATATTATTTAACAGGTAAATCAATATGTATTGAGGGAACTGAAAAAGGGTGTCCAGGAACCTTATATAAAAACCCAATACGATAAATTTTATTATATAACAATATATTAATTATATAATAACATGGAACTTGCAATTCCTGGCGTAGCATTAGGATTATTATATATCGTATCAAATCAAAAATCAAAAAAAGAAACATTTAGAGACCGTAATTTATTACCAAATACAGATATCCCCGATCGCAATTTTCCAAATGACTCTCCTATTACATCATCAGAAACAGATCAAACTGCCCAATTATCTACAACAAACCGATATGATAACGGAGGCGGAGTTTACACAGACAAATTTTTTAATCCTAATATGAATCAACAACAGAGATTATCAAATATGGACAATGCCGCACAAAACGGAAAGCAATTTTATTCTTTAACTGGTGAAAAAGTGAATGCTGGTTACTTCGAACACAACAATATGGTGCCTTTCTTTGGAAGCAATTTAAGAACTCGCGTAGAAGACGAAAATAGAACCGAAGGGCTTTTAGATAGTTATACTGGTTCTGGTTCTCAAATTATTACTAAAAGAGAAACCGCTCCTTTGTTTTCACCAACTGCGAACCAACAATGGGCCAATGGAGCTCCTAATATGAGCGAATTTTATCAATCTCGTGTAAACCCAAGCATGAGGATGGCAAATGTTAAACCTTTCGAGGAAGAACAAGTTGCTCCAGGTTTAGGATTAGGTTATACAACGGGTGGCGCAGGAGGTTTTAATTCTGGTATGATGATGCGTGATAGTTGGTTAGATAAAAGTGCCGATGATTTACGTGTTGCTAATAAACCTAAAGCAACAGGATTAATGTTGTATGGCCACGAAGGACCTGCTAATAGTGCTATTAAATCTAACGCAACATATGAGCAAATGGGTATAATGGAGAAACACCTACCTGATCAAAGCTTTGCTTTAGACACACGTTCAGTTAATGACCCACGCGACATAGGACGTCTTTTTACAACTGGTGGTGCTGAAAAGGGACAGACAATGCGCGCTATACCTATAGACCGTTATGTAACCCGTCCCGAAACTGCTGTATCGTATACTGGTGGAGCAAGCGTCCAAAATCCTGCAACCTATGTTCCAGGCGAATACATGCCATCAACCAATCAACAATTAGGTGCTGTTCCTTTAGCTGTTGTTAATGCAAATGGACGTCAATATGCCACAGACGCGGACTATGAAATAAAAGCTAAGAAAGCTTACCCAAACAACCGGACAATGAATAAAGAAGGAAATTACTTAGGTGTAGTAGGTGGTAGCATTGGAGCAGCAATAGCACCTTTATTAGATATGTTACGTCCTAGTCGCAAAGAGAATGTGATAGGAACTCTTCGTCCATACCAGAATCCAGGAACAAGCGTACCTCAATCGTACATTTTTAATCCTGCTGATCGTCCTTCAGCTACCATTCGTGAGACAACTGAAAAATCTATTAATCATTTAAATGTAAGTTCAATGCATCCAGATGGTGCTTATCATGTAACTGGGCATAACCCAACTTACACAAACCGGACAGATACTGATGATTTCTATTATACAGGAGGATCTAGTGCTGGGGAAAGAGGAAGACAACCAGCATCTTATGTTGCTGGTTATAACCAACGCAACAACGATATTAAATCCAGCACAATAGATGGATATATGGTACAAGGAAATATGTCATTAATGAATGGTGATATAAATATGCGTCAAACATCAAGGGATAATATGTTGAAAAATGAGAGAGGTGTTATAGGAACAATGCCTTATCAATCACCTGATTTGTCGAGCATGGGACGAACATCAGGAACTTCAAATAATCTTTATTCTAATATTAATATTGACAGAAATACTCCTGATATAACGAGCATGTTAAAATCAAACCCATACGTTGTTGATTATCGTAGTGCCCTGTAGATTTTTTCATAACATACATTATGAAAAAATATTTTTTTGGTGCATTTGAAATGTGCTGATTTTTTCGCGAAATTTGCTATTTATAATGCTTCATTGGGAGATTTAAATAATATTACAATAACACTAACATGAGCTTTTGCTAAGTTTTCAGGGTCTGATGGAACGTTTACAGTTATTTTAAATGCTTTTTCATTATTCATATCGTTTTGAACATTCCCTACTGGATTATCATTATTTTTATCATCCATACTGTTTGTGTTAACTTTATAAATAGTCCCGATTCCTTGTATCATTAATAATCCATCAGGTCTTAGAATATTTAAGACAGGGATTGGTTCAGCGGGTGTTTTTTGCTCATTATTTTGTTCTTTTTTTACGGCAAGCAATTTATTAGCTGCCTTTAAATCCGCTACGGTTTTTAATATATACCCTACATCATTAAATGATATGTCTAATGTGAATTTATTTGGTATAACATCTTTAACTAGATCGTTACTATTGCTAGATTTTGTTTTTTTTGCTTGAATAATCATTGTTCTATCTTTTACGTTGTTGTTTTCATCTTTATCTAACGTTGTGTTAACCTTTAAAACTTTATTCATTGAGAAATCATAGGTTGCCATTGTGCCTTCATCCATAAAACCAGCAGATTTGGTTGCAAACCCATAAGAACCAATAGGTTGAGGAATTATTTTGCCATTTTTATCACTTAACTTTACATTTAGAGCAATAGAAATATCTTCTTTATTTCCATCTAATCCTTCTAATAATCTTATATTAAAATATTGAATAATTAGAGACAACCCTAAAAAAATTAGTAGCCCAGCTATAACGTAACTATAAAATCCATTTTTTTTAACCATTCTACATTATTAAGACAAAATAAATAGATGAACTAAATAAATAAAATATCGCTATTCTATAAAGGAAATGATTATTAAAACTGAGAAAAAAGATGGTGTTACAGTACACACAGTTGAGAAAGATTTTGACGACCATGTATTATCCAAGAAATTGGATAAGTTTTTAAAACCTGAAGACATTAAAGATATTATAAGAACCGATACTGATGTTTTTACTGCGGACGGAAGATTACTATTGAGGTTTAGAAAGAGTAAATTAAACAAAGAACATCAAGATGCGTTCTATGATAACGTTATTAAATTCGCTAAGAATGTTTCTGGACTTCGTGGTAGTGCTTCTGGTAGTAAGAAGAAAACTTTAGGACAAGTAAACAAAGTAATGTCAAACATTTTTGGTTATTTTGATCGATGGACACCTAGCCAAAAACTTATATTTAAAAAGCTCGGTAAAAAACCTACTATTAATGTGCGTGAGTGCCGATTTAATATGGATTACCCAGAGCAATATAAAAAAACAATTCCTTTAATTGAAGATATAGATAAATGGTATTCTAAATTAACCCCAGATCATTATGATAAACAGATTAAAAAGGCGCGTCAAACTTATTTTAAGATAGCTAATACATCGTTTACTACCGTTACAACTAATGTAAATTTCCAAACAGGACTTCATACTGATAAAGGAGACGATGATGAGGGGTTCGGCAATTTAGCTGTTATTGAACGCGGTGAATATACTGGAGCAGAAACATGCTTTCCTCAGTATGGAATAGGAGTCGATGTTCGTAGCGGGGATATATTATTTATGGATGTTCATCAACCACATGCCAATTTGCCCATACATAAAAAAACAAAGGATACTATACGCCTTTCTATAGTTTGTTACCTACGTAAAAACGTTTGGTTAAACAGTAAAAATAAAACAAGAAAAATGGTCGAACAACATAATAAAACGATGAAAGCAATGCGCAAATTGCCTAAATAAACCTATAGTTTGCTAAATGTAAAAGCAGTGTCTGTAATTAGCATAGATTCAATTTGATCAAGTGATACAGTATATTTTGTAGGATTTAATTCATATATATTCTCATCGTCGTACTTACACACCTGTAATTTAGTAATGTTATTGTTTGTGTCCTTTTCAATTTCACTAATGTAACAGTTTAAAGCAACATTATTATTATTTATGTTGCAAAATATCAAAGATCCTCTTAAAAGAAGGTTGTTGTAAGCCACTGTGCTAAGGAAGCTAACATAAACATTTTTTTCCTGACCAAAATGTTTTGCTGCCCTATTTACATAACTGTATCTTATATTTCTCACAGTGCCTTCGTAGCAAAATTCCTTCTGTTTCCATGAATGATGCACGTGTTCCGGTTTTGGCGTAATGAACACAGATGATTGTACTGACAAGGTGTCGATGCTAGTTGCTTTCTTCATGATTTTATAGTTACTTTACATTAACTAACTATAAAAAACTTTTCAATTTTTTACACGCAAATTTGTATTTTTACTTCTTCGATTTGCGACTTTTTTTATTTTTACGAGTTTTTCTTCTACCACCAGACAAGTAAATAACAGATTTAGTTGTTTCTCCTGGTTGGTAGTATCCCTTTTCCCGTATAACTCCTGTTCTACCTTTTAAAGTATCTTTGCGGTAGGTTCTAGGAGATTTTCTATTAGGTAGTTCTATAACACCAGGCGTCATAGATCCAGGTTCGTAAAACCCTTTTTCGTATATCACGCCAGTTCTATTCTTTAAAGAATCTTTGCGGTAGGTTCTGGGAGAGCTTCCCCCCTGAGTTGTCACGAGACCACATGATTTGTTTGACATTATATATTATATATTATATAAAGAAAATATGTCAAGATATGAAGATTTACTAAACATTTTGAACTTTATATTCCTTTTTTAGTTTTGTTTTTTGGAGTTTTGGGTAATTTTTTTGTTTGTTTTGCTACTTCGGCATCAGTTCTGGCAGGAATCTTCTTTAAACGAAACTCGGTCATCCCATGTTTCTTAGTAGTTATCTCACCATACTCTCCATATTGCGCCTTTAATTTTTTGGATGCTTCCAACATAGGTTTTAAACGATCTTCAAATGTTCCTAAACCTCCGCTCTTTCCATAATACTTTGTCATAAATCCAACGCGGTTAAATCTAAGAACAATACCATCTTCAACGAAATATTTGAGTGTTCTTTCTACGTCTTCTTTTTGACCATTCTCTTTGGTAATAGTAAGTTCAATTGCCTTTAATTTTGGGCGATTTATAATTCCATAGAACGCACCAACAATATATGTTAAAGCAGTTGTCATTTCAGGCCGACCTTTACGGAAAAAGGGATTAAATACGGGATAAACACCCCAGATATAGGATTTATTTTTATGGCATTCCTTAAATGCATGCTTGAAAAAAGAATCTAGCGATTTACCTTTCGTGATAGAAGACATCGTTAAATCAATCTTAGAAACATCATCGTCGAAAAATACTATGTGTTTTCCTGCGGGGAATTGTTCCATTATAAATTGGCGCTGCGGAACTAAACCTTTAATTCCTACAACGAGCTCATTATACTTTGATTTATCGAGGACTTTAACGTACTCGTCATGTTCTTCTTTATCCGCAACGTAAACGAATACTTTTTTTGCGGGAATATGATTATCTTTTAACATTTGTAGAGTTTTTTCATTGCATAATTCTGCTCTTTTATAAGAAGGAACACAAATAACATAATCTGTCATTATATATATCTTTTATATATAATGAGATAATTTTGGTTTGGCTAAAATCTTCTCCTTCTACGAGTAATTCTTTTATTACCTCCCTTTCGTTTTGTACTTTTTTTGAGTCCACCAGTTTTTGGCGCTTCTGTTGTAACTGCGGCTTTAAATTTATCTATTATTGATTTGCGTTCCTTTGAATCATAATTTTCTAAGGCAGGTGCATCACTTTCCGCTATATCAGCTTTAATTCCCATTTGAGTAATAGCTTTACCATCCTTATCTGTTTTCCAGTATATAGCATATATTTTTCCTTCCCCTGCTGGTGCTGGTGCTTCTACTGGTGCTTCTGCTGACATAATGATATATATAATAATGATAAAAAATTTCAATAAACTATTCTAAATGTTTTACGCGATATACATATGTATATTTATACAAGCACTTCAAGGTCTTCAAACTTCCAATATTCTACTCCGCCATTCGGCAATGGCCGTTTAACGATAAATGGTATTTTTTTTGCGTCGAATTCTTTTAGAGCTATAACATAGCCATCAATTACATTAGGTTCTAGTTCAACAAATGGCTTGGCTCCTGAATTTATTTGTTTTGCGCGTTCTCCTAAAATACGTGCCTTTTCATATCTAGTAATAAAAGGAAGCGTTTTGTGCAAAGGATCGATTATATTGCCATTTTCATCACGAATTACTCTAGACATTATGTCGATTTCGTCATAATTATGTGACTGTAGTTCAGGATGAAAGTCGGAGATAATTTTCTTTTGAGTGGTGTCGTCGAATTTTTGTAAATAGAACTCATCATCATCTTCTTCTTCATCATCCTCATCATCCTGGAGTTCAGAAAATGCTGGTCTTAATGTCTCTTTACCGTCTTCATCTTCTTCTTCCTCATCATCTGACTCCTCTTGTTTATCTTCTTCCTCGTCATCTTCCTCTTCCTCTTCGTCATCATCTTCCTCCTCTCCCTCTCCCTCATTTTCTTCCAGTTGTTTTAATGTTGCTTCATATTTGTCCTTATTAGCTAGATACATTTCCTTAGGTATAAGTTTTTTTAATTTATCTAGGTCAGAAGCCATCGATCCATTTTCATCAGCGCGAACGTTTTCAGCCATCTTTGATAATATATAGGATGATATTTCTAAATTATTAAATAGGGAACTATTAAAATCAATTTTTTAGGGAACATAGGAACCTTATAAAAAATTGAATATATACTAGTTAAAAAACATAAATAAATATCCGCTTAATTATATAGTCACAATGAAGTTTTGCGTAAAATGCGATAATATGTATTACATTGGCGTTAGTATAGATAACCCAAATAAGCTCACTTATTATTGCAGAAACTGTTGCCACAAAGACGAAACCATTACTGAGGAGGGACTATGCGTTTTAAATTCTCAATTAAAAAAGGGCGAGCAAAAGTTTAACCATATTATTAACGAATACACAAAGCAGGATCCTACACTTCCGAGAATATATAATATGAAATGCCCAAATGTAGAGTGCAAGACAAACAAAGACAGCAAGAATGCCGAGGTTATTTATATCCGTTATGATGACGATAATTTAAAATATTTGTATATGTGCACGGAATGCGATACTACATGGAAAACAAACGAGTAAGTCGCACGATAACAAGCAACGAATAAAAACGAAAAATTGATTTTTCTTTTTTATTAGCATATCAGGTAACAAACCCGGCAAGCATTCTTGCGTTTAACACGCTAACCGTTGTCTCAAAAAATTGATTTTTAAAAAGGGAATAAAAATATAACCAGTATATATCCTAAATGCTAATGGAATCTAAGAATTCCAGTGCTATTATAGAATCAAAAAAGTTGTCACTTGTTAAATATCGCGATGTATTCGATTTCCTATCTAAACACGTTCATCAAAAGGATCTTCCTACTACGAATCCCAAACCAGTCACAAACACTAGGATTGGTGATTCAAAACTGAATATTCATGGTGGTTCCTATCATATTCCTGATTCAGATTATGCCCTGTTTTTAGAATTGTATGCATGGGAGGTGATTACTGGAAAAAAGAAGGAATATTTAACCGAGATGCAAAGAGACAAGGATGGTCCAATATTAGTTGATCTTGATTTCCGCTATGATTATGAAGTAGATGAAAAACAACATTCTGCCGATGACATAGTAGAACTCATCGGGGACTATTTAGGAGAAATCAAGAATATATTTCAAGTAGATGAGACGACACGATTTCAGGTGTATGTTTTCGAGAAACCTACTGTAAATCGCATTGACGATAAAACGAAAAACAAAAAAATTACCAAGGATGGGATCCACATGATAATTGGTCTGCAAGCCGACCATGTTGTTCAACAAATTTTACGGGAAAAAATGATTTTAAAAGCTGCTGAAATCTGGAAGAATCTACCTTTAAAGAACTCATGGGATGATGTGTTCGACAAAGGAATTAGTACGGGGAAGACACCATGGCAGCTTTATGGGTCTAGGAAACCAGGAAATGACCGTTACCAATTGACCCGGGTATTTGATGTTTCGTTTGATCCATCCGATGAACAATTTATGTTTCCTGAAATTCCGGTATCTAACTTTGATGTTGTAAAGAACATTTATAAGTTATCTGTTCGTTACAAGGACCATCCTTCTTTGTTTATGACAAGCCAGTTTATTCAGGAATACGAGGACTTTATGCAGGTAAATCGTCTAGGCCGACCTGCAGCTGGTGGCGGCGATACCTCAAGAGTATCTAGCAAAACAAGTTTAGACATATATAATGATGATTTCTTGCATCCATCAAATATAGCTAAGATAAAGAGTCGTGAAGAACTAGATAAATCAGTAAATAACTTCTTAGATAGCATTCAGGTATCTGATTACCATCTACGCGAAACACATAATGTTACAATGATTCTTCCACCTAGCTATTATGGTGATGGGTCTTATGAGAAATGGATTCGTGTTGGCTGGGCGCTAAAAAACTCAGATGCTCGTCTACTTATTACGTGGATCGCGTTCTGTGCTAAATCGCCCACCTTTCATTTTAGCGAAGTACCTGACAGAGTAGAGCGATGGAAAGATTTCGAGAAACGTAAGGTAAACTGTCTCTCTAAGCGCTCGTTGTCGCATTGGGCAAAAGCAGACGCAAAGGATGATTATGAGAGAGTTCGTCGTGAAACGATTGATTATTTCCTAGAAGAAACTATTCGCACGCGTGGTTCATCTACTAGCAAACACGATGATCGCTCAGGTTGTGGAGACACTGACATAGCCAAAGTTCTATACCAGCTGTTTAAGAACAACTTTGTCTGCGTTAGCATCAAGAACAATATTTGGTACCAGTATGTGAATAACCGTTGGCACCAAGATGACTCCGGAACTACTCTCCGTAAAGCTATTTCCGAACAATTGCGTGATTTGTATAACCAAAAGACGTTCAGTGCTATGAATAGCATGATTGTTAATGGCGATCCTCAAAATCAGGTATCCGAAGAAGATCCTGCTAAAAGAAGGTCGATTCGCATTCTAAATATCTGCACTCGTCTATCAGATAGTAATGGTAAGGATAAGATTATGAAGGAAGCTAAGGAGCTATTCTATGACGAAACATTCCTTGAGAACATAGACAACAACCCGTATCTTCTTTGTTTCAAGAATGGCGTTATTGATTTTAAGGAGAAGTGTTTTAGAAAGGGTCACCCAGAGGATAACATTACGATGTGCACTAATATTGATTACATCCCCTTAAATCCGTCGGCTCACCAAAGGATTATGGACGAGATTAATGATTTCATGAATAAACTGTTCCCGGAAAAAGAACTCTGCAACTACATGTGGGATCACTTGTCGTCGACGTTGATTGGAACTGCCGCTAACCAAACTTTTAATATGTATATTGGTATTGGTCAGAACGGTAAATCAGTTCTTGTGAACCTAATGGAAATGGTCCTAGGTGATTACAAGGGCGACGTTCCATTGACTTTAGTTACAGAAAAGCGTGGTAAAGTAGGTGGTCTTACTCCAGAAATTGTCGAGCTTAAGGGTATTCGTTATGCAGTTATGGCAGAACCACAAAAAGGCGATAAGATTAATGAGGGTATGATGAAGACACTTACTAGTGGCAAGGATCGTCTCCAAGGTCGTGCTCCATACATGCCGAAGACGATTTCCTTCCTTCCTCAGTTTAAACTAGTGGTTACTTGCAATGTCTTTATGGAGGTTAAGAGCAATGACCATGGTACTTGGAGACGTATTCGCGCTGTTCCTTTCAAGTCGTTGTTTACAAACAATCCCGTCCAAGATGATAAGGAGAAGCCATTTCAGTTCCAGCTCGATGAGTACATCGACGAGAAGTTCGACTCTTGGAAGGAGGTGTTTGCAGCGATGTTGGTGAAGCGCGCATTCGAGACAAATGGTATGGTTAAGGATTGCGGAATTGTTCTTGCCAAGAGCAACGAGTACCGCCAGAGCCAGGACTACATCTCTGAGTTCATCAATGATCGTGTTATTCGCGATCCTAATGGCCGCATCAAAAAGATGGAGCTTAACAGTGAGTTTACTATCTGGTATGGCTCAAACTATGGTGGAAGATGCCCTGGACCGAAGGATATCCATGAGTACATGGACAAGGAATTTGGCAAGCAACGCGCGCAAGCATGGCATGGGGTTAAGATCCTTTACGACAGAGATAAGTATGAGGTAACCAACGAACCGGAGTTCTTGGACGACATCGACACAGAAGAGCTATAATAAAAATATTTATTAAAAAAAGAAATATTTTTATTTTTTATTGGTTGTATTATAATCCAGTTTAGGATCTTTAAATGGTTTGTTAGTAATTAATGAATACAACATTTTTGAAATATAATAAAAGTATTTTTCTATATAAATAATTATAAACGGATAAACAATTAAAGCTATAACTAAACTCACTTTAAAATTAAAATTAACGTTATAGTCATTAGCAATAAAAAACAAATATAGAACCCCTAATAAAATAATAAAATAACCATAAAACATAAAATTATATACATTACTTACAGTTATAGAACTACTCATTACGCGAATTGATTCTCTGTCTTGTAATACTGCTTTATTTTTATCATTTTGTACTTTCTTATCAAAAATTTTATTCTCTAACTTCACACCATCGTATAAACGTTTCTTATTACTTATATCATCAGTTCGCAATGTACTATTTGTAGATCTTCCAAGATCTTTTGTGTCTGATAAACTTGAAATAAGGTTGCTATTTAATGAATCAACGTTTCCAAGGTTATTCAATTCTTGATCGATTGCTTCAATCACTTTTTCATAGAGTGCTGTGTTTTTTTTTACTTCATCTATTTCAGTATTAAGAGGAATTACAACTTTATTTGTGTGGAAAGCAGGAAGGGTATTGTCGCAATAATAATTCAATGCTTCCAACATCTTGGCACTTGTTTCTACATCTTTAGCTACATCAGAATTAACATGAACCTGTTGAAAATTGTTATTTATACTACTTAATTGTTCAGAAAAAAATTTTAACTCACCGATTGTTTTTTCATCTCCAATCACCCGTCCAAGGTCCCAAGCAACCTTAGGATCTTCACTAGTACACACGTGTTTTGCGTCTGCTGCCATTCTACCCCCCCTTCTAAGCATATCATCAATGTATCCTTGATTAGAAAACCAATAGCCATATTTATTAAATAAAATGTCGATCCCGTCACCATAACTGCCGATGTTAGGAAGATCTGGTAAGGGAGGTATTGGATTAGGAACTGGCAACGCAATTCGTTCTTGATTTGCCTGCGATGGTGGTGTTATTTTTTTACAATCGCTCGCACTAGAATTACTACCAGTATTTACAGTTGCTGGTTTTTTTGATTTTTTTTTATCTTTTTCATATTTAGTTTTTTTTTCTTTCTCATTACGTTCGACAAAATCTTTCAATACTTCTGTAGAATATATATTTTGATCGTTGGGGTTATAAATAGGAAATAAAATCTGCTTCTGCTGTTGTGCAGTTCTTAGATTCTTGCCAATAGCGAGGGCTTGAATATAGTTAGATGGCCATTGCGGTTTAGGGGGGGGTCTTGATTTATTATTGCCCATTAAATCTAATATTAGTTATAGTATTATTAGATTTAAAATTTTGATTAAAAGATATATAAATTCATTCTCGATGGAATATAATTCTATATATATATCTTAAATGGTCCTGTAGTTTTGTTATGTAAAAAGGAAATAAAACTAGTACTAAAATTAAAATAATTTTTATTGTGACATTAAATTCTCTACTATATAAAAAGAATACTAAAACTATTATTAATGCGTAATAGATTACAAAAATAATATTATTTACAATTTTTAATGTTTCTTTTGTTCTGGTCATATAAAATAATTTGCTATCGTCAGTTGAATATTCCTCCGTAGTCGGTTTTAAATTATTATTTAATCTTATATTTTCCGAATGTACAGCATCGTGGTACTGATCCGCGGTTGTATTAATAGATTTATAAAAAACAGCATTTTTATAAAAAGTATCCCCTATTCTTTTTGAATATTCGTTAATGGTAAATGTCTGCGCAGCTTCATAATTCTTATTTTGTTCTAACAATGCTAATTTACTGTTATACGTGTCAATTTTGTTAAGTAATGTAATAAAAGCTTGTTCTCTTTTTCCCTTAAGATCACGTATATCTTGTCTATATCTTTCTATCTTTTGAAAACATTCACTCCATTTGAAAGCAAAATTGTTAATATTATTTGAGATATTATCCGTTGAATTAACTATGTAATCTTTTTGTCTGCTTACAATATCAACTAAACTCCGAACAACATCCCTCCAGTTGTTAATTCTACCAGTTAAATCAGGTTTGCAATATTCAATTCTCCCCCCTCGCATTGAGGAATTTCCCATTGTTGTTTATAATATTATAATATTGTTAGATTTAATTTATATGCATATAATTCGAAAACTCGTATGGTTCATTTGCTAACACTTTCTTTTCTTGCATATCTCCTACATTGTAAGAAAAACTCATAGTTGTAAAAGGAGATATTAGAGATGGAAACAAATCTTTTTGCACACATACTGAATTGCCTTTATCCCAGGTTGTAGTATCAGGATCGCAACAATCAGATCCAACACAACCGTTAAAATTAATGCCGTTTAGCAGATCACCTGTAGATTCCGGTCTATTGTTTCCTAAACCCGAATTATTCATAGTACCTAGATCTAGTTCATTAAAATTCATTTTTCTTCTTGATTGTATATCCAAAAATATAACAAATGCAAAGTAACCTCCGACACATATATCAAGAACAATCAACATCTCAAATATAATCTGAGGAATGAAAGTAAAGCGTGAACTAGCAATACTTATTAGAATGAATACTACTAAAGTTATTATAAATACAATTAATATATTTGTATAACCATTTTGTCTTAATCTATTGCTATTGTTTAATTCAGCAGCTCTCTTTTTGGCGACAAGTATACCGTCTACACTATCTTTCTTATCCTTTAACCTCTTATTTTCTGTATTAACTATATCTAATACTTGGTCTTGTTGTGTTAAAAGGTTAGATGTTGTTATGTCGGCTGCCTTGTAACTATTATATGTATTATCTAATTTTGATTGAATATTACTAATGTCTGTAGCAGTTGCTGGAAGTTTAGATTTAGCATCGCTTCCTAGATCCGCTAAATAACCTTTTTGTATTTCCAATAATCCGTTCAAATTAATATCCGACATTTATATAATATATAATAAAGTAACATTTTAGTTTATTATATAAACAGGATTCATTATTCTAAATGTTATTACTCTTTCGCTAAAATTATGGCAAAAATAACTAACGTTGCTGCAGTAATTGTTCCTAAAATATATACAGCGTTCCCTTGGGCTTCTAATTGACGATTGTCGCTAACTAATCCATCTAATGTTGTTTTGGGCTTATTTAATGTAAAGGGAGTATTGTAATCATAAAGATAATTACCAGACATGTCATCTCGTATACCAGTTCTGTAAATATTTGTTATATTACTTATATTTGATGTTATGTCATTATAGTTCTTATCAACTTTTGTCTCCTTACTAATATAATCTTGGGCAATTTTGTTAAGAGGATCTACTTGGTATTTAGATACAGCTCCGGGTAAACCTATTTCTTGTGGATTACCACTTCCGTATCTTCTATATACATCTTCTTTCTTCTCGTAACTGTGATCATTAAATCCTTCCCTAAATTTATCTTTGCATCTCTCATAAACTTTTCTAGTATCTGGGTCGGCATTTTCTAATCCAGTATAATATACGCTTTGTAAAACCAGTGGTGAAACAAAAGAACAGTTTATATCCCCGTCTATGTTCGATTTGGTAAACTGGTCGCTTATTAACACGTAAGGATTTACCTCAGTTTCTGAATATGGACTATAATTTGTTATATTTCGATGTTGGGGAATACTTCTAAAATCTGTCGGATCTAGTTTCACTTTTAATTCTCTTATATATAGATCGGAGGTATTATATTTTATGCCAGAATTTGGTTGAATAGGGGTATAATTACCTGGTGTATAAGAATCGTTCACGTTTAAACAGTAATTCTTGTTATCGTTTTTTACATACCTGTAAAAATATTTACAGGTTTTATCATCAGTACAATTTTTTTTGCAATCTTCCACTGTTGTGCCAACTTGTCTTTCTTTTGTCATTTCAATAGGTGTTGGAGCTAATCCTGATGACAATTTTAAATATGTATCACCTAATACTAGTGCGGGGTTTTCTTTTTCTATATATTGTAATGTTTTTTTGTTACCATCTACCTGTGCGAAGAATATTTTATCCCATTTTTTGTCTACATCGACTTTGTATAAATAAAACTCGTCTAAGTCAAAGTATGTGGTCTTAATGTTATCATTATTAATAGTCAAACATCCTTCCAAAGTTGCCTTAATGATTAGATTACCAACATCATTGATTTCTAGTTTATACTTATTATTATCCGAAATGAGTATTGCTTTATTAATATCACTTTTTGCTCCATTATTAAGATTTAGTCGGTCAGTAACATTATTATGGTACTTATAATTTGCCCATTGATAATTAACTATAAACCCATCACGGTTATAAGGATTTCTTAATACTTGAACATCCGAACCTGATCTATCTTGAATATAAAAATTACCATTGTCGTCCAAATATATTATTCCATTAGAACTACCAAAATTTCTAACGTTACCATTTGATGTAAAAGTAACGTTCCCATTGTTAATACTTAAGCTTGCGGAAATACTACCTCTATTATTTGCATTACCTGAACTAGTTGTCGGTTGAGTACTCAATATAGTAAAATATCTATAGTTATTAGGTGAACTCTGGGCTGTAGACGCTGGATCGTTTACATAACATGATCCATCGTTTTTTAATGAATAGTAAACACTTTTGTTTAACGCAAAACTATCTAATTCACCAGTTACGGTTGCACGTCCTGTAGACAAGGTAAATAAAAAATTAGCATAGTCAGTTCTGTCTCTGTTAGTTGCATCAATTAATCCAAATACAAAATCATGCCCGCCTCCCAGTTCCCCAAACTGCAACCGTATTGGATACTTCTGATCTTTAACTACAGACCTAGTGCAAGTTCTTTTCTCCATCCCATGTGGACCACCATTTTTAATATTCGCGTTGTTAGTAGAGTAACCATTCTGTGCATTATCACCTATCCAAAAATAGGATGCGTCGTCGCTATCTATGCTAAAAGTCCATATTCCAGTATTATCTGGTATAAAATAACCAGTCCACTCTACAGAGTAGTAATGTCGAAGATCTGAATTAGGAGCAGTAATATAACTGTTTGTGGACGTTGTTATATTTGTAAAATTTATTGTTTTTCCTCTACTTAATACTTGGGCGTTATTGAAAAAATTAACATTGTCAGCAAAGTACCCATCTACGACCTTGAAATTTAAACCCGGGTCTTTATTTTCTGTACTTTGATTATAATTAACTCTACTTGTAGTGCTCGTTAGATCCGAAACATCAGAAACAAAATTGGAATCCCATTGTTTTTTTGCCAAATAAGCTGCCGCGTTTAATTTACACGTTTCTGGGGTATGTGCTCCAGGTATCCGAATCATTGGATCTGGCTGATTTGTCCTATATTCCGGTTTCGAAAAACATTTTCTGGTATCTCTGCTTCTTACCTGAGAAACATCTGGTTGAAAATATAAATAAGAAGAGTTATCAGTAATGGTTTTATTATATCTTTGTAAGTTAGTTGCTATATCATTCACATCTTTTTTAAATGAAATATTATCAGCCATTAATATATAATATATAAACATTATATTATTTATTTTCTTATTGCTCTAAATATTAACATACTACCAACAATAACTGTTAAAAATAACGGAATATAAATATTAGAAGTAGAGCTATAAGTAGGAGTAGGAGTAGTAACAGTTTCCCGAATATGGTCATGTTTTAAATGTTGCAATTGTTTACTAGTTTCATCAGAAACCTTAGAAATTTCAAATCCGGAATAAGAAATCCCACTATCTATATTAGCAAACCCTTCTTCTATTGCGTTTCGGTTAGGTGTAATCTCTATAAAACCAAATAAGTTTATTTGGCTTATTTCAAGTAACTTGTTATTTGGAAACATATCAATAAAAATAAATCTAAGATATCTGTAATAATCTGAAGTGTTTATGTCATATATTCTGGGTTTTCTATCTGAGGTATTTGGTGGATTATCTAAAGGTAATGCCTGTAAATCTAAAAATGTCCATTTGTTTCCATCTTTAGAACCTGCCACCAAAAAAGATCTTGGAAACGTACATACTGTATATTCAGTAAAACCATCATTAATAATGTTTGGAACACTAATTTTCATCTCAACAGGCGTTAAAATACTATACCTAAATAAATAAATAGGGCTTGTAGTAGGTAACTGTATCTGAATCCATTCTCCATTATACTCTTTATTATCTACATTCGTAGTGTATTTAGTTTTAGAAGATCCGCCTCCTTGGTAACTAGAAGGACCATTCTTTGATGAATTATATGGGTCTGTACAGTAGCTAGGAGTTTTAGATTCCTTCATTGTGAATACATATTTATTATCCGCGTAGTTAGTTTTCCATGAACGGCCTCCTCCATTAAATACATTATACGGCATATGATCTTTATCAGAATATGAAGAAGCACTTACTAAATACTCTCCTATATGGTCGTACACTTTACGATAATCATTCTCATCAAATATTGCCTCTTCGATTACTAATCTATTTGAAGTGAATTTTGTTGTATCGTCTGGTATAGGTACTATCTTAAATGGCCTCTGTTTTATTTTGCTAGACATTAGATTATATTTATGATCTATATAATTATAATATAATAAATTAGAGTTTAGTAAATGTAAAATATAACAATGTTGTTGCTAAAATAGTAAATAATATTTCTGTATAAATGACAGAATTATACTGGACTAATCCATCATTAGCTATGACACCGTTTATATTATAAACTTCTTTCAATTTGGCATCCAATTCGCTCCTTAATCTATTGTTTTCAGAATTAGTAGTTATACCAGGAGTAATTAATGAGTTATATTCTGTATTTTTTTTTAATGTCCCCTGTGATTCCAATATGTCAATCGCACGTTTGTATTCATCAAGATTTTTCTTCAAATTAGTTACTGAAGCATTATATTCACTTGAAACAGTTGAACTATTGGGGCAAGTATTATTGCATTTTATATATTCGACGTATTTCTGATTAAATGTATTTAAATCATTCATTACTTGTGTTTTTTTATTCATTAAATAAGCAAAATTCTGATTGTCTAATGCTATCCTTAGTTGTCTTTCATCAAATCTCGACATTTTTATATAATTATACTATATTTATTATTCAACTTTTAAAGTTTTTATAAATAATAACTAATAAAAAAATTACCCCAATCCCTAAATTTATAGTATTCAACAAAACATTATCATAGTTCATTTTTTCATTCATTAGTTTCTCTATTGAACTAGAATGATTGTCTTCAATTCTAGTTAAATGTTCAGCTTTATCTCTGTTTTTACAGAGCTCTCTTTTAATACAATTTCCACTATTATCGCTAAACCATACATTACAAGAAAAGTCCCATGTATAATTATAAGGGTTTAAATTATTGCATTCTCTTTCTGATGGCATTACGCCTTGTCCAATCGCATCTGCGTAAAAAAAATCATTAGGAGTATAACCAACAGTTACGTTTTTAACCATTATTATATATTTTTATGTTATATTTTGTTTCATACACAAACACGATAATAATTATAATACATTGCCGTAGCACTATTTCTTTTAAACTCGCATATATTTCCAGGTCTTAGACACATCGCTAGTGCTTGAGGATCAAACCTAGATATTTCTGGCAATTGCATAGGATTGCTAATATTATACTTTTTATTTAGTTCTTCGACGTCGGGTTTACCTAAAATCCTGCATTCAGGGACTAGTTTATGATTCAATATATTATATTGCAACCTCTTAATGTTATGAATCACTACAAATATACCATCGTGATCATAAAGGTACTTAAGTTTTGTAACAATAGTATCATTCGGTTCATCTTCTGTAATAACAATAAGAGTATCTTCTTTGGTTAGAACGTTTTCAATCATAAACAGATCCTCAATAATATCTTCTAGATTTTGAGGACGAATTTGTTTTGCTGCTAAATAATATTTAACATAAATCTTTCGTTTATTATCACTGTGCTCTAGTAACATATCTAGTTGAGAATTTGAATACATCGCATCTATCTCATTAATGCTAAATCCCTCATATTCTTTGGTATCATATCCTAGATTATCTGACAGAATCTCAATAATGGTTGATCTAGATTTGTAAATGTTTAAGATTCGATTATTTGACGTAGACATTATATACTTAAGGGCTATACTTTTATACTTTTTATTTAAAATTATTAATCAATTTTTCTTCTTAATTATTTAATAACATTTGATCTCATTTTCTATTGATTCTCCAGCTACTAACTTTTGAAATTCTTTTCTTGAATTTTCTGATGTTTCTGCATTTATTGGTACTATTAAATGAATAGGAGCGTTTTTCGCACCATAGTATTCCTTTATTATTTCCTGAGTTACATCAGCTAATGTTAATTTTTTCTCTTTTAAATACTTTTCAAAATCATTACCACTTTCTATTGTTGCATTTGAATATTTTATAAGTAACCATGCGCTAATAGGATTATATGCGATTGATTTGATGTATGTAGCGCCATTTAATTTACTTGCAATAATTAATAATACCGCTCTAAGCAACTTATTATATTTTTTTCCTTCATCTTTTTCTTCTGTTTTAGAATTAATAAGGATTTCCCCAGTAGGAGATATCTTAACTTCTATTGTTGAAATACATTTTTCTTCAGGATTTTTACATAAAGCTAAAACAAGAGTATCATAAAAATTACATGCTATACATACATGATATACTTCACTGTATCTTGCCATTGGTTCTGAATAGTCAAAAAAGTGTGCAAATTTAAATATTAGATTGGGACATTTTACCCTAAGTTTTTCGTTTAAAGATTGTAAGACACTTTGACATTCTGTTAAATCGATATCTAAACTACAATATTGCAATAGAACTGCATCTTTAAATAAATCTTCATTTTTATTTGTTCTACGTTTTTTAGATAATGCCTTTGTTACAGATTCCATTATTTTCTCAGTAATCGGTTTACTTTCTAGATGAAACAATACATATTCTCCATCTTTATTTTTAAAAACAACATGTTTGCTTCCACTGTCTATGTAGTTTACACATTTATTATCCGACGATATTTCGTATTCTATCTTGTAAACGTGTTTTCCTTCATGTTTTCTAGGTAATATTGTAGATTTAAAATCTCTACCTTCAATTCCTAAAATAATAGTTGGAATTGGAGCTGTTTTTTTTGTAGACATATATAATTATTGTCTATAAAAAATACCTTATAACCCTACTTTTTTTATTAGCATTTTACCAAGATCCCATATTCCCCCACCGCCTTCTTGTTTCTTCTCTTCTTTCTCAGGTTTACTTTCCTCTTCAATATTCTTCTTAATCTTTATTTCAGGCATTGATAATGTAGGACTTATATTTATTGCGGCAGCAGGATCGCCACCATTAATAACTTGCTCATCGCTTTGAGGATTGCCTGTAGAAAAATCGCTTCCTCCGTTCATAATCTTAATTACAGGGGCAAAATGAATAGGGGCACCGCCCAATTGATGTTGTGGTTGCTCATAAACGCCTCCTCCTACTCCTAACTGCGTTATGGGTTGCATAGCTACTGACGGCATTGTTTCTGCTACTGGTGAGGCATTAACGAAGTCGCCTGGTCTATAAATATCTAATGCTGTAACATAAAGTGTATTATCCATATCGAATAATTCATCTAAATGCGTTTGCGCTTTAATTGTTATTAAAGTTGGACCGACTTCAACTATTTTCCATATTCGTTTTGGTTGGTTGTCGCCAGTGTAATGTACGGGTTCGCCTTCATTAAACTGTTGGGCTTTTTCTTTTAATATATCCAAATTTGTAGATGGGGAATCTGATTCATTTACAATAAATGGTGAACTATTTCCGTCAACGTCTGAACCGCTTCCAGGTTTCCACACACTAAATGCTGGACTATACATTGGATCATATTCTGGAGATTTCTCTAATTCGTCCTGTGTTTTCTTATACATCTCGCGCAATTTCTCATATTCCTCTTCTGGTGGCGCATAAGCTGGCGAAACGCCTTTTGGAAAATCTGGGGAAGGAGGTTTCAAGCTTTCTGGAGTTTTAAATACATCATCTTTGTTCTTTTCATTCAATAATTGACGTTTAAGATCATTAACTAGCGCCTTTGGATCAAACTTATCTACCAATAACTTCTCTATATTTTTAGAATACGACATATTCTCAAACTGTTGAATATTGTCTTCCGTAATTAAACGCATCTGAATATTTATTGTTTGTAATTCTTGTAATAGCAACTTGAACGAATAAGGAACCGATACAATACTAAAGTTTCTTCCAAACTTAGTAACGTTTTCGATGTTCATATCTTTTCCTTCTAACGACCCAGTATATTTAATAGGCCCATCCGCCATAGGACTTATAAACAGATTTTTAGATGGATTATAAATAGCCATCATTCCTGTATTATTACAAACCGCTATAAAATACTTATCTCCACGTTCCATCATAGATTCGCGTAAAAATTCCGCTGCTCCATGAGAAATAACCGAATCGCGTTCCATCTCACCTATACGCAATCCACCATCATTAGCACGGCCTGATACTGGTTGTCTAGTTAGAGCAGTCCTTGGTCCTAGAGAGCGATAGTTAATCTTATCTTTTACCATGTGTTTTAAACGCATATAGTAAGTTGGCCCCATAAATATTTCCGCACTTATCTGTTCTCCTGTCATACCATTGTACAGTATTTCATTGCCACTAGAATGGTATCCAACGCCTGTTAACATCTCACCGAATATTTTTATCTTAGAACCCTTGTTATTAAAAGCTGTACAGTCACCACTTCCGCCATACATTGCGCATGCCTTTCCTGTAATACCTTCCACTAATTGTCCGATTGTCATACGTGTTGGAATAGCATGAGGGTTTATTATAATATCTGGACGTATGCCTTCTTTTGTAAAAGGCATATCTTCTTCTGCTATAACTAAACCTACTGTTCCTTTTTGACCTGCACGTGAGGCCATCTTATCACCCAAGTTAGGTATTCTCTCTTCACGAATTCGTATCTTCGCAATACGAAACCCTTCTTCTCCTTCTGTAATAAATGCTTTGTCTACTATACCTAATTGTCCTTTTTTAGGTGTTTTCGACATATCTATCTTTACATCTTTATTTTCTGATCCTTGTGCGGCCAATCCTATTAATACAGTTTTGTCATTAATTTCGGTATTTTCTTTAGCTAAGCCAAAACGATCTAATTTACTATAATCATACCCGGGTTTCATTCCTACAATATTTGTTTCTGACTGTATATTTGTAAATACCTTATCTACACTGGCGTTTCCTACCTTTGTCTTTTCCTCATGTGATTCATAGGTACTGTAATAAGTAGTACGGAACAAACCACGTTTTAATGCGCCCTCATTAATTAATACTGCATCTTCCACATTATAGCCAGTATAACACATAATAGCAACTATCGCGTTTTCACCATATGGGTTACCTTCATGGTTAATATGTTCTAAGTAACGCGATTTTACGAGAGGATTTTGCCCATAGTTTAACACAACCGCAGTTTTGTCCATTCGAACTTGATGATTTGTATGGTACATAGAAACTGCCTGTTTACTTTGACCACATGAGAAAGAATTACGCGATGCCGGGTTGTTTTCGGGGAAATTTATCATATTCGCCATCATACCAAAAATAAGTGATTCGTGAATCTCCATATGTGTGAATTTTTTATTCTTATTTTTTTCTAGATCTTCTGCATTTAATGCAATTAGAGAAGTTTCAGATTCACTAGTATCTATGTAATCTATAATTGCCTTTTCTTCTAAGAATCGCTTCAATTTAGCTGGGTTTGATTCCGAATCAATACCTTCATATACTTCATGTAGTTCATACAAGTTGTCCATATTTACATTAAATTTAACATCTTTCTTACGATTAAAACCTGTAATCAATTCATTCCATCTTAGATTGCCGCCTTCTAATCTTTTCTTTATTTTTTCAGATTCATAAGAGAATTTCTCTGATTCTGAGTCCATGTAGAAAATAGGTCGGCATATTCTTCCCGCATCCGTATAAATAAAAATAGTATTCTGTTTTATATCGAATGAAACGCTCGTATAAGTAGGTATTAGCCCATTTCTCCGGAATAACTTAATTTTTTCTACTGTTTCTAGTGGTTTATCTATAGCTCCTGCCCAGAATCCATTGACAAAAACTTTCGTCATTCTAGATAATAAAATCGGTGAACAATCTTCTATTAATCGCATATCGACTTTTTCGCGCAACCATTTCAATAGCGGTTCTCTAGAATATCCTTGGCTAACATATGCAGATATAGACATATGTTTATGTATTCCGATATTAGCACCGTCTGGTGTATCTATGGGATCGAAAAACCCCCATTGAGTTGGATGGAGAACACGTGGTCCAACTACTTTCGCACTTGCATCTAATGGTAAATTTGTTTTGCGTAAATGACTCATCATAGAGTTATGGGATAAACGATTGAGGTCCTGGACAACTCCAATGCGTTTTGTATGGGCGCTAGCTCCCCAATTACCTTTAAATGCCTTTTTAAATCCTGATTCTAGAGATCGTTCACGGAACACATCTCTATAATTATCTCTGATAAGCCCTTTTAAATTATTCTCATAAAGACCACGACCGTATGTTATTTTCTGCTCAAATCCCAAATGGATTTGCCGCTGTTGGATCTTGTAATATTCGCGGAAGAGATCATTTAAAAGAGATCCTACCAATTCAATGCGTTTATATTTAAAATTATCACGATCTGTCGGTGGCTCTAGTCCGGAATAGACAGAAAGCAGACGGGATACCATATAACCTAAGTAATAAGCTTTTTGCGTAAAATTCATCTCGCCAATGTGTGGTAAGAAGTAATCGGCCAATATCTCTAATGTATGTGGTATTGTCTTATGTTTTTGTAAATTCGCTATATATTGAAGAGCATTCCGTTGTGTTAAAATTCCCCCTGCATCATGGACGGATGGTGCAAATAAATCAACCATAGATTCATATTTATCAATATCCAATAGACACATAGTAATAATTTGTTTATCTGATATTATACCTAGTGCGCGAAATAAAATAAAAAGCGGAACAGGTTCTCGAACGTTGGGTATACTAACAACAATATTCTTATTTGTATATGATGGAGAGGGTGCTTTAATTCTTACGGCTAATGTACGTATAGGTTTTGATACGTTTTCAGATACTGATAATATTTCTGCTGAATATAAATGGGTGTCGTCGTTCATTTCTTTAATATTTAACATATTATACCCGAACTTCTCTTGTGAAATGACTGTTTTTTCTTTACCATCGATAACAAAATACCCACCTACGTCGTTCAAACATTCACCCATTGAATGCCGAACTTCTCTAGGGAGACCACCCAACACACAGTAATTTGACTGCAACATAATAGGAAATTTTCCTAAAAAAATCTTCTCTAAAACTATGGTTTCCTTTTGAACATTTGGCGCTATCATAGATTTCTCTAATGCTTCTCTAAAAAGAGCAGTTTCTGCTGCTGTTAGTTCGTCGTCTAATTTATTTTTCTTCCTTCGAACAGGTGGTTTTGCTCCACCTAAAATCTTGCCTTCTTCTTGGTCCTTGTTTTTATTATCTACGCTTTCATAAACTGTTTGTTGTCCATCTACTGGTTCAGGATCTTTGGCTTCCTTTTTAATGTGTTTAAATTTCTCATCACCTTGGTATCCACCCAACATTTCGTCCAACCCAGGAACATTAGGTTCTTCATCTTTTCCTAATATTGTAATAAATTCAACATCTACGTCATAATGCACTGTCATTCCATATGTCATGTTTCTCAATCTAGCTTCGTTTGGAAACATATAATGGGCGTCATTATCGTCATAAATAATAGGTTTTCCAAAATAAATTTTATCCCCATTTTTGCCGCCAAAGTACATTATGCACTGGGAACGATAGTCATTTATTTCGTCATCGTATCTTGTATTTATTCGTAAAGGATTCTTTTCCTTGAATATTCTGAATATACCATTCTTAAAAAAGTCATTATAAGAATCTATGTGGTGTCTTACTAAACTTTGTGGATTGTCTTCAAAATACGTATTTATTATTTTCCATGTGGTTGAATTATCCATGATAGATTTGTATATAAAATAGAATATATATTTTATGTACTTTTATGAAAAATTGATTCTATGTTGATGTCTATATTATTACGTTATAACATTATCAGTTCTTTAAAAATGTCTACTGCAGCAACATCAGCGACGTTAATTCTGGCCGAAATTAGAAAAAGGCGTTCTGAAGAACCGTCATATGCACCAGACATATTTGGTCAAGAAAATCCTATTAATAGTCAACCTATTCGTGAACCACGTGACGTAGTTATTATTTGCCAGAAAATAATAGATATCGTTCCTGAATCTGAAGTAGATCTCCTTAATAAATTGACAGAGTTTAAAGATAGTTTATGGAATCAAGCACCTGAGCTTAGAAGAGACGCGATCTTTTGGAAACCATTAGGTAACATTCTAAACCAAAATATTGATTCGTTTCACGAGGAATGGCAGAAAAAAATATTGAAACTATTCAACGATGAATAATTTGTACACAAATTAACGTAACCTGCATTTCATTATACAAATATATTATTGATTACCAGAAATGATTTTTTAATTAATATACCGACAATTTAATTTAGAATAATTATTATTTTCTTACCATAATCTATAAAATGGCGGACACCATGGATTATTTATTCGGACCTCTTAAAGAGGACTACTGCATTTGGTTTTACGGGCTTTCTATATTTTGGTTTATCTATATGATTATGTTATTAGTAGTTGCGATATATTATGGTTTAACTAAGAAAACTGGCGCTATATTCTGGGTTAATGTAATTGCGCTTCTTCTTGGCTATTTTTTCTTTTATTTTCAAAACCGTTTATTGCATACTATGTGTACAAATCAAAAATAAACAATTCGTTCGTTAAAATTACTAAAATCGATTTCTCTTATATAATATAAATTCCCAATGGATATTTTATATTATAGTAATTATTGTAAACATAGTCAAAAACTATTACAAACTTTAGTAAAATCTAATATGTCTGACAAAATAAGTTTTATCTGTATCGATAAGAGATATTCTGACCCTAAAACAAACCAAACATATATAGTTTTAGAAAACTCTAATCGTGTTATTATGCCTCCTAATATTCATAGTGTACCTGCTCTTTTATTAATTAAGCAAAACTATAAGGTTTTATTGGGCGATGATATTTTAAAACATTATCATCCTCAGATGAAAACATTAAACGAACGCGCAACAAACTATAATGGCGAACCAACTGCATTTCCTATCATGTCTTCTAGTGGCGGAACAAATATTGTTTCTGAACAATACACAATGTATAATATGACACCAGAAGAATTAAGTGCTAAGGGGAAAGGTGGAAATCGTCAGATGTATAACTATGTATCGGCTGGTGACGACATTAAATTTATTGAGACACCACCGGATACTTATCGACCTGATAAATTATCAAGCAGTGTTACAATAGATACATTGCAACAGCAACGCATGGATGAAGTTACAAAGATTGCTCCTAAACAGCCATTTATTTAGCAGTTGTGACATAACAATTTTAATCTTCCATCAAACGATTGTAATGATCTTGCACTTTTTGCAAAAGGAGTAATATCTTTTATTGACAATTCAATAGAGTGCGAACCAATTATCCACCGAACGGGACTATATAATCCAGTTGTAAGTGTTCCGTCATATTCAAAATATTTGTAAGGAACTTTTACGTTTAGTTTATTCAAATCAGTTCTTTCCTTTTTATTAGATATCACTCTTCCAATAACTAATATGTCTGAATTTGTTGTATTGCAACAACCGCATATATCAGGACAGTATAACTCGTCATAGTTTTCGCTATCGCAATTTTTAAATACATAATGAATCTCAGAATTATATGATTTTTCATCAACAACGTGTTCACTTGGAATATGAAAATGATATTCAATTAGTTTATATTTTTCTGAACGTATTTCCAATAATATTTCGTCTTTAACAATAAAAATATTTGAACTAGGATCATATAATGCGCCATTGTTTTTCCCGCGGACGTCTATTACTTGATTTATACGTATAGAATCATTTTTATTTAACGATATAGGACTTTGATAAGAATATGGTTGAGACATATATAATGTCATTTTACTACAATAGTTGCTAAAATTAAAACAGAACAATGTTGTAAAATACAGTTCAAATTACAAATGTAATAATACAATACACATTTTCATATTCAAAAGGAATATATTCCCTTTTACTTTTATTATATGTTCAAAATTATATAAATAATTGTTACATTTCTAATATAGTTAATATGACAGATAAATCAACTATACTAAGAACATTTAATAAACACTTTTTTGATTTTCTAGAAGATATTAAAGTGGTTTTGCCAGAAAATAAAGAAATAATATATGCTATAACTTCGTTTAATACGATTAAGAGAGCAAATCCAACTGTTATTGCAAAATCATGGTACAATTTCATCTTTTTGCGTTATAAAGGAGTCATAGACAACGGTAATTTAGATTTCTTCATTGAAAAAGATTATGCTGACGATTTATCTAATGTAAATAGATCAGAAGATATAATTAGCATGATTGATAATATTAGGAAGCCCATTAAAGAAATGGATGAAATAAATAAAAAACATTCGTTAAAATATATTCAAAATTTATGCAAGTTATCAGAAATTTACAATAGTGTAGCGTAACTCTTTATTGCCTAATTGCTGTGCGGATTCTTGCGGAACTCCTAAGCGGTTTTACCTCTTCAGCTATCAAAACTTCAGGATTAACGTCAACAATTACTGCTTGTTCTACATTTTTTTCACGAATAAGTGTTTGAATCGCAACCCCTCCCTTAGCCATATCGCACCATCCTAGTGAAAACGTGGGAGGTCCCAGAGGTCGCCATCCTTCTTCTAGTTTTTCTGTGACCACACAATCGAATTCCTGCATGTTTTCGTGAAAGTTTTCATTTAATACTTGCCGATTGTTAGAACGTGCGCTATTCCCATAGTACTCAAACGTCACATAGACATTAAAGTACTCCAAAACCTTGCTATCTGTTACTTGAGAAGACATTTTGTTGATTTGCTTTTAACATATTTCATGCAAAAGGATTCAATTTTTTTGCATCTGTGCCGTATTATTATAAGGAATCTAAAAACAACATAGAAATAAATCGGTATATTAAAATATAATGAATATTTTGAAAGCATTATATTTTTTGTTTGCGGCTGTGTCTGCATTTGGACCCGCGACAGTTTCTGAATTAGATGTGGATAAGTATACTGGTCGATGGTATCAAGTTTTGGGTGCACCCACAAATGAAATCTTTCAAGGTTATGGAACATGTTTAACCGCTGATTATAGCTTATTGTCAAATGGGTCAGTAAGTGTATTGAATTCTCAACTTGATAAGAATGGGAATTTAGAAGAGATTGCTGGATATGCATATTATAAAAATACTAGCGAACCTGGTAAACTTACTGTATATTTGGAAGGAACGCCATTTGATGGTGCATATTGGGTAGTTAAATTGGGCGAAGTAAAAAGTGATCAATATCAATACAGTATAATTACGGTTCCGTCTCAGATTTCTTTATGGGTAATCGCGAGAAATGTTCAAGAATATTATAATGATTATGCTAAAATGGTTACTGACTATTTGGACGCGCAAAAGTATCATTATGAGATAATAGTTCAAAATACTGATTGCAAATATGTGCCATTAATGTAAATTATTTTTTTATTAATGGGTAAATAGCTAAAACCATTAATCCTAATGGTAAAAATAATGGTTCATAATAATTAAGATATATCCAAATCATAATAAATATTACGGGAAATATATGATGAGATGGTATTAATTCATAACACCGAGCTGTTCTAAAATATATCCATAATCCTCCACTAACCATTGAAATTATAACTTTACTATTAAAAGAAATATATTTGTCCAAAATCATTATATACTATAATTATATAATGTTTACTGATCTTTATCTAACAACAACAAATCCAAATATAAAGATAAACGAATTATTTCATAGCAAGATTATCATACAAATAGTATTATCCGCGTTTTTTCATACAATAGTTTACGCATCATTGCTTAATTTAACAAATTATATATTCATAGGAAAAATATTATCTAAACTAATTAACTTTCGTCTTATATGTTCTCTATTCATAATTATGACATTAGGATTTTTTGCTAGATTTTTTCACGTAAAGGAAATTTATAAATCATACAACTACGATTTAGAAAAAACTCGTAATCACTTAGACAAACTTTATATCGGGTGGATATTTATTTCATAATAAATGAAGAATATTATAGTGGTGAAGATTAAAAAATATTACGTTTTACAATATTGAACAATTATAAAGTTTGTTCATTTATAATTTTGTTATTAATAATTTGTAAATACTTGCCATTCCGCTATCAAAATTGTTGTATTTAACTAGTTTAAAATCAAAATGGTATCCTGGATACCTTGAAGACAATCCAGTTTTGCTGCAAATATAAACGTCAATAAAACTGGATAAACACGGGTACTTCATTGGATTTTCACCAATATTCCCGGCTACGTAATGTTCTTGGTTTACATTATATTCGAGTCCGCCAATTTCCATAGATATTTTTATACGCGTTTTAATTTTAAATTGGTTTTTATTTATTGTTTATTTTTTTATGGGTTTCCTGAATGACCGAATGAATTCAGTTGTATCTTCGCCTTCGCATCTTTCGCTGCAATAATACTGCGGATTGCCCCCGAGGGATTGCATACAGCAACCATACGATTTATGGACGCAATCTTTTTTAGATACTTCTGCTCCATCCACGCAGTAAGAACAGATGGTGAAATCCTCCTCTGCACACTGACGACTACAGTAGTGATATATGTAGCCAGCGATGCTTTTTTCGTATACTTGCATAATGGGCACGGAGCAAGAGTGGCAAGAAATGGTGTTCGACATATTGTGTTGGTTAATGTTTGAATTATCGTATTATAACAAAAAGGATTCAATTTTTCGGTACTAATATTATAATTACTATTATTTATGAGACGATGCTAAACAAAATTGATTCCTTTTTCAGAAACGTGTGGATTGATAAAAACACACAATCAATATGTCATCTGACGCAACTGTTAATCAAGTGGACGGAGAGTACTCGTTACTTCTTACTCAATCAGGTATCGACAAAATAGAAAACTATGCCACACAAAATCCTAGAGTTACAATCAACCTGGCTCCGACACCAAGCACTTACACGTGGGAAAACCCTCAAGATGCTTTACATTATCAACGCTTATTATCGCGGAGTTTTCCTGCGGCAGCGGCTTATGCAAGGGAACGCGGCATAATAAATTATAAATAAATAAAAAAAATAAAAAAATAATGATTACAATAACTATTTTTTTATATATCCGGGAAATAAATATAATTTGGCCTTTTCTTTCATTAATTTTTCAATTATTGATGTTGGTTGTTTTGTGTAATTCAACATCACGAAAAAGTTTTCAAATTTTTGGCTATTATTTTTTACACTTTTTTATTTCCACCTCATAAATGAGGATTTTCTATTTTTATTATCTTATATGTTGTTCTAGGTTCTATTGCATATCCATACTGAGTTAGAACAAAAAACATGGGCGTTGAAATATCTTCCTCGGAAAATTCGTTGTCTTTATTTTTTTCATAAAACTTATCAGCAGCTGTTTTACCTAAACTAAAGGGTTTATCATTTTCCCAGTGTCCTTTGTATAATACAGTTCCATCGTTTGTTCTTAATTCACCTTCGCCAACTCTTCGCTCAAGTTTCCAATTACCTTTGTATGTATCTCCATTAGCATAGGTCATTTTTCCTTTACCATCTCTAAGGCCGGATTTAAAATCACCTTCATATATTTCTCCATCTCTATATGTCAATTTTCCATTTATAATTATTGATCCATGTTCATTTACATCAAAGACACCTTCTAATATATCTCTATCAACTGGCTTTATTTTATCAGGATTTGTTGCGTTATTTGTCTCAGGATAAGTTATTATTCCTTTTCCGTGTGGTTTAAATTCTTCACCTTTTTTAATAGTTTCGCCTTCATATATAGCGTCCACACAACCTTGTCTTGAGAAAGGTTTTCTAGTATAATTACCAAACGTTAATGTGATTGTTTTAACTTCTCCACCAATAATCTTATTTTTTTTTGTTTTTCTAATCTTGTTATTGTTTTTTTTATTCGTCTTCATTATAAATATTAGATAGATAAAATATAATTTGCTATTTATTTATTTTATGGGCATTTCCTTGATTTTTATCGATTTTAGAAAAACATGATACATTGTGGAGAACTAATTTATATGAATATTGTATATAATGGGCAATGCAAGCAGTAAAAATTCATCTAAGTTATGCCCTTGCCCTGAATCAAAATCATCTTCTGAATCAGCACCAGAATCAGCATCAGAATCCGTACCAGAATCAGCACCCCCATCAGCACCAGAATCAGCACCCCCATCAGCACCAGAATCAGTACCAGAATCAGTACCAGAATCAGGATCAGCGCCGGTTCCTGAGTCAACAACTGAACCAGAATCAACAGGCCCCCCTCCTGGTTTTCGAGGACCTGGCTCCAACGCAACAGTTAAACCCCCAGCTAACACCGGCACGAATATTTTGTATTATGTAACAAGTAAAAATGTAGATGAACTAAATAAATTACTTGATAAATGGTCAGGGAATGAAGAAGCCCTCAACTGGGGAAACTCAATTGAAGGCACAACAGCTTTTCTTGCAGCTTGCGGTACAAACTGCATCGAATGTTTGAAATCTCTACTAAATACGTCGGGTGTAGATGTCAATCTGGCTGACAAAACTGGATATACAGGATTGTTTTGGGCAGTTATAAAGGGCAATATTGATATAATTAAGGAATTACTTGATAAAAAAGATTTTACGAAACTGGATCTTGATAAATCTCCTATTAAGGGACAATATGCGGGCTGGACCCCACTTAAGGTAGCAAATTTTTTGGCTTCACCTAACAAAAAGGATTTTGCAAGCATCGCAATTATGCTTGAGGATGCGGGTGCTACCAAAACACCAAGTAATCCTGTAACCAAAGGAGGTAAAGGTAAAAGTAAACATCTTCGTAGAAAGCGTTCAAAGAAAACTAGAAAAAATCGCAAAAGAAAACTTTAACAAATTTAGGAAAAAATATTTTTTATTTGTTAACGAATATCTTTAACAATAAAAATGGGAGTTATTTCCATTTTTTATTTTTCAAAGGTTTAAATGAAATATATGCATATAATATATAATGTCTAATTTGCCTACTACTTCAAATGTTAATAGAGGTGTCTTTAGTGATGGTGTGGTCTGGGTTGAGATTTGCCAATTGGCAAGAACTGGTGATTGCAACATACTAAAGACAACTATAGCAACACATATGAACACCCCTGGTTTTGATATTATTATCAACGATGGAGACGAAACAAACGGTAGCACGCCTCTTATGTATGCATGTGATGGGGGGCACGTTGATTGTGTAAAAGTTCTGATAACGGCAAAAGGCATCGATGTAAACAAAATTGATAATAATGGTAGAACGGCGTTACACTGGGCAGTACAGAGACAAAAAGTAGAATGCGCAAACGTGTTGCTTGCAGTCAATGGTATAAAAGTTGACTCGGTTTATAATGGTGTTACCCTGCTCGGTCTTGCAGAAGATTATGCTAAAAAGGGTATACCTGGGTATGATGGAATAGTAGCAGCAATAAAGGCCAAAAGTTCTACCGGCAAAGGCGTTTTTGGTCTTGGGTTTTTTGGAATGGGTGGAGCTAAAAGTAAAAGTAAATACAGACGTAGAAAAACAAAGCGTTCAAAGAAAACAAGAAAAGGTCGCTCAAGAAAACATTAGATCTTTCAGCGTTGAAATGTGTAAAAAGTAGAAGAGTAAGGCAGAACCATTACTCTTCTACTATTTTTTTACTTTTTACACATAGAAATCTAATTCTCCCCCAATCCGAATAACTTCTCATTGCTCGAGTCATTGTCTCCCACTATCTTAAAGACAAGGTCAAGCTCTTCTGAACATTCACGAAGCTCATCAACCCTGCGTTGATGTTCTGTTTCAACCCAGGGTTGTTCATCTTCGACACCACATACTTCATTTTCTGCGTCCATTCCCGGACCTCGTTCGCCGTTGTAATCATAGTATGCACAGTTCATGCAATAACCAACAAACGTGTTGTCTTTATTGCCATAGTCGTAGCAGTTATTGCACTGTTCTGGTCCGGTTCCTGGCAAATGGTTCATCGCCCACTCCTTCGGGAAAGTATTTGCGTATTTATATTGTTCAATCATGTAGTATTCACCACAATCGACCGGCTCGTATCGCCAGCCGTCATCCTCATCGATTTCGCCATTCTCGCACTTAATCTCGTATAGAGATGGGCAAATAGAACTTCTTCTTGTCATATTGTTCGCGTCTTTTATAAAGCAATCCAAAAATTACAAAAAGTTTTCAATTTTTTAGCGCAAAAATGTTTATAAAAGACCCAACGGAGGAATTGATACGGTCGTATAATGCCGAAATAAATGAGTTAAAAGAAGCTTTGGTAAAAAGGAAAGGTGGTTCTACAATGAAAATCTAAATTGTTTGGAAATTGATATTATCTGTATAAGATAACATCAACAATATTGTCGCGTATTATTTGTGGTTTTTTCCGCTCTTTCTTTTACCTCCCTTCATTTTTTTCATCGAGCTTTTACGTTTACGAGATCCGCCAAACGCACTTGGGGCAGGAGCAGGAGCTGCTGGTGTAGAGCTTCCAAACCATGACGAATTTTGTTTCGGTTGTTCAGGAGTAGATTGTGATGCTCCCATTCAAACTGTTCTATATATTATTCTAAATATTATAAATTCCTAGAGTCCCAGTTTAAAATATAAAACATTTCCCTAGGTTCCATTTTATTAAAATAATCAACTATGTTTTTATAACGTATCTTTGTAATTGTGTGTTTATCTAATCTCGGTAAATAAACGTTATGGTATATTTTATAAATATGCGATTCATATTTTGCTAAAACAGGTATATCTTCTTTATAAATATACCTAGACAAGTACGATTTAAAAACTCCAGTAATAAATTCATTATAAAGATTACGTAAAAAATAAAATTCTTTTTTAAATCTCGGAAATAATGCTAAATATTCATTTATTTTTTCTTTTCCCAGATTATTCATGCAAAGGAACTGATATTGAACGCTAGGTTTAATCCTAATCAAACTTTTAATATCTTCGTACCGTTTATTTATTAGTTTTGTTCTATCACCGGTTTGCATATTTGTAATCATATACCCTTTTATCATTAAATAAGGATCAATGTCACTATAATTTGACACAGTATAACTTTTTGGAAATTGTATTACACCATTATCGTGTCGAAAAATATTCCATTCTTGATATTCTATCTGCGGAATAAATTCTACGTCGTTATTATCTATTAAATATACACCAATTAAATACAATGTTGATTTATTTACTGTAAATATAATGGAGTTCGATGAATGTTGCATTACAAAATTGTAACAGTAGTCCTTTGGTAAATACTCTAAAATAGCAACATCGTTTAAATCCTTATTAATAGGTTCTCTTAATGCATCTAAGAACATTTCCAAGAACGTATATTGCTTTTGATTATCTTTGTTCTTTTTCCCGTAAAACCAATATTTCCCTCCAATTGAGCTTTTTGTCGATATATTCCACTTACTTATGTTCTTATCATAGAATAGATTGATGGACGTTCCCTCAATGGCTTCGTTTATATAAATATCATCGTTAATCGTGGGATTATTGGCTAAAAAAATAGAATAAGGTATTGATTTCGGCGGTGAAAAGCATACAATTTTTTTGCTAGGAAATGAAAATATCACCGACCTATATAGACCAGTAATTGTATCATCAAATGACATAAAATTTTTATCATAATTTAGAATCACATACGTAGATAAACATGTATAGTAATGTTTTTTTTTAATCCTTTCGCTGTTAATAGCGTCTAAATTAAACGAATATCTACGAATCATTTCTTGGCTCGCTCTCATATATAATTATATATTTTATAAACAGTTACTTTTATTATATTTGTTATAATAACTTTTTCAACTCAATAATTGATTGTAACAAAATATAATTTAGATGGATATTATATACTTTGTTATATAAAATGGAATCTGAAAAAGAAACCTCTGATTTATCGTCCAAAGAAGATTCAAAAGATCAAACCCCGACTACTTCTTCAGATGAAAATTCATTACCATCACAGAAAGATGTTGTAGAACAGAGCTTAGAGACCCGTAATCTTTCCCCAGATAAATTAGACAAATCCATTACTTTAGAATTCGGCGATATTATTGAAATTATTGCTCCAACTAATCCCGAAATACATGAGATGAGTGCCCTAATTACTTATATAGATAATGAAAAAATTAAACTAATTGATGTTACGAATTATAGCTTCTATCGAGTAAATATTACGGAGGATGGTAATCTATCAGATGAATCTATTATACAGATCAATTTGCTTAGTCGTAGCGAAGTAAAAGGTTATGCTCGTCAAAACAACCTCATTCCTCGAACTTGGATAGATATACACTTTGGTGGTGACATTCCTGCTATTCTTACTGGAGAAATAACCAATCTAGAAGAAGATATGATCGAAGTGACCACTATTCCTAATTTGAAAGCTATTTATATCAATTTTGGTTATAAAGGAATACCTGAAAACATCCCTATTGAAAAAATAATTATTCGTGAAAAGCCATCGTTTATTAAAGTTCCTACCCTTACTATGTTATCTGATAATTTAGAAGAACAAGAAGAATACGACCCGGTGAATGATCAAGCTCTCATAGAATTCACTGATTCAGGCGAATCCATAATAACAATTCCTAAGGGTGCTAAACCTGAGAAAAATATTCGCGATGAATTACACGACATGTATGTAGAATCAAATGGAATTATATTCGGAGAACAATTAGGAGAGATCGAACAGTTAGTTGAAATACCTGAAGGAAATCAACGATTCGGTATAGACGTGCAGGTTAATGATATGTTAGACGAGCTTCTCTCTAATGTACCTAATAGCCAGCGTAATAGATCTGTTTTAGATAATATTCATTTATTAATTGAAAGATACAAACAGCTAAGAAGCATGTACTCTAAATTTGATAAACACGACAACGTTTATGACGCAAAAGTTCTCGGAATCTCTCATAAACCACTCATTGAACATATTGAAAAAATGGATAAAAAACTTCAATGGATTGTACCTGTAGTAGCTAATCGCCGTAAAATATATATTGATGAAGATGATGAGGAAGAAAATGTTGATTTGCCGGAAATTACAATACAAAAAACATCGACTTCTTTACGCATTATTGAAAAGAAACAAATAGAATGCAAAAATGATAATAACGATCCAACGACACGTTATGAATCGGTCTATAATGGATTTCATCGTTTGACTACTCCTTTTGATCCACCACTTAATAAAGATACGTATTTACATACTACTAATGTATTGACCGGTATAGATTCTATCATAGGTAACTTAGAAGAATTTTATAGTACAGTATATAAAAACCATAACATAAATAGAAAGCAATACGTAATACAGAGATACGACTTGGGTCTATCTAAGCTAGAAGAACAACATCTAAAAAATGGCAAACAACTTTATATTCGTAAAGCAATGACACCTAATGACTCTATGACTATAAAATCTTTACTAATGTTGCCAGAACCAGTTATACGATTCTCTTCTATTGAATTGCCAACAACTGATATATTGAGTAAAGCTACACTTCACCAAAACTATTTTATGTTATTTAGGTTCTTAAAGAAGAATCTAGATATTGTACCACACGTTATTAATGACTTATCTAGAGAATTGGATTATGAGAAGATGGAAAAGGATATGAAAAAGGATTTTTTCTCTGGCGTTCATGAGTTTATTTTGAGCAATGAAGTTATTGTTGACAAAGAAGAGAAAATGAACAAATTCTTAGATGTAATTATACCCAAAACCAGATTTCTTATTCGAATTATTCGAAAACATTTGAAAGATAAGTTATCTTTTATTGATGTAGTGCAGCAATTAGAACCCTTCGGTGTTTATCCTTCCGATATTAGTTATAAGCAGTATATGGAAATTCGTCATATAATTAAAGAGAGAATTACCGAGGTTCGTGACGAAATAGAAAAACGATCTATCAATTTTGCTATTCTAAGAAATGCGAAATATGAGGTTGCCGAGAAACCAAACCCAATTTTAAGAGTTTTGACCGAAAAGAAGGATTTCTCTGAAGAATTCTTTAAAGCATACGGATTAAAGGGCAAAGAATTACCCGCGTCTAGTTCTGAAATATTAGTAAATATGATTAAGTCCGACAACGGTTCTTTATACACGAATACTCTTACATCTATTCTAATATCTCTTATGACGCCTAACCAATTACTCGATATATTATCAGAACCAAACCTAGATGATATTACTGATATAGAAAAAATAAAACCCACTGATTGCGTTCGCAAATACTTAGCAAAACGCTATTCTTCGATTCGAGACATGCAAAAAGATAACGATGAAGATGAGATTTATTTTGAGACAGATCTAGATGATACTCCGTATGAGATTATTAAACGTTATAAGAAAGAGAAAACTGCTATGATACCAGAACTTTTCGTAGAATTCCTAGAACGATCCCTTGTTGATAAGCATGATTGTCCTAAGAATTTAGCGCCAGAATTAGCCAAAACATTAATTGCTGGAAAGAAACTTATTCGAGATGGTGATTACGCTGTTTTAGAAATACGTCCTACATTACCAAACAACGTTGACGAAGATAAATTAACTGAGAAAGAGAAAAAAGCAGTAGCTATAGAATCAGACGCTCGTAAAAAAATACAATACTATTACCGGTTAAAGGGTACATGGGTTAAAGATAAAGACATCGACGAAGAATCGTTTTTAGACACCAACACCATATTCTGTAATGTTACCGAAAAATGTTATAAAAATCCTGCAAATAATGTATGCGAACCTAAAGATGATGCATACGAACGTATGAAAGAAATCAGTAGAAGGAAAATGGTTAATGAATTCGATAAACGCTACACAGTAAATGTGGAAGAATTGGAGAAAGAATTAGAGAGAAAGATTCAGCACAATTTAAAAATATTGAAAAAGTTGACACTGTTAGAAGAAATAAAATTATTTAAACACAGCAGATTAGCATTTGCGCTAGGAAATATGGCAGAAGTTACTGATATAATTATGTCTCCTTATTTAAAACTTAGAGATTTAGTGCTAGGACAAGAAGATTTTGTTAAGAAACAATACGACATTACCCGGTTCGTCGATAATTACTGTAGACAACCAATGGTTGATAATCTAGACGAAGACCGACATTGGTTATATTGCAAGGACACTAACACCAAATTAATGCCGCAATCTATATACACTCTCGCTATGACGTTTATAACTGATGAAGATTATTTAAGGAAGCTCGATGAACTATGCAACGATGTGGGTATTATGAGTGACGACGGAGATGCCATTGTAGATAAACACAGTGGGTTTGTGTTACGTAAAATAGATTTTTCAGCGGAAGAGGGCTTCGATGAAGCTGGATATAGAATCGTAACTAACGACGTAATTGAAAAAGAGCTTGGTGAAGTATTTATGGAAAATATAGATAAAAAAGAGAAAAAAGTATTTGAGAACGAAACTGCTGAAGTAATATTTAATGTTGCAAATACTATTTGTAGAAACATAGATATTCCTACCGATGCTGTTGAGGAATTAGTTATGACATTATCTAGAGAGTTATTTGATAAAGCTATTTTTACTGAATCTTCTTATCAGAAGAAATCCGATAAAAACTTAAAAGACAAAGGCAAGGCATTACAACCTTATAAAAACTATCGCGACGAAACACGGATTGTAATTATTACTTCTTGTATAATAGTCGCAATCCAAACTGCGGTTCCTTCTTTTAAAACTACAAAATCATTCCCTGGTTGTGTGCGTTCGTTTAGCGGATTCCCATTATCTGGTGGAGTTGAGGACATTAGTGCTCTACAATACATGGCGTGTGTCTTAGACAAATCTAAAAATAAAGAGGCGGAACCATGGTATGCCATAGACAAATATAAACCTGATGTATTAACTAAGCGAATGAAAGATATGTTTGAAATTTATATTTTAAAACGTGCGGACATAAATGAACTATATGTTAAAAAACGCGAATTTATGATAACTAATCCTGAATTGGTTGCGCCTGAAGAACATAAGATCACTAAATGGACTTCTTATTTACCTCCTGTCGTAAATTTTTCAGTCGTAAAATCTATTTACGATGTCGCAAGTGATTTTGAATCCGATTTAAAAGAATCTATGCGTAAAGGAGCGGATGTACAACAACAAGGAATTCACGTAGTTAAAAGCAAACTTATGCAATATGGGTTTGGTGTGATAGAATCTATAAATAAAATAGTAAAAACAAAGGATTTGATATTGAAAAATTCAGCCAAAATACCGTTTATTGAAAATGCATGTTGTAATGAGAAGTTAAATGCGACAAACCCGATAAAGTATTTCAACGAAGAAGATGAACACATAGCAAAATTTATTACATCGGCAACTAAATTAGGAAAGCTGGCCAATTTCATAAGAACATCAACTATACCCGCGTTTTTTTACCACCCGACATTTACTGGAATACGTTACGCAGGAGTATCTGAAAATAACTTAGACGATGTACAATTAATATATTCAGCAATTATACACTATTGTAATTTTGATAAAAATCGCCCTATTCCAGAGAAATTTAAAGTTATTTGCAATGAAAAACCCGCGAACTATAATCCTTCTTCGACTATTTATGAGAAAATAGAATTCCTTAAGTCCAACGCTAACCAATATAAGGTAGATCATTTGTTACAACTAATGAATATCGTAAATAATGAAAATATTGTTACTATTGATAAACCACCTGCTTTTTCTAAGATCGATGCTATGAAAGAATTTATAGAATACTTGGATTCTTCTAATTCTACAATCATTGATGCGCCGTTACGTAAACTTTTATTGAAATTATTTGATTCATACAAACCAAAAGCTATGTCCTATGAAGTTTCTAATGATTTAAATATGCTCAAAAATCATTTATTAACAATGAATCGCGATATTTATAAGCAAATTATTGAGTTCTTTGGCAAATATGGTAATCTATCTGAATCTAAATATCAGCAACTTCATACATTCTTGTCAAACGTAGGGAAGTGGAAATCTGATACTCCAATGAAAGTAACGGGTTTATATTATGACCCTGGACTTTATACTGTTACGCAATTCATAACAAATTCTGTACAAGCATTAAGTAAACTATACCCTTCTATTTTAATTAACGATGTAGGATTCTATAAGAAAGTTCATACGCATTGGAATTTCTCTAAGAGGCACAATGAGATCATTGAAAAATTTATGGATCAGTACTACGATAAAATAGAAAAATTTAAAGGAGACGGAGTATTAGTGCGGTTATTACAAGAGATTTCAGGAACAAGTGATAGTGAAGGGCGATTGTCTGCATTGCCAGTATTCTTAAAAAATCTGCCTATTTTTACAGAGATAGTTAAAGATATGGGAGAAGACATAGAAGGAGAGCGAATCCGTAGTTTCTACAGTATATTTGACAAGGATTGTGTCTATATGTTATATATTTACTGTTTTTATTCGGCTATTTATGAATATATTGTATGCGCTAACGACGCTGATTTGCTCCGCGCTGATGTTCAAGCTATTAAAATGTCTCATAGACAACAAATACGCGATTCTTCTAATCCTTCGAATTCGTTATCCGGAAAAGGAGGCGTCAGTAGTGATTTGGCGCAAACTGATGAAGAGATTGATGAAGTAGAAATTGTCACCGGCGATATTAATGAACTTAAGAAACGTGTGGCTGCATTGTTGCTTTGCTTTTTAAACGTTGAACAAGATAATAAAGACGCTATAGATTATACATATGAACAGATTATGCAAAAGGTAAAACGCGATAAGGATGTCGAGAAGAAGGGCATAATTGAACGATTAGGAAACATGAGCGTCGAAGAGCGTAGAGTAGAGAATGATTTGAAGAACTATAGAATTGGTCGTTGGAACGTTGGTGAGCAGAAAGGGCTTTATAAATACGATAAAAAGACATTCGATAGAGAAATTGATGAAATGCTTGCGCAAGGCGAAGAACTCGATTTTGAAGATACTGGTGATCTTGCGGATATAGATGATATTGGTATATTAGAACAAGGTGAGGACCCTGAAAACTTTTATGAGCGAGGCGAGGTTGACTTAGGAGAATTAGGCGAGAATTTTATGGATGGCGGTTATTATGAGGAAGATAGAGAATACGAGGAATAAAGTCCGTGTTTACTTACTATCTTATTTATCTCTTCTTAACACATAAAATCCAGAAGTAACTAAGATTGCTGTTATAACATAATCATAATTAGGGCCATTGCCATTTCCTCTTCCATTGGGATTATTGAATGTCACAAGTTTTCTATTATAATTTGGCCGATGCTTTAGAAGATGGTATGTCTGTCGACACGTAAAATAAACACGATTGTAGAACATTTTAGAAGATTGTTATTGATTTTATTGTATTAAATAATATCAATTTTTCATAATAAAAATATATTCACTTATTTTAACTATGTATTTAAAAGGTTTTGTAAGGTATCATAAATTAAATGTTGCTATTTTTTTATTTTTAGTATTATTTACGCTAGTGCATCTATTAAAACCTGGACTTATTTACGAGAAAGATGGGAGCTTCAGAGAATTTGGTGTAGGTTATCGACATAAAACCGTTATTCCTATATGGATTATTTCTATTGTTTTAGCCATACTTTGCTATTTAGCAGTTTCTTGGTACATAACATATTAGGACATCCTATTAAATACTCTCCTAATAAGTTAATTATTAACAATAAATCAATAAAATAATTATATACAAGTAATTATTTTATATGGATAACGGACATCCCAGATTAATAGAAAATTCGGCGAAAAATTACTTATTCCAAACTCTACAGAAGTGTCATACAAACCGTGTTTCCGTTTATTATTATGCATTAAACTTTGGAGTACTATTTTTATTTCTCGGCGCTATCGGTTTAATACTCTACTATTGCAGCAAACAGAAATTGAGTGAATATGAAAAACAACAAAAGATGATGAAAGACCAATCATATGTTTTATCAAAGATTAAATATCACCAAGAAGATAAAAAAAATAGACATCAATCACAGATTTCTAGTATAACTGATTTGCCTTATATAACGGGTAACCCCGGAACTGTTACCAATGCTTTTTGATTAGGCAGGTACTCTCATTTCTATTTTACGAATTTGATTTATATGGTTCACATCCAATAGCTTCCCTTCGTCTCGCCAATAATCTGAAATTCCTAATACTTTCTCATGTATTAAGTTTAAATACTTCTCTATATATCTATGCTTCAAAAATTTAGATCCGTCATAAATCATAATAGGTTCAAACGCTGGTTTTAGAAATGACTCGACGTATTCTGAACAGTACTTTTCATAATTTTCTTCTTCGTCGTCACTATCGACATTTGGTTCTAAGCAGTCACAATACCATGACCTCCTTTTTTCCAATTCGATAAAAGATAAACCTTCTCTATGTTTGATCTCTAAATAAGTATAAACGTAATAGTCACAGCCCATTATATATTATATTCGGATATTTTATTATTATATATTATATAACAATATCATAAATGGAAGAACAGCGCGAAGATATTATTAAAGGGAATAATACTGCTCAAAATCAATTGATAAGAGTTTTAGAGAACCTAACTAAAAGTATAAAAGAAATAGAGATTATTGAATCTTTATATGGTGATCTCGATTTTACTGTATTGAAAGAAATGGGTTATGGTAATATTAAAAGTATTTTATTGCGAGATGGTCAAATTACGAATATCATCGGATTACCCGAAGGATTGCTTCGTTTTGAATGTAACAATAACCTATTAATATCAATAGATGATTTGCCTAGTTCTTTGAAACAACTAAAAATACCACACAATTATTTAACCTCTATAGAAATATCAAAGTTAGATAATTTAGAAACATTAGTAGTTTCGCATAATCAAATTGCTGCTTTGGAAAAACTACCAAAGACACTAGTTGAATTAGCTTGTGATAACAATAAAATAGAACGATTGGACCTTGACGGGTTAACAGAATTGAAATTACTCAATGTTTCTAATAATCAAATTACTCTTATAGAAAACTTACCAGTTGGCGTGATTGATTTTAAGATGGAAAATACACCAACGATAGAATTCCGGAATTCTAAGATACCTACACTAGAGACCGATACCGAGACCGATGATAAAGAAGCTGATCAACACAAGAATTACATAGATGGATTAAATGACTTTTTTAAACTCAAACATCAATATGAAAGCAAAAAACACGATATGATGAAAAAAGCTTTTAAAAGTGAACCATCGAGACGGTTAGGAAAACTCGCTGCGTTATCTGTTAAACCTCCTTGTATAAACTGTAGAAGACCCGTAGGAACTATATTTTCAAAACGGGAAAACAATAAATATACTGCCATATGCGGAGATAAAGGTAATCCTTGTAATCTAAACATCAAAATCTATAATGGTAGCACTATTAACCTGTCGTATATATTAAACATATACAAGGAAGAAGTTGACGACATTAAAGATACAATTATTCGACAAAAATTAGATACTCTTTTTAGCTACGTAAGTGAAGAAAAATCAGTTGAAATGTTTAAAAAAGAGCTTGACGCTTATAATGAAAACAGTAAAATATTTAAAAAAATTCTAGATAGACATAATGAGCTCTATAACAATAAAGACCAAGCCGAACTAATAAAGAAAAAATCCGAAGTAATATATACTTTAATAGAGAAAATGAATGATCTGTTAAAAGAATACGAAAAAACAGGGAACACTGCCATTTTAAAAACAGTTGTGAATATGCAAATAAAAGATCTTTATCCAGAAATACGTAATTTAAAATTATTAAAAGAAGAGATCGTTGAACTTAATGAAAACAACGAAGGCAACTATAAAGTATTTAAATATCCGGTTAACCTTACTAAATTAGATTATAACTTTGGTGAGAAAGCAGAAGTTATCAAGTTCCATAAAGATTAGTGTTCATTATTAATTATTTATTTGTTTAATTAATAATATTATTACTTTTTAGTATCGAGACCACAAGAGTTATAATTTGTGTATCCATCCCAGTAGACATTCCATCTCTTAGCCCAGTTCTGTTTATTGCAAGCTGTGTAGTATGGGTCAGCAAAGTTAATTCTTAATCCGTTTGAGTCATACCCTCTTACTTCATTAAAGCTTCTATCTACTACATTAAGTCCTCCATCATCTTTATAGATAGTCCCCGCATTACGATAATTACTAATTGCATCTGGAATGACGCAATACTTTGTATCAGATTTATCTACTTTCCAATAATCAGGACATGTGGTTTCATACGGAGGCCAAGCATTATCTTTTGACTTACTACGTTTCCGTAAACCAATACCAACTATTGTTAACAATACTATTAATGCAATAACAGCTACAGCTGATACAATTATATAAAAATAATCCATTATATATTACTATTATAAATAATTTTCACTAAATATATTTAGTATGAATAAACTGTAAGAATTATTTCTTATGTAAGTTTATATCAAATGTCTTATTCTATTATTAATCCGAACTATGTTAATTCGAATGATGTGATCATTAATATGAAAAATTACAATGGTCGTGTAAATATAATTGAACCAGAATCTCCTGACGCAGTGTTTAAGATGCAAGAAAAAATTTCTGTTAAGAATAAGGCAACCGAATACCGCGAAGCACTCAGTGGCACATGGGAAGCTAATACATTATCTGATGTATTTTTTTCAGCTGCTAATATTCAAATAATACAGAATGGGTTACGCGCAGGAGTATATGCTATGTCTGATAACAAGTTCATTGTTGGTCCTCAAAATGTGGACACTATAAAAATTATTATGCGAAGTATTTATCTACAGTATGCAGAACATTATCCTACCAATATAACTGGACAGGTTGAACGTCTAAATAAATTAGTTCTTGAATACGCAGTTTCATCTGTCTATAATGAAGCTATTGGATATATGAAGTACAGAGAAGACCAGAGTACATTAGTTGTTCCTCTAGCTATTCCTCAACAACATGATCGTCAATACAAACAATTAGTATTAAAGAATTGGTTCTAAAAGGAAACCTAGGTTTACGTTCCATGAATAATAGTGGTTATTATAGCTGTGTTTTATTGTCACAGTTTGTAATTTACAAAAGCATACATGCTTTCTGTTTAGTAGAATTATAATTTTTATAAAAATTAATTGATATGATAATTATATAGAATGCCCTCAAGACATTCCCGGTCTTCCAGACACAGCCACAAAAGCAAAAGCAGTTGCAAAAGCAGTTGTACTAGCAAAAGTAGTTGCAGTAGCAAAAGCAGTCACCACCACCACCATCGCCGTCACAATGATGATTATTATTATTACGAATACGAAAATGGACGAGAAGCGAATCCTCGCGCCCTCTTTTTCTTAACTGATTCTACTTTTTACAATTAAATTATTACCACTAATTGTAAATTACAAAAGCAGTTACGCAAACAATTTAGATAAATTATAATTTTCATAAAAAATATTTGATATGACAATTATATAGAATGCCTTCCAGCGAATCTTCTAGGTCTTCTAGGTCTTCTAATTTTAGTCGACAAAGCGATGGTCGTAATTCACGACATGACAGACATCATCACTGCCACCGTGATGATGATTATTACTATTACGAGTATGATAATGGACCAAACCCTCTTGCACTCTACTATTTAACCAGACCTATTTATGGTGGACTAGGTTATGGTGGACTAGGATACGGATTAGGTTATGGTGGATTAGGTTACGGCGGACTTGGTTATGGACCAGGACTAGGATATGGCCGTGGTCGCTTTTGGTAATAGCGGGGAACTCTGGTTCCCCCGCGCCCTTCGGGACTAATCCATCTTTTAGTAAGGGAAGAAATACTGGATCCTGCTGGATAATTCTGAATTAAGTTGCTTTTTTATCTAGAACTACCTCTTTTAAAACATTCTTTAATATTTTATCATCTTGTTTTTGCGTATCCTCTTCACTATATGCACCCAACGAGTTCAATGATATTTGCATATACTGTTGATTCTCTGGAGTATCTAAGATTCTATAATCAGGGTTTTGCTCTTGCCATTCAGGCAAGAGTTGTAAATTTTTATGAGCAACTTGTTTTAATGCTTTTTTCAATTTATTTTTTTCATTATTATCTTTTTCCCATGTATCCTCATCTTTTACATATACAGTTTCTCGTTTTATATCAGTACAATGTATAGGACGCATCTTTACATCCATATCTTTTAAAGCATTTACAAAGATACGGGTCATTCCTCCAACATAACCTAATCTACCAGTTTCTTCAATATCTTGTACAGTGAGATTCAATGATCTTACAAAATCCATTATATTGACTGCGTTCTTACATTCCTCATTTAAAAACATATTCATATTAAATTGATTATTAGTATTGTTATTATTCGAGTTAGTAATATTATGTATATTATTTATTATTTTTGGTTCTTTTGATATCTCTATTATTTGTTCATGTAATTCTTTGTTTTGCTTTAAAAGGTCGGTTATTATTTCAAAAGATTTTTGTTGTGCTACAGATACTGTTATTTTATTTTCTAATGGTTGTGTACATTTCTTCATGTGATACCATAAACTATTCTTTGCTGTGTATTCTTTATCACAAGTAGTGCATTTATGAAGTGGTTTCAGACCGGCATTTTTTTCATTCAAAATGGTTCTATTTTTGTGTTTTGCAGTGGCTATGTGTCTAGTCCAATCATTATTCTTGCTGCATATAAAGTTGCATTCTTTACAATTAAATTCTTGGCGCTTTTCTGCGCTTTTTTTATTCAATAAAGTTCTATGCTGTAAAATATGATTATCATAAGCATTCTTATCTCTGCATACTTCATCACAAATTATACATACTAAATCATTGGCGGGTTTTTGCGTAATTTCCATTCTATACCATAGAACTAGAAATTACGCCTAAAGCATATTCCGCAAAAACTATTTATTTTTTTATGCAGCGCAGTTTTTAATATAATTTTTGATTTTACAGCATTATGCTAAGAATCACTTTTTTAGATGATCGTTTTTAAAAACTATTTTCATAAAATCAAAAACGGACATTTATTTTTGTCCATTTTCAAAATCGCCCCCGATTTCTTTTCCTTAGTTTCTATGACTATTTTATGTAAAACTATTTAAATTAGAGCGATGGTAAAGAAGGAAACTCTTATCACTACCAATTCTTTTATTCCGACAACAACAAAACAATCACCATAAAATATGACGCGATAGATTATTTGCAGAATATCGATCTTTCTTCCAATCCCCTGAAATACGACCCGAACGAGTTAAATAATTTCTACGTCGGGTTTTATTTTTATGTTTTGTGAAATCTTCGTAGCCCATTTGACCAAAACTTTTCCAACTGTGTTTTTTTTTATCATAGATAGAGTATTTTTTATATTTTGCTCGGCCAGGATATAATTTAGCTGTCTTACCTAAATATTTGTAGGCCTGTTTTTGTGCAATTTTTGGACTAGAGTATAAAAAAAGTTGTGGCGGCCATGCTTTTTTATTTTTTTCTTGAAAATTCATTTTATACTAGATACAGATAATGTTTTTTCCAATTCAAATTCACAGAATTTTCATCATTTTATAAAGTTTGATTTTTTACACCATTTCGCATTGAAAATGCGCAATGTAACGTTGCCTTTTCTCACTTAAAATGCCCATTTAACTAAATATATATTTATGAAATCTTTCAACATCATAACCTTCTAATGGATCAATATCGTATTCTAACATTTTCACAATATTTTCGTAAAATTCCTTTGTATTTTTTAATATTTTCTTTTTTGAAACTATAAATTGTGCTCCAGCACCAAATATTATTTTCTTTTTTGAAACTATAAATTGTTCTCCAGCACCAAATATTCGTTCCCAATTTTTGTGTATATTTTTACATTGCCAGTATCTACTACATTCTAAATCTAAAGAAGAATGATGAATGTGTTCGCTTAAAAATTCAAAATCAATGCTCAATTCATTATTATTAATATATTTAGTTAAATTAGAAATTATATTTGGTGAATGGTCAAATGGTCTTCCTTGTAAAAAAATAGTATATTCTG